AGCTGATTTAAAAAGAAAACAAGCTGAGATAGAATCTTTAGAAAAACAAAAACAAGACTTATTAAAAGCTCAACCTACTCAATCAACCACTGGAAAAACATATCAAGAATTAATTAATGAGAAGTGGCCAGATACTAGTGGTTATTTATCTATGCCTCTTGGTGAAAATAAATTTGGTGAATTGGATACTAAATTGATTAAAGGTGGTAGTATGTATGAAATAAGGCCAATAGGTAATGGTAAATTTGAATACAGGATACTACCTGATAGTTCATCTGATAGAATGCTTAGTAATTCAATAAGATTTATAAAACCAGTAACTCAAGAGTTAAATCCACAAGGATCTAATAATATTATTGTAACTGTAAAACCTGGAATTTTAAAAAAAGAAGGTGATGGATTTGTAGTTGAAAAAAAAGCAGAGGTATTTTATGCTAATTCAAATACAATAAATAATAAAGTAGGATCTACAACTGCAACACTCGTTAAAGTAGACACAACAGAAATTGATGCTAATATTACTAAAGCTAAAGAAGAACTATCTGCTGCCAGATTAACTGCAATTAATGAATCATCAGTAAGAGTTGCTCAGGCTATGTCACAAAAAAATAGTAAATTTGTTAGTGAGGAACAAGTGTCTGAAGATACAGTCCTTGACCAATTGAGAAAGATAAATTCTTGTTTTAAATAAACTCTTAAGAAATGGCATGTGCATTAACTACTGAACAATATATACCTGTAGTAGAAAACTTAATTAAGTTAAATCCAGAAATATATAGAAACTTTGACAATGCTGCAAAGTTTATTCTTGAAGCAGATTTAACAGATGAGCAAAAGAAATTAGCTCTACATAACATGGCTCATATTTACAATGGGCTTTCTGGTTTAGATGAAACAAAATATACAATTGGCAAGGGTGTTGATATTATCAACCTTGTCACAAAAATTGATGATACTAAGGACTATGTAAAAAATGCATTTGTTATTCTTGAAATTAAAAAACCAAGATTGCAAACTTTTGAAGGTGTATCAACTGCAATAGATAAACTTGCAAATCAAAGATTGATTACACCACAGGATATAATTCCAACTCTTACGTTGCTTAAAAATTATATTAACACTCATAAATTTGAAACTATTGATGATAAAACTGAAGCAATAGATCAAATACGTGGTGCATTAAAAGATGTTATCACAAACTTATCTAATGTAGACACTGCATATAAACAAGTGTTGTTTAATCAGATAGATAGTTTTATAGACACGTTACAACCAAAGTCATCTTATATATCAATAAACTCAATAGCTGAAGAAGCAGAGCTTTCTAATGTTCTTGTGACATTTAGCGATGGGCGTATGATTGAAGTTTTAGGAGTTGATGGTGTTTTGTTTCAAGTTGAAGATGATAGTTCAGTTGTTGAACTAGATATGACAGATGTCATTAACAAAAAAGATGCACGTCCTGCAGATTTTTCAGACTCAAATGATGGTAAGCAAGTTTTCAAAGAAGATTTTCTTTTATCAGGATTATCTATAAGTGCAATTGATCCAGCTGAACAAGAAGTTGTTACTACTGAATTAAATAAAATGGCGTCACCTTCTTCAGGTGTAAAGATAACTGCTGTAAGATTAAGTGAACTTGGTGATATGCGTGTTGCTCGTATGAAAGAAGTAGCAAATGATGATCCTCAGAAAGCTGGATTAATAAATAGAAATCATGAAACATTTGAGAACTCAACTCAGGTTGCACAACTTGAGTCTGATCCAAATGCAAAAGTATTAACTGTGTCACGTCCAAAAGCTAGTGAGCAGGACTTTGCATTAGTTGGAGAGATACTTTCTACTGGTTCAAAGTTTCATATTTATTCAATGGACAACTTTGTATTTGTCTCAGCAGATAATACAACAGAAAGACTTGACATGTCCAACCCAGGACATTTAGAACTTTTAAAAGCATTGTCTTTAAAAAGAACTGGAGCTGTTACTGAAAACATGCAAGAATCAGATATTACATCTCTTGTTGCTTCTCAGAAATTGTTTCAAGAATTTAAAGATAAGATTTCATATAAAATAAAAAATGCATTTGCTTCAGGTACATCAGTAGAAGTTACTGATGAATTTATGCAGATGTATGATTTTACAAATTCAAGATCAACAACTCCTGTAAAAACATCACTTAAGGAAATAATAGAAAAAAATCCTCAAATGAGTAAGGTTGTTACAGTTGTAACTTTAAATTCAAATGGTGAAATAACCATAGAAGAAGAACGCAAATTACCATTTTACTATACAAAGGTTGTTGATTATAAAATGAAATCAATAATCTACAAACAAGTAAAGTTATTATCTGGTAATGAGCGTATTCAGGTAAAAACTCCTGATGGAAAGGCTGTGTATTTAACTGAGATAGAGTATTCAAATCAAATGAATCTTGAGCCACAGATTAGAGAAATGTTTAAGGCTGAAGATGAACGTTTGCTTAGTCTTATAAATAATGGACAAGATACGTATAAAGCAAACAAAACTCCAAACTTTGTTATCAAGTTTAGAGCAGATGGTACAATAACGTATGCAATAGCTCAATCTGTATGGCAATTAGAAAATCCAGAATTCTTTGCAAAGTTTATTACAATTGTATCTGATGTTATTAGTAATCAGTCTACTGGTAAGACAAAGGGTAAGGCTGTTGAACAAATGGATCGCAACACGTATCAATTCCAACCTATAGCAGTAAAAGGTGGCAAAGGTATGGCGTTAAGTATTGGATTTGCAGTATCTGCTCCAATGACTGTTAAAGGCTCACCATTAAAACAAAGTCAATTACAAATTGAAATACGTCCATTTAGTAAAGGTGCAGCAAGAGAAAAGTATCAAAAAATTATTGTAGATTCTGGTACAAAGGCTGCATATAACATTGTGCTTCCAGAAGCTGAAATCAACAAGTTAGCTAAAGCACTAAAAGAAGGTGCAACTGTACAGCGTGTAAAGATGGAAGTTCCATCATTGGCTAGTTTAGATTTAAACAATCCAGAACAACTTCTTGAGTTTTATACTGCTGTTTATGATTTGGCACAATTGCCTACAACACCTGACAGTGTAAAAGAATTAGCTAAAAACGTAGTAGATGCTCAGAACAACTTTACAACTCTTGTAATGGATACTGTGACAAAACGTTTTAAAGAAAATCCAACAAATGAACAAACTGGAAAGGGTGTTTTTGATGAATTTCTTGAAGCATTGAAAGAAGACTTTGCAGAAAACTTTACAGTAGATAACTTATTTGCATATGAAAATGCTGAAGGTAGACAAATACTAAATATTGTATCTCCAGATAATGCAGGTGATCCATATAACGCTCGCTCAACTTACAACAAATCTTTAAAAAATGTAAAGATACTTGAGTCATCAGGTAGACGTTCTTTTAAACTTGTTGCAAAGTCTGCAGTAAATGTTGCAAAAGCTGATGAAGCTACTGAGAACATGGATCATACTCAAGCAGAAAAGGATATTATAAATGAAGTAGCAGAAAAGGAAAATGCTCCAGTAAAAATTACACCAGAGAATCCAACTGATGCTCCACTTCCATTAAGTGATACAGGTAAAGAAGATGTAACAAAACAAGATAATACTGATGAAGCAGAAAGTGAGGATGATGATGTTATTGATATACCACCATTTTCTATTACTCTTGATTCAGATTTTGAAGTAGCAACAAAAGAAGATATAGCATCTGAAGCAGAGTGGTTGGCAGAAAACTTACCTCAGTTTGGCATTGATGCAACTTCAATGCGTGACATAATTAATCTTGCACGTATTGATGGCACAGTACTAGGTATGTTTAAGGACAAAGTAATATATCTTAATGATGTTGTTACAGCAAAAGGAACTGTTTTTCATGAGGCATTCCACGGTGTGTTTAGATATCTTCTTTCTGAGAATGAGCGTAAAGCTTTGATCAAACAGGTAATGGATGATCCAAAACATTCTGCTAAGTTTTCAGCAGAAAATGTTAAGGAGTTTGCAAGAGTTAGAAACATGTCTGTTACAAATTACGACACGCTTGTAGAACTTATTGCTGAAGAGATACTTGCAGATGGTTTTCAAAACTACATGGGCAAAGAAAGAAAGACAGCTCCTAAAACAGCAATGCAGAAATTCTTTGACATGTTGAAAAAATTAATTAACTTCTTTGTCAGAAATAAGAATGAAATTGATTATGTGTATGGTCGCGTAAAACGTGGATACTACAAAACAGCATCAATCAAGTCAAACATATACAATGGGCAAGTTGCGTATGAGCTTATACCAGGACTTAAACAATTCTATTTGAATGAGGAAGGTAATGTTGCAAGAGCAAAGTCTGTACTATCACCAGGAGAACAGGATCAGTTGATTAATATGGTGGTTGGTGTAATGTTTCAGGATAATGTTCAATCAGACACATTTGATATAAGATTCCAACGTGCTGTTGACAAAGTGCTAAATGAAGTATACAGCATGGAAAAACTTGTTGCTCAAAATCCTGAAAAGCGTGATTTAATAGAACAAAAGTATAGTCAAATAATATCTACTTACAGGTTTATACTTGGAGGTAGAATGAAAGGTTTAAATGTAAATGATATCAATCTTACAGGTGACATTAAATTTGATAATAAATCAGAAAAGAATGGTGAAAGTCTTATCAATGGTGAAACCATAGACAATACAATGGGTCAATATTCATTTGAAGTTTTGTCTAGACTTACCAAAGATAAATATGATAAAGCAAACTCTGTTAAAATACAACGCGATAATGATGAGTTTACACTTGACACTGATGAAATAGAAAATACATTTACTGGTGAAAATGCAAATGAAGTACAAGATGACGAAAGAGTTTCTGCAAAAGAAGAAGTTGAGAACAATGATTTTGATTCAGGAATGGGTGAGCAAAACAGAATGGATTCATATGTTTCTCAAATAAGAAGATTCTTTTCAACATTAAGAAGTGATGAGTTTGATGCTGAAACAGGTGTCAACTTTCCACGTATGATTGATGGTCAAGTTTTATTTCCAACATTACTAAAAATTACAGCAAGCGTACAGCCAAAAAATATCATTGATACGATTGGTATTATGTCTGAGCAGATGATTAAAGATGGATTTGAAGCAGTAGGTAAAGATTTAAAAATAATTTATGATGAGATTCAGACAAGAACAAAAGCTGATTCTCAAGGTGTTGCACAAACAAACAAGCAACTTTTAAATTTGATTACTGAAGTGCTACATGGCGTAGAACTAAACTATGTAATGTTTAATGTAGCATCACCTAAGAAAGTTGTAATAGATGAAGTGCAAGGTGGTAATATTGAAAGTGCACTTCAAGAAAAAGATGTTACATTTAGGATGTTTGATAAAGTTATGGATGCTGACATTACAAAAAAACGTAATGACATAGTAGCTAACTTCATTAAAAAACATTCTACTGAAGCATCAACTCAGGAGTTTAAAGATGCAGTACAATTCTTAAAAACTTTTGGTACTACATTCATGAGTACTCCAGATATATTGTCAAGTCAATTTGGTCAAACACTCAAGTTAGAGCAATTGACAAATCAAGTTCACAATGCGTTGACAACAATTGGAATGACTGTTCCTAGATCATTAGTTGAGCTTTCCATTTTGGCAATGAATGCTGAAGAAAACAAAGTAACAAATGATGTAGATTTAAAAATACAAAAGTTTTATGATATAAACGAAAGCTTTGTAAAACAGCAACAGTATCTTGAGAAAGATTTTTTCAGAAGTTTAGTAGCTATACTTGATTCTGCATACTTGGAATCAGGAGCACCAAACTCACGTATTAGAAATATACTGGACGATGACAAAACAAAAAATAAAGATGCAAAACGTTTGCTTGTTATTTTGAAAAAAGCATCTGCGTATGCTGTTAAATATGATCCAACAGATATTCCTAGTGTAATTAAGAATGCAGAAGGAAAATCAATATTTCGTTTTGCAAAATACAATCCATTAATCATGCTTGGTCAGCGTTTGCAAACAATGACTTTAGAAGAAGCACTAGCAGATGATCCTTACTATGAGAACACGCTTAGAACATTTTTGGAAGATAATGTTTTACTTGGTGGCTTACTAAAAGGCGAAGTCAACAAGGACACAGAAAAAATAAACTTATTTTTGCAAAACTTTACAGTTGCAATGTTTGGTGGTGTTCAACAACGTATTGGGGATGTAGCTAAAAAAGGACAAACGTTTAAATCAGTAGATGAAAGATCATTGCACATGTTGCAGATTCTTGCTTTCATGGATAGAAAAACAACTGCTAATAAAGCTGGTACAGAAGTAACAACTTACTTTAGATCTTTTCATCAATTAGAAGCAACATCTACAAACTTTTTGATATCTGCATTATATGAACCTTTTACATCAAAAGATAAAAAGGAAACAAATGATAGAGGTCAAATACTATATCAAGGTAAACATTTAAAAATTGTAGAAGATCTTGTTGGTATTGTTGGTCAGGAGTATAACAGAATGTCACGTGAATGGGCACGCAGACTTGATCTAAAACGTGATTATGAAAGTGGTAAAAGTAATGAACTTGTAAATAAATATAATGCTGTACTAGAAGACGATGGTGTTACTATTAATGTAGACAGCAAAGACTTGAGAGCATACAAATTTAATATTCTAAGTGACTTTTTTGAGAATGATGAAAATGCTTCATTAAATGAAGATTTAATTGATCTTGCAAAAAATCAAGTACCATTTAATGAAATAGATCCTAAAGATTTACTTGAGGCACTTGATGAATATGCAAGGAAAGAATTTCAAGCATATCTTGATACTCTTGAAAAACTTGGTGCAATTACAAAAGTTTCGATACCTGTTGGTAAAGAAATAGTTGATCCAAGACCAGGTGCAAAAGTTAAGTTTCCTACTCAATATTACACTTCAGATATGCTACCAAAGACTATTAGTCAAGGTTATGCAGCTTCTGACAAAACAAAAATCAGTGACGCATACAATCAACCATATGGTGCAAAAGCAGATAGTGCATTAGATCCAATAGAGAATTTACTTTTTGATATGTTCATGGGTAATTGGAGAAACAGTTTGCACTTAAATCAGTTGATGGATGGTGACATGGCTTTGAATGTTAAGAATGCTCAGGACTATGTAAAACGTTTGAAAAAGATTGTTGCATCTGGTTCCAACATGAAAGATGGAACACATAGAGTTGCATACATGAATACAATTACTGGATTTATACATGAGCAAATGCCACAGTATGGTCCTTATTATTCTAGTGGAGAAATCATTTCTGATTTTACTATTCCTAGTGAATTAGTACGTGAGCAACTTCTTGAAGGTTATGAGAAAGCAATTGATGGTGTAAAAGAAAGTATCAATGGTAGCACTGTCAAATGGGCTGACATGATGCGTGAGGTGTTTGATGGTCAAAGTATTTCAACATTAATGCATCAAATGGATATGCATGATACTCTAGGAAGACTAGATGAACGTGGCATGTATATTTTAATTGCTAAACATTATAGAGCATTGACAGAGCAAGAGACAAAATATCTTGAGTCAATGAAGATTGTGAACAATGCTAAGAAGACAATTACAGCAGATAGAAACATTTATCACAAATTATCTGAAGGATACATTGATAGAACAGATGTAAGTACTCTTATAATTAAACCAAATACAGATGAATCTGTAGCTGATGCAACTGCACGAGTATATGATGAACTTCATGGATTATACATGCAAGCATATGACTTACGTAAAGATCGTGAGCTAGCTTCAACAGAAGCTGATACAATTAATGAAACAGCAAGAATAAATACTGAAATTGAAAATGTTTACAAATCAATTCATGAATATTATGAACCAATGCCTCATCGTAAAATACTACATGACATTTTAAGTTCAATGGAAATATTTCAAATTGATCAGTTGATGGATACCACATCTTCTAAAAATGCTACACTGTTACCACTTGATGTAATGAAAGCAGAAAGAACAGAAAGTGGATACATTAATTTTAGAATGGCAGCATTGGATGTTCCTAATAGTGCTAAATATCTACAGGTAGAAACAAGTGGAGTCAAAGACAAAGCAAAACATTCTGTACAAGCTAAGATGTTGTTACCAGCAAATATTGCTGAAGATCAATTTAGAGAGGTTATAGAAATAGAAGCTAGAAAAGCTGGAGATATTTTGACTGAAGATGATATTCTTTCAATAGAAAATGTAAAACGTTCTCTTAATGACTATCAACTTTCATTGCGTAAATCTACAAAAGCTAGATTATTATACTTTACTGAAGTTCTCAGAAAAGGTGATGACTTTGAGCTGGGTAAAATATTTACAATGATACGTGAAAGCCTTCAGTTGCAGAGTGCTCCTAAAAATATCCTGGACATGTTTGCTGTTAAACCAGATGGCAAACCAGTATTCAGCCCTAATTTGAGTTTGATAAGAACTACACTTGAGTATTATATGATTGCTCAGTACAGTAAAAATGTGACTGATGAGAAAGTATCTGGATTTAAAAACTTCCATGAAAGTTCATTTGGTTACAATGTACTAGTTGACCCTGCCACAAATCAGGTTATTACAACAGAAGAGTATGCTGCTAATCCAGAAGCTTTTAAAGATAGAAAGTTACGTTCAAGGCCTTTGGGTGTTAGTATTGAAACACAAGCAGATGGTAGTAAGATTTATTTTGTTGAAGCTATAATACCAAAACCATTCTTTGAAAATCAACAACAAGAAGCATTCTATAAACAAAATCTAACCAAAATGTTTGCTACTCGTATACCTACTGAGGACAAGCGTTCTATGATAGTAATTAAAGTTGTTGATTATGTTGATTCATCTAAAATGAATAACATTATTGTGCCACATTTTGTGCATCTATTATCAGGTTCTGACTTTGATATTGACTCCTTGTTTGGAAGAATGATGTCATATTACAAAAATGGAAAAGGTAACTATAACTTGTATGGAGATTATAGTCAATATAAAGACATAGATACAGGTCAGTTTATTGAGTTTATGCATTACATGTCAAAACATGAAGACATTGGTCCTTTGATTAAACAACGCAAAAAAGAACTAATAGAGCAAGGCACAATTGAAATGCCAATGGGTGGTGCGCTGTTTGAAATTATTGAAAATCTAGGATTTACAATTGAAGATTTGACAGAACATTTTGACCAGAAAATTGTAAAGTCAAAATACACAGACCAAAAAGATTTTACAAGTTACATGTTTGAGTTGACTAAAGAATCAAAAGATTTTTATGTCAATGCAAAAGAATTAGCTGAACAAAATCCAGAAAATAGAGAGCTTGCAAAAACAAGAAATGCGTATGGTAGAGAACTTGGTGATTTAAAAGCAATTAGAAAACAATCTGTTGACGAGCAAAGAGTCTTAAAAGAAAAAATGCGATACATTGATACAATGTTTGAGTATCAGTCAATTATGGATGTGCTTGCTAAGTTTAATATGCCAAGTAATGTTTCTCAATTCAATGCAAGACCTGCTTTCTCAGAAATGGTATCACCTAAATTTCAGAATCAAAATCTTGCTGCAAGTATAAAGATTCTTGGTAATGAAGCTGTGTTTAAGTATTTGTACATAAACCAACGCTCATCTACTCAAGAGTTTAAAGATATACTTGAAAGATTTGGTATTGATTTAAAAACAATATCTAAAAAATCTAACTTGTTTACTCCTACCAGCATGATTGAGTCAAAGGTAGAAAACAACATGAATAAGGATGGTATTGGACGTACTGCTGTAATGAATAAGTTTTTATCTCTAGCAAGTCAATATAATTTAAAACTTTCTGACAAAGGGATAGTTTGGGCATATCAAAAACTAGACAAAAGCATTGTTCTTAAAGATACGTTTGGCCAGCTTAATGAAAATGAAGACAGAGTTATTGCAATCATTGGTAACATACTTGGTATGTTTGCAGATGGTGCTAAGGACCCAATACCATCAGCTCTTCAAATGAATGAGATAAATGCTAGTACAACACTAGCAATGATAGGTGTAGGGTTAGATCCAGACTTTGCAGTAGCCTTTAACTTCTTACCTGAAGTGCGTAAAGCTGCATTAGCAGTTCAGCAATCTCAATTTGCATTATCAGAAGACTTAGAACAAGATTATTTATTTTATAATCAGGCTATTAAAAATCAACTTTCAGATTTAATTGAAGAAAATGAAGATGCATTTAATAAATTAAAGTCTGCAGGATTCTTTACAAGCAAGTCATTTAAAGATTTTGCTGTTATGGATGACCCATTGGCAGTGCGAATTGGATTTGAAGCACAAAAATTAAATATTTACGCTCTCAAGAATAATGAACTTACGCCATCATCAATTGGTTTTGAAATGGTTTATGACAAAACTAATGAGATGCTTACTGAGGCTGAGATGAAAATGGTTCTTCTTACATTCTATGCAAAACAAGCACAACAAACATGGGCTATTAATAGAGCTGCTAGTATAACAAATTTATTCAAGCGTTTGAATCCAAGTCTTGTAGCATTTGACAAAATGCGTGATAATATAACTGAGCTTATTGAAGATGAAAAACTCTTTACGAAAGAGTCAGCTGCTAAGTTGTTTGAAGATGATCAAGTATGGTCTATTTTAAAAGATGCACTTGACGATGCCAATGAGCAATTTTCAAAAATATTCTTAGAAAGAACACCTTTCTTTAAACCAATTACTAATGCATTTAAAGGATATTTTGAAGATCCAAAAACTGTTGCAAATACTTTGACAAGTTTCTTGTCACTTAACAAGTTCAAGATGACGTTTCCTGCGTCAAGAACTTCTGATAATGAATATGTACAGTCAATATATGATAAGGATGATGAAATGATTTTAAAAACATTCTCACCTGAGTATTGGTTTACAAATGACCTATTTGCACAAGTAGAAAAATTCAGAGAAAAGTATCCTAAGAATGAGTTTCTAAAATTATTACGTTCTGCAGATTCAAAAAATACAGCAACAGTAATTTATAATGGTAAATCTTATCAAGGTATCAATGAAAGATTCATATCTATGATAAGTAAAGCTAAAGTAAAAGGTGACTATGCAGGAAAGGTAGCTGATGCTATTGCTCAGTTGTATAACAGTGGCATGGTAGAAGAACGACAGTTTATTAAAAACTTATTTTATCATGATGTGGTAAGAACAGGTCTTCAACATAAAGAAGGTTCTTTCATAGGACTTATGCCAGCAGAGTTATTGATTCCATTGTCTGGTTATATTCAGGAATTCATAGATGGTATTCAAAATGTAACCACTAGTCCAAATTTTGAAGAAGCTTTTGAGAACTTTATTAAAGCATACACTGGTGAGACAACAGATACTGGTGTAGTAACATTCTTTGATGAGATGTTTACTCAACTTGCATATGCTGCGTCTTCAGAAAATAACAATCAAAAGATACCTAAGTTTAAAAACAAAGGTAAGGATGGTAAAATGAACACGCGTTCTGTAGTATTTTCAGTAAACTTTAAAAAACCACAGTTCTCAAAACCATTGGTAAAAGCGTTTTTAGATCAATCTGTAACTCCTGATTCAGAAAGTTTGACAACTGCCAAAGTGAAAGCAATAAACTTTACACTTGACGCATTAGATTTGCAACTTCCAGAAAGTATTGATTTGGCAAAAACTGATGTTATAAACATTGCAGATGCGCTTACTGACGAGTTTACAATAAGATTGTCAAATAAGAATGAAAAAGCAAATGTGACATTAGGTAAAATGTTTGGTGTTGTAAAAGATATGAGTGAACCTGATTCATCTGAGTATGTATTCCCAAGTATACTAAGAATTGGTATAAAAACATTTGTTCTACAAGGAGTTGATGGTAACGCTGCTGGTGGAAAATCAATTGGCTCAAATCTTTATGATTCTATTGTTGGCAAAACAACATTGACAAACGTTGGGACTTACGCTAAGTATTCAGTGATACCTGATCAATATGCGTCAGAAGCTCTTAGTCCAATAGCATTTACAACAGAAAATGCAAATGCATACAAACGTTACATTGATAAGAAAGAAGCAATTGTATTTAACACTAACATTATTGATACTGCTAAGAAAGATGAAAAAATTAGTACAACAGTAAATGAAAATGTTAAAATACCTGACGATTTAAAAGACCCTACTGAAAATGTAATTATAGAACAAGATCCTTCTAAAGACCAATTAGAAAAAAATGCAGGTGATATAGTAGATGGAATATCTTCTGAGAAAGGTGCTTCAAAATCTCAGATTGAATTTGGCAATGATCTTTTAGATCAGCTACTTAAAAATGTAATGGGCGAAGGTACATCAAATGTTTCTGAGGTTCCAAAGTTACAACGAGGTAGGTATGTAAAATATAATGGTGAAACTTATATTGTCACTAAGCAAAATGAAGATGGGACATGGCAAATATATAATCCACTACTTGAAGGTGCTAAAGCTAAAATATCAGTAGCAGAAACAAATATGAAGACTCTTGAAATGATTGCAAAAATTATTGAGTATAAAGATTCTGAATATATAGTAACATCTAAAAATACTATCATATCTTTGACAACTAATAAAAAGATGATGTGGGGTGAGAATGATGGAAACAGAAAGGCAATTCTAGGTCTTGCTGGTCAAAATAAAACCATTATTAAACCAACTAATAGACCAAGCATTGATCCAACAGACGAAAATAATTGTTAGGTATGGCACTAAAATGTAGAACAGATATTAAAAAAGCAATTACAAAAAAAGCAATTGCACCACATGTTTCAAAGAATGTTCAACAGACTTCTTTTGATAGATTGTTTATTTCTAATGAGGCATTTCCTAGTGGCAAATCACAAGTTTACAAGGTTGCTGAAAGTATAGTCAATAAAACTAATAAAGATTTTAAGGGTAATATCGCATATCGTAATGAGATGAGCAATGGTCAAGAGATTGTTTTTAATCCATCTCAGGATATTGTCACTGTTTATTACAATGAATACTTGAAAGCTGTTACTGAACAAGAGGCACGCGCAATACAACGTGCTGATGCTGAGCGTGCAGGTATAGAGTATGATGATGATTATCTTTTTGACAATGAAGAATCTAGTAATCCTCTTTATGATATGTATGAAGATATGGCAAACCTAGAACTAACTCCAGCAGTAATTGAGTATCTTTATAGTGATGGTAGTAAAAGAATGCGTATTGATAAGTTTGCACAAGCTGCTAAAGACTTAGCAACAAACTTACGTGGCATGAACTACACTAATGATGAGATACTTGAAAAAATAAAATGTTTATAAGATGAGTGCATGTCCAAATATAAATGACCAAGCCTGGAAAGATTTACTAATAGCTTTAGGTAATGAAGCAGATGCAATGACTGCGTTTGTTATAAATAATAATGAGATTCCATCTGTTGACAAAGCAAAAGATTTATTAAAACAATTGCGTATTCAGGATAAGGATGAACAACTTTCTCTTGCATCAGATCAGTTTAAGTTAAGCAGATCAGTGCAGCAGCGAGCAATGTTGGAAACAGTAAAACTACGTTCAAATCTTGCACAACGTGCCACTATAGAGAAACTAATAGAGATGAATGATTTATATCAAGATTTTCTTAACTCAAACATTGAAGCAGCAAAAAATGGTAGCCCTATTGAAAAAACGTTAAGTGTATCCAAGTTCATTGGTTCTTCTGACTTTAAAGGTGATCCAAAAGAATATGAAGCATTCAAACTGTTTGGTACATTTATGCATGAGTTGCTTGAAATTGGACAGGTTGAGGCACTGAAGTCAGGTAAAACAATTGCTCAAATTTACAATGAGGAGTTTTTTGAAAAAGCTTATGAGGCATACACTAAAAAAAATCCATTTGAAATACAGAAACTTACAAAAGAAGAGATGTATGAGATGGCATTTGGATTAGTACAGCATGTTAATAGTAAAAATGCTAGTGGTTATGTGATACTTCCAGAGGTTACAATTGTTGGAACATCTCTTTCTGGTAGTAAGGTTATTGGGCGTCTTGATATTTTGATGATTGACTCAGTGGGACGTGTTCATATCTATGACTTTAAAACTAAAAAGATTAAGTATCTTACTGAGCGAAATCCATTCAGTGGACAAAATGAAGTTGTAGTTGACAAGGCTCTCATAGAACTAGCCAACAAAAGGTATCCAATTGCTAATACACCTGGCGTAGCAACAGAATTTCAAAAAATATCTTTGCGTTCTACATATGATGTATGGATGATGCAGTTAGATATTTATGACAACATCCTGAAACAAGGAGGCATTGATGTAGCAAATAAAACTATATCATCTTTAATGTATCAGATTGATGAAAATGATAATTCATATGTTGCTAGTGTACTTCATGTATTTGAAGATCAGGAGTATTATGATCAAGCACGTAGTGCAAGATTAACTACAGATGGTTATTGGTTCTCAAATGTTGATTCAACAAATGATGTTGTGTTTAAAGTAAAACGTGCAGCTGCTATTGAAATACCAACAGGTGAATTTACTGAAGAAGAAATAAAAAGTAAATCACCAGAAGAATTATTTGACATTAATCCTACTGATAAAAACATGAAAGATTTTGTCAAAGTTCTTGATGACATTATTGATGGACAAATTGCAAAGATTTATGAAGATATTAATGAAGCAAAAAACAAACCTAATCGCGATAAAAAGTATGAAGAACTTCTTGCTGCGCGTAGAGATACACTGAATAACTTTAAGAAAATTGTAGACAAACTTAAAACTACAAATCCAAATGCACTTGTAAACTCCGCTAACTTTTTTAATGCTCTTAATGTTATGGAGCAAGACTTGGAGACAATGAGCAAAATTTCAAGAATGGCTCTTGATGCATACATGACTGGTTCACCAAATGACAAAATACGTAATCTTGATAAGGTACGTGAAGCATTTAATAAAAGTGTAGTACTTGACGCTGTAATTGAAGTAATGAATCAGATTGTTAATGAGGCTGCAGAAAATGAAGAAAACAAAATTGGTGTAGATAGTCCTGTGAGACAACGATTGACACAACTTACAATCTATGCAGAACAAATACAATCAGACTGGAAGAAAATTGGTATGGCCAATGCTGTTACAGTAATGATGTCTCCAGGTGAATCTGTATTTGGTAAAGTAAATGAACAAAAACGCCAAGCACTTGAAATAGAATTAGAACGCTTAAATGAAGAAGCTGAAAAATTAAAAACAAATCCTAAACTTGGGTTATACAAGCAAGCAAAAATTAAATTCTTTAGTCTTACAAACAAAAACTTTAGAGAAAAAGTAAAAGAAGCAATGGGTCCTAATGGCTCTATTGTACTTGCAGAAATATCAAGAGTTGAAAAACGTATTATGCAAATTGAAATGTTACTTCAAGGATTTGAATTCTCAGAAGAAGCAATGGAGAAATACATTAGTGGGGTTACTGATCATACACAACCTTTTTATGCTGGTATGCCAAATCCTTATGCTGGTTCTGATACAATACTTGGTGGTTGGATGATGGATTCTGCTATTGCCTCAGCATCAAATTCTGACTTGGCAATTTCTGCATTTACAACAATGCTCAAAGATTTTAAATCTCAAGCAGAATACAATGTAATGAATGATGCCAAACTACAAAAGTTTGATAGATTACGTAGACAACTTCTTGACAAAGGTTTTTCTGTTGAGGATTTGAATAAAGCAGTTTCAGAATGGCGTGAAGTATCTTTTTATGATTCAAAAACTGGTGAGATAACAAGTAAAAAAATACTTACTTATATTAAACCTTTCAGTGCTGAGTATGAAAACACATACAAAGGATTCCAACAAAAGCTACGTATACTGAATAAAGAAGTATATGAATTGCGTGCTGTGTATAATGAGAAGTTTAATACACCAGAAAAAGCAGACGCAGAACAAAAATACAACGATAAAAAAGCTGAGAGAGATAATCATAATAATGGTATGATTGAGTGGATGTTGAATAATGCCAATCTACCATATGTTGATGAATTTTATAATTTACAATTAAAGCTTCCTGAAGATATACGTGATGCAATGCAGAAGATATATCTTGAGCAAGAAGTAATTTTACACAGTGTTGGTAGAGGTAATGAAGTTTTACTTGAAGAAATGGATTTTGACAGACTTCAAGAACTTGATGCTGCATTAAAAGATTTACGTTTACAAGCAATGGAACGTAGTCCTGAGTATGCTGAGTACATGGAAAAACTTGATGAGTTGTATGAGTATGATACCAATGATAACTTTTTCAGGGTTATGGAGAAAAATGCTAAGGTGCTTTACTCTGATGACAAAGAAAAACTTGACAAATGGTATGGTTTAAATACAGTAACACGTCCAACAGCTGATTGGTATGAAGCAGTAAGTGAATTATATGACCAACGTGCAGAGTATCTTTCAAGTGATCCTGAAATTAAAGAGTTGTTTGATAGAAAAAAACGTATCATGGCTCCTTACAAAAATGCAGGAAGATTTAATCCTAAGTATTTGACTGATGAGGAAGTTATGGAACTTGATTCTATTGAGGCTGAAATAGAAGATATCATTGAAGGTAAAAAAGGCACACCTTCAACTCTTACAAAAGATGAAAAAAGAGAAGTTGCAAGGATAACTCAAGAAATAAGAAAACTTGTTTCATTTGAAATTAATCCAATTTACAATAAAGAGTTTGACACTAGATATAGAATTCTTGAGAATGCTTATACTCAGATTGTGTTATCACAAAACAATCTCACACTTGCAAGAAATAAAGGTGTGGATGCTGATATACAAGCAGCTGAAGATGATGTTATATTTGCTGTTACTAGATTTGGTAGAGTAGAAGGTGAATTTCAAACATGGTTTGAAAAAAATCATTACAATAAGTATGAAAGTATCACAGTTAAAAAAGATTTAAGAGCATACAAGGTTCCTAAATCATTTAACTTTGAAAGACTTCCTTCAGCTACTGTTGTAGATAAGTACATGGAACAAGTACCAAATCCAAAATATTATAAAGTAAAACGTTTACGTCTTGGTAACTGGACACTGGATGACAAAAGATTATCAAATGCACAAATAGAAGAATTACAAGAAGATCCTGAAAATATAAAAGCACTTCATGTTTCTGGTAGATTGAATATGAAACCAGGAGCTTACAATCCAAATTTTATAAAAGGACCTGAAGGTGTTCCATTACCAAAAGAAATAAAAGTAGACAGTGATGGTCATTATTATATTGATCCTAAAGCTGGTCCAAGTAAAAACATTAGTGATAAATATCTTCAGCTTTTAAATAACAAAGAACAGTTTGATTTTTATAATAGCATGATGGATATATACTTTGATTTACAAAAGAAAATTGAAGGTAGAAAAATTGGATACCAAGTTCCAGGATTTGCGTCATCTTTGATAGAAGGTATTGCAAATGAGAGTTTTGGAAAAGGTTTTTCTAAACAGTATAAGTCATTTGTTGACAAGCATTTTAAAGCAATGGGTCAACAAGATATGTCAGAAAACATTTATGGTGATATTAGTTCACGTATAAGAATGCGTTTTTCTAATCAATTAGGAGAAGAAATACAATCTTCAGATGCGATTGGTTCTTTTATGAAGTGGACTACTGAAGCTCACATGAACATTTCTATGCAAGAAGTTGCACCTGTATCTAAGGGATTTATTGAGTTTATGAAACTGCAGCGTAATCAATTGGCAAAGGATCGTTTGAAAGGTGAGATTTATGTTACAGATGAAAAAACTGGAGAAAAAACAAAAATTGACATAGAGAAAAAACTTGCTGAGATAGATAATCTTTTAAAGATTGTTGAATTTGAAAACAAGAAGTTCTTGTATGGTATAACTGAAAACACAACTGATGCTGGTAGAGCTACAAAAAAAGTTATTGATGGATTCTTTAAGTACACTAGTTTTATCAGAATTGGATTTGACATTGCCAATCAAACAAAAAACTATACGTCAGGTAATGTTCAAGCTTTTTTAGCTGCTGGTGGTAGCGATAGCGCACACTACAGTAAGAAAGATTGGCTTTTTGCAAAAGGTAAAGTATATGGATACAGTGGATTTTTGTCAAACTATCTTAAGGATTGGGGACGCATATCTGACTTGTCTGAAACAACAATGCTTTATAGAATGATGAATCCTGCACAAAAAGATATTATTAAATACTTTCAAGATTCATCAGGTTCAAAAGGACGCAGGCTTGCTGAGAAATTAACATCTATTGGTGATCTTGGATATATGCTTCAAGATAAAGGTGATACAGAAATTGCAGTTACAGTAATGTATGCAATAATGAATAACTATAAATTTGAACAAATTGAAAGCATTGATCCTATTACAGGTGATAAGATCTTTAAACGTGATGCTAAAGGTGAAATTGTAATGGTGTCATCTCATGAGGCATACATTAAAGATGTTGATGGAAACTTGGTTATCAGAAATGATGTAAACTATACTAAAGAAGATGAAAAGCGTATAAGAAATATTATTTATTCAGAAATGCGTAGAGCACAAGGTAACTATGCTAGTGCAGATCAAACAGAATTTGAAAGTAGGGTACTTGGTAAGATGGTTTTCTTTTTTAGAAAATTCTTGGTTCCACAATTCTTAAATAGATTTGGATACTTGCGTCCTAACTGGGAAGGTTCAGAAGTATCAATTGGATATTGGAGAGCTTTTGGAAGAGCAATGAAACTTTTTGGTGTTGGAAATACTATGAAAGAATTTCTTGTGGGTTCAGATACACTTTCTAAGATGGGACTTTCAGGTGGTGTAAAAACATATGTAATAAAAGATCCAAAAACAGGTACTGTTGTTAAGACAGTTGATGCTGGAGATTTTTATTCAAAACGTGTGCATCATGCAAGACGTGATGCAATTGCAATGGCATTGCTCACAGTGATTAGTATGTTGTTATTATCATTTGTAAGGCGTAGAGATGATGATGATGAGGAGTTGAGTATACTTGAAGGTAATGCAATAAGAGTTATTTGGGGTACAAAAGCAGAAACTGTTTCTATGTTTCCAGTTGGAGAAGGTTCTCAGGAGTATGTTAAGAATTTTACTACAGCAATACCATTTGTACGTGAATTCTCAGCAACAATTAAGATGCTCAACCATGGTTTAAAATATGGCATGGCTATGACAATGAATGGTGGTGAAGAACCAGATCCAAATTATGATTCTGAATTGTATCAGGAAGTTTGGAAAGATGCTTTCTATTCAAGAAAATCAGGAGCTTATGAAAAGGGTGATGCAAAATTTGGAAAAGATTTTGTAGATTTAACTGGTCTTAAAAACTTTAGAGATATACTTGATCCAAATTATAAAATTGATGTACTAAAACGTAATCAATAATTTTGATGATAAAAAAATAATTACTATCTTATTACTGAGGTAGTGCAGCATTAAATACTAAAACTGAAGAAAAATGGTTTACAAAGTTTATAAAAGCAACAACTATATAATTATTATAGATGAGAATGATAATTATTTTGAGGAACATTGCGCTAATGTTCTTGTCACAAAACTACTAACACCTAGCACTACTTATGATATTACATTTTTCAGAACAGAAAGTGTACCTCAAGCATTTTACAGCATACCTTTTGCAAACATCAGACAACAATCTGGTGCACCATATGCAAACGTTGCTACTTGGGAGTCGTGGTATACACTTAACACAGGTCTTTGTAGCAATGCAGCAGTTTTAAATTCAATCCTTGCAACCTTGCAAGCACAAACAGATGTTGAAGGTGTGTTTGTTATAGATACTGGTAATTTTGATAAAATTGTTTTGCAAGTAAAAGTTTGGGATCAAGATAGTCAATCATATATTGCAATATACTACTATAATCCTGATGGTACTTTGTATACACCAGTAGGGCCACTTGAATGGGTTGGGCCTGGAGGAAGTGTAAATGCTACCATTATAAGTCCACTTGGAAATACTACCACTTGTGGTAATGCAGTTGCAGTTACTTATTGTGCTGCGCAAGCAACAGAATTTTTTGATCAAGGAACTACATTAGATGATATTCTCACAGAGTTAACAACTGGAACACTGGATGTAAACATTACAAATCTAAATATTGCTGTTACTGCTACAGATCTTGACATTAGAGATTTAGTTTGTGCAACTGATTCAGTATCAATATGTTCTGATGGTGTAATTGTAGCATCTGCAAGTCCATTACCTGTAGGATTGTATGCAGATGATTTAGTTTCACTAGCACCTGAAAGATTAACTACAACAGGAGGCCCTACATATCAAGCATTAGATGTAAATCAAGTTCCTTTTGTGAGAACACCTAATCTAAAAGTATATATAACAGGAACAGGTTTTATTGCAGTACCTGTATATTCAATTACATTCTTTAATAGTGGTTCTGATAATGAGCAAATTACTTTTGATGGTGGTACAAGTTATGAAACTATTCCTCCAGGTGTTTCTATATCAATGGATGCTGGAGGTAACAATACTTATCCAGCAAGTGCATTTGGATATGACGTTCTTGGAAGTGGACCACTTATTATAACTTATAACTCTTAATTATGAAAACATTTATAAATAGAGATCTGCCTAATGATGAATATCAAGCAGCAGTAGGTGCAAATAACCCATCTGCAAGTAATGTATTTGCAACTATAAATGATATACCTGCAGTTTCATCAGGTATTTGGGGTATATCAGATGCAAGTGGAGTATATACTTACTATACCACTTTTACTCTTGCTATGGCAGCAGCAGTAGCAGGACAGACTATTGAATTATTTGCTGATGTTACAGAAACAGGAAATGTTACTATTGCTATGAAAAGTGGAGTTATTATAAATGGTAATGGTCACACATATACCTATACTAATAACTCTGGTATAATGTTTTCTGATTCAGCAAATGCTAGTGGTACATTTGCTTTTTATAATATAAATATTACAAGAACTAATACTACATCAACTGGTGCTGTAATATTTGCCTTTACAGCAACTTCTTTATATGCTACGTCAACAGTTGACTTTAATAGTTGCGTTATTAAGTATACTGTTACATCTGGTAACTCACAAATTGCATCAACAGATGCATTGAAATCAGCAATATTAAATAGTGTAAATTGTGTTACAAATGGTGCTGGTACTGCATTTATTGGATCTCAAGTTATTACATTAAATAATGCTATTATTACATGTAATGGAACTTCTAGTGGAGCATATAGTTGTACTTTAAAGCAATGTATAATACAAACTCAAAGTGGATGTGGTATTAGCAACTCCACAACAAGAGAATGTGTTGTCAACTGTATAACAAGTGGTATAGGTATTAATGCTGGTTCTTCTTATAATTGTACTGTTACAACTAATACAGGAAATTGTTTTGATTCTACTGGTCCTCTTGTTAATTCAGGTTCAGGATCAGCAAATAATTGCGTTGCTATAACAACTTCTGGAATTTGTTATTATTCAGTTGTAACCAATGGTTGTTGGGGGTATTCTTCTACAAATCATGCAATATTTATTCATTTCAATTATGGTGATGGTAGATATAAATACTATAATGGATTTTTCAGCTCTGGTGGTGCTATTGTGGCAAATGTTCCATCTGGTGCATATTTAATAAATTGTACAATATCCTCTACTTGGAATAATGCAGGAGGTCATGCAGTCAGGATAAGTGGAACAGGCAATGATAGTTCTGGACAAGCAAAAAATCAAATTATAAATTGTGTACTTGAGACTGTAAATGCATCAGCTAATTGCATAAATTCAGTAGCAGCAAGTGACTGTAAATACTCAAACAATTCATTTAAAATTGCATCCACACCAGTTAATGTTAATGTGACACAAGGAATAATTAATACTCAAGATAATCAAGGAAATATATTATTATGATAACAAAAATAGATATCTTATTAGATTATAATGAAATAATAAGTAGTGTTGAGTCAGTTGTAACAACACATATGATAAGTGATTTATCAGGAAATGAATCTTTATCTTATCAAAGTTTTATTGATTTGGTAAATAGCAAAACTCCAGAAAAATATAATCAAGTTTTTATAACAGAGGAAGATGTAAAAAGATATGTTCTTTTATTAGTTGAATCATTAGAAGTTAAATCAATGCATGATGTACTTTATGATGCTTTATCAGACTCTGAAAAATTAGTATTTGATAACTTTTATAATACATTTACAGTTTAATCATGGCAATAACAACAGTGACAACATCAATGGCAGGTGCTATTAACTACACAGTAGTTACTGATAGTTCGGCAGATTGGAGTAGTGTATCTAACTCAACTTATTTTTATAATAAGGCAGATAAGTTAGTGCATTATAAGGATTCTACAGGAGTTGTCCAAGAAATATTTAGTGCAGCAGCAGGAGGAATCACAGTAGGTACAACAACTTCAACAGGAACAGATGGTAGAGTGTTTTTTCAAGCAGGAGGAGTAGTTCAGCAAGATGCCGCATTCTTTTGGGATAATACTAATAAAAGATTAGGAATAGGTGCTACACCTGCAAGTACAGTAAGTCTTGATGTAAGGTCGCAAGGTGCATTATCAACTGACATAGCATTTAGAGTTAGGAATAGTGCTGATACACTTAATACTTTTCAATCAACTGGTGATGGTAAGACAAGAATGCAAGGTTCAACATATTATACTGAATTTGACCCAGCAAATGGCTTGTATGTAGGCAATAATTTTGGTAACATGATTAATTTAAGTGGTGTTTTACAAGGAACATCATGGTTTAATGCTGGGGCTGATGGCAAATTAGCAGTAGGTAGAACAACTGCAAATTATAGATTTCATGTTAACAGTAGTACTACTAATCCAAATATACCTGCTTGTTTCAATAGCAATAGTGATGTTAATGGACAAAATGGTATAGCATTTACAACCACATGGACTGGAAATGATTTTGGAAATATTGGAGGAATTTTAAAAATGAAACATACGCATCTTGGCGGAAGTGGTGTATTTCAAAATTGTCAATTTGACTTTGACTTAAATTATAATAATTCTACCCCAACAACAAGAGCATCAATTACGGGAAGGTCAAATATTTTAATAGGAACTCCAACGGAAAATATAGCTGATAGTCATACTATTTATATACCCAACGGTACAGCACCAACAGGTTCAATTACAGATGGATATAAACAATACTCAAATGACATAACAACAGGCAATGCTGCTCCACATTTTAGAACAGAGAATGGCTCTATTGTTAAGTTGTATCAAGAAACAACAGCAGTAACACCTGCCACAGTAGTTAGTGGAAGTGGTGGCACTGTAAAACACGATGACACTTTTGATGGCTATACGCTTGAAAAAGTAGTTAGAGCATTGCGAAATTTAGGAATCTTAGCATAAAAAATATATAGTATGGCAATTTTAATTAGAGCAACAGAAGAAAAAAAGATTACAATTTCAGGAACTGACATTGAACTTACACAAGTTTATGGTAGAATTAGATTCTTAGGAGATTTTCCAGGTACTACTATTGAAGGTGAAGTAGCAACATTTGCTAACATAACAACATTTGAAGAAGGTAAAATGCTTTATACAGATGTTCCTATTGGTAACTATAAAGCTAATCTTGAGCCAACAGAAGTACAATCTTTAGATACAGCTCACAAATATGCTAAGATAGCTTATGAGCAACAAGGATATGAAGTAATAATTGATATGCTATAAGCTAAGTAAAAATGCTTGTATTAAACAAAGATAAATGAAAGAGTTGAAAACAAGATGGAATGCACCAACTCCTAAGTTCTGGAAAATAGTACAGAAAATTGGATTAGCTGCAGGTGCAATAGGTACTATATTAATTGCAGCACCTATTGCTTTACCTACTGCTTTTGTAACAATCAGTGGATACCTTGTAGTGACTGGTAGCATTACTGCTGCCTTGTCACAATTGACTGTTATGGATTCTTCTAAAAAAGATGAGATGGTAGACTAATCATCATCTGCCAGTTCATCATAAATTGCTTTCTCAGAATCACTGAGACTTTCATAGGTGTATACAGGTTCAGAAAGCATCTCATCTTCTGTAAAATAATATGCAGAATCTTTATATCCAAATATTGAATCTTCTTTCTTCTTATAGAAGCATTTAAAGTTTCTTGTCAAATATGAGATTGTGTATCCAGTCATTTGATTTATTCTTTCAATAGAATATCCAGATTTTATCAAATCATGAATAAGATTTATGTCATGTACATCTCCACTCATGGACCAAAGTAATGAAAACCTTCATTCACAATATCTGCGTCATTACCTTCAACAATATTCCAACACATTGTTCCAAGATTAGATGTTACTTGTTTATTCTTATCTTCTTTCTTAACAAAATACTTAGAGTTTGACATGTACTGGTAGTCACCAGATTCATTAAATGCATCAGCATATTGACCTATTGCTTGAAATACAAGATCCCAAGTGTACTCAGGATACTCATTAAAAAACCAAATGAATCTGTCATAAAGTTCTTTAGGGTTTGTGCGATAAGCATGTGCTGAATCAGGACGTTTTCCTTTAGGAAAATGCTCATTGTACCTGATGATGTTTTCTTCCCATTCTTCAAATGGTACTTTCTTTTTTGGTGGTGCTTTTTCTAATATCTTTTGACCATTGCGTAAAACTCCTTTTCCAAGGGTTGTTAGCACATAGATACCATTCACTTCTTTCATGTAATCAGATAAAGCAAGACGATACTGCTCACTGCGTACATTAATGAAATTTGAATGCTCATAGCCATTGAACATAGAATGTAACACGTAGAAGCCATTTGGACTAAGCTTGTGCTTAACCAAGTAATCAAAGAATTCTTTCATGTTAGTTTAATAAATGTTCGTATTTTTTTTCTTTTGCAGATGCAGAGTGTTCTTGTAAGGGAACAAATCTGTCTGCTCTATAGCCAATCCAGGGTAAACCATATTTGGTTCTTCCTTTATTTGTCACACCTTTAATGATGTAGACTTTTTGCTCAAAGTTATTGATGAACTCAGTTTCAACTGAATAATTCATACCTTCTTCAATTTCTCCTCCAGGAGGTAGTTTGTCAGAATTAATGCATAAAACTTCCATAATATAAAAAAATAAGGCTGCTTTTACACAGCCTTTTGTGATTATCTAACAGGACAAGCTCCTCCTTCACAATCTGCAATGTCCATATCATCAAGATTGATAGTACTATCAAATGATGAAATTGGAACAACTGTTGCTGAAAGCTCAAGATATTTCTCTTCTGTAATTTCTTCCAATGGTGCTTGATCAAAACCATGCTCATTGTGCAATAAGAAAGACACTGACTTAACATTGAAATAGTTACTCACCAGCCACGCTTTAATTTCATCAAGCTCATGCTTGCGATAGTAAATTGTAACTGAAACAGCATTGTCAGACCATTCTGTTTGTAAACGTTTGATTACTTCAAGCTGATCAACTGCAGTCATGTCATTTGCTAGCAATGTTCCTTTTGGAAACTTGCATGGAAATGATACTACAACAGTACTATGATCTTCAGTGCCATCAAAATTACGCTGGAACTCTAATGGAAACCCATTCTTTCTACACACATTAACAACTGGACTATCAGAAGACATTCTAATTCTGCGTATGTAAAACTCAGAGTATGCAGGATGAGCACCAGAGGTCACTCCAGCTAACAAACTTAATGTGCCTGAAGGTTTTACTGTTGTAAGTTTTATTGATGGATTAAATCCATTCTTTTCACTATACTCAGTATCATACCTTCTTAGTAAATTGTAACACTCAGAAAGCCAACTACGTTGTTCATCAGAAGCTTGAAGATATCCTGTAACACCAATACCCATTCTCATGTTTTTGTGTACAATGTCTTCAGTTTCTTTGATTTCACATTTCATAGCCAAAGAATGTTTATTGATTCTGTAAAGGATTAAAGCTGTTTTAGCTAAATCAGCATACGAGTTGATATTTGGAAGATATATTTCTGCCAAGCAACAAGTCTCATAATTAGCTAAAGACTGTTCTGCACATGGATTAAAACCCATTACTTCAGGATCTGGATATGTAGTGTCACCTGTTCTACCCATTCTGCGAGCAGCATCAAGATTTATTAAACCATACGGTTCACCATTACCATTGTAACCTTCCCAAAATTCTTCTGGCAACTTTGTTATGTCATCACATATTACTGAGTTGTTGCTCATTGCACGCCAGTTAGGAATTCCTCCAAGGTCCCAGCGTTTTGCACGTAGAAACTCAAAATCATCATAGTCACCTAGTGCAATTTGAGCTGAGCGTCTAACATTACCTGCAACAACAATACGTCCAATAATGTTCATAATGTCAAGGCAGTCAACAGGACGTACTCTTTTACCTGATCTTGCATTAAGAATAGTGTTAATTTCTCCAATACCCCATACTAAATCTTGTGGTCCTGATGCAGTTCCTCCAAAACCTTTAATAGGTGATCCTTTTGAGCGTATCAAATGACAAGCATAAGTAAATCCTTTGCCTGTTATAAATGATGCTTCAAGCACACGTCTCATAAGTTCTACCCAACCTTCTCTTGAATCAGGCACAATAAAGTCAGCGTCATTCACATCAATGCGCTCTACTTTTACCTTCTTCAAAATCTTAGGTATTTGGTACACATGCTCACGCTGAATGTTAAATCCTACACCTGAACCTAGCATAAGCATTTCAAATGCCCATGTAAAAGGTCTAATAGGTTCATCACAAACAACAAAGGCACAATTTTGCAAAGATGGTAGTCCTAATTTGTCAACGGTTTTTGTACCTAATTGCCACAAAAATCTTCCTGCTACTGTACCTTTTAATTTTAGCATAATCTCTCTAAGTGCATGCTCTTCTGCTTCTGTAAATCCAACATTTAGTTGGTCTCTGCATGATTCAACCACACGTTCAATTGTATCAGACCATTCTTCTGATTTTCCACTTTTTGTAGGTCTTGAATATGTACGCTTATACGTAACATAACCTACTGGTCCCCAAGGGGTAACGTCAGCGTTAGCTTTTGTTTCTGTCATAATTATAATTTTAAGGTTTTATATAAAAAAAGGAAGGGCAACAAATATCGTAAATTTTAAGTTTTGTGCCAAATGATTATAATAATTTTTTTTTTAAAAATGTGTAAGTAATTCCATGTAATTTCAGATATTTGTACTATCTTATACTTGAGGGAGGTGAGAGTACAAAAAAAGACTATGAAAAAACTTTTTGTACTGCTTACATTATTGGCAATAATCTTGACATCATGTGATGCAAGTAAGCGTATGCAAAAACGTTTAGATAGATATTGCAAGCTTTGTCCTTCAAAAGACAGTACAATTACTGTTACTGAATACAAAGATAAAATTGTCACTGTTCCTGGTGATACAACTATTGTTGTAGATAGTCTTTATTGTGATTCATTAGGTAATGTTTACATTAAAAGACTTTCTGAAAAAGATGGTGAACTTGTACGCCTTAAGCAAACTCTTAAAAACAATAAACTTACAAGCACTGTAATAGTCAAAACTCAATATGTGAATGTTCCAGGAGTAACTATTACAAAAACACGCGATGTAATCAAAACCTTACCAGCTAAAGAAATAAAGTATGTACCATGGTATATCAATTTTCTTGCTGTTCTTGGTGGTATCACGTTTTTATTAATTCTTTTTTACATAATTTACAAAATAACCTTAGGAAAATGGACACATCAACTTTAACAATTGTTTTATTTATTGCAGGATCAGTATTTACAATATTTGGTTTCTTTTTAAGAACAGCATATATGGATACTAGAAAAGATGTTGAATTTTTAATGACAAATTATACAAAAATGAATGAAGAACTTGGTAAGCTCAAAGGTAAAATTGAACTGGTTCAACAAGAGAATCAATTAAAGTATCAAGCTATACAAGAACTTACGCAACTTGAAATAAAAAATCTGGCAAAAAATGTTAGTGAATTATCAGACGCTGTTAAACAATTAATTTTAAGTAGATAACTATGGAATTAAATTTATCCAAAATCAAACAGGTTCCTTTGTCAGAAAGTCAGTATGTCAAAGAAGAAACTAAAAAAACACAAATTGTGTTGCATCACACTGCAGGAAACTCTTCAGGTGTTGGTACAATAAAAATGTGGAATGCAGATGACAGAGGTAGAATTGCAACATGTATTGTAATTTCTGGTAAAGGTTTATCATCAGATACAACTGATGGTGAAATTTGTCAAGCATTCTCATCTAAATACTGGGCATACCATCTTGGAATTAAACCAGATGTTTTTAGATCAGTAGGAGTACCTTACCAAAGATTAGATAAACTTGCTATTGGCATTGAAATCTGTAACTGGGGACCATTAACTTTAAAGAATGATGGTAAGTTCTACAACTATGTTGATAGAGTAGTTCCAGTTGATCAAGTATGCACATTAGAGAAGCCTTATAAAGGATATACTTACTATCACGCATACACAGATGCACAGATTGAATCTGTGAGACAATTACTTGTTTATTGGAGTAAAATTTACAGTATTCCACTTAACTACAACCTAGCAGATATGTGGAATGTTTCTGTAAACGCACTCAAAGGAGTTCCAGGCGTGTATACACACAATTCTTATAGAAAAGATAAGTCTGACATCTCTCCTCAACCAAAGATGATAGCAATGTTGAAATCCCTTAAATCATAAATCATGAATAAATTACAAATCCTAGGTATTGCAAGACACATTTTAACTTTCGCAGGAGGTTTTCTTGTTGTACGTGGTTATGTAGATGAGTCTACATTAACTGAAATTATTGGTTCTGTTGTAACACTTGCTGGTCTTATCTGGTCAGTAGTAGACAAAACTCCTACAAAAGATGGCAGCGAAGGTTAATTCAGTAGCTAACACATCTTCATTGAAGAAATCAAAAGTTTCTAGACCAGGTGTCCATTCTAAAACAAAGACATCATATTCTAAGAACTCAAAACACTATCGCAAGAGCTATAAAGGGCAAGGGCGATAAAAGATGCTACTATGCTTAATGTTTAGTGGTTTTTCTTCTTCTGTAAAAAGTCCCCTAGTAATAGGGGATTTTTGCTTTCTACAGAACTTGCTTAATGTTATTAAGAAGCGGATGTCATAGTCAAGTGTTGTAATTCATGTTCATCAGGAAATACTTCTTCAAAATCAGAATCTGATAATTCATCTATTGGACAATCATCAAGATTAAACATTGTTGAAAATACTTCATGTACTTTAACTTGGTGATCCAACCAATCTGATGGATGTGAGTCTTTCAAAGACAATGTAATATGATTATAGAAAGCCCATGCAGAATCAGTATCAACCTTGTAGTCAAAAGAAGGTTTACTAAACTCTTTCTTTATGTTATTGAGTTGCATAGTATTAATCACATCTTTTCTCATGAACAATTCACCTAGAATATCATGTTGTGCAGTGGTGCTTAATAATATTTCTTTCATAGAGTCTTTGTGTTGAACCAAAGAGTCCCAGTATTCACCAGCATTATTAATGTATTCACTAATAATACCTTCTGCTAAAAGATCTGCTGCACCTTTGTGCACGCGTTTGTATTTGCCAAATTTGCTGTTGTTCAGCATCATACCATTCATACAAACTTTTACAAGACCACCTAAATTGAATCTAAATGCTAATTGTTTGTTGTAGGAATTGGTAAAATTAGCAGACAGCTCTATGTCTGAATCTGCTTTGTAATTTAATCTCAACGTACCTAGAGCAATTTGCCCATCATTAGTACACCTGTAGTCTTCTCCAGTGATAATAAAACCAGCACTGGTTATTTCACTTCTCACACGATTAATCACACTTGCATGTGATATAGGAGTGTAAGTATCTGTTTTCTCTGGCAATGCAGTAGATAAGATTTTTGCATAGGCATCCATGCCACTTACTGTTCTTTTCATAATTCTAATTTTAACTGTTGATATAAATTTGTAGGAATAACTTCTGACTCACTCTCAATCTTTTTGATTTCATCATAAATTTTGTTTAGATAATATTTATCATCTATGTTGTAATCTTCCCAAGCACGCATTTCTGCTTTGTTGAAAATAGTTTGATGTATTGGGCCACTTTCTAATTGTATTTGTCTTCCATCTGGATGACACTTGACAATCTTTGTACCTTTAGTAGATACAAAGTATCTGACAAGCTTTTGAAGTTTGCGTTCATAATATTCGCCAGCTTCAATGCCTTTTTCAATAAAAAACCAGTTGCCTTTTATTTTGGAACCAGTACAATAGTCAAATATGTTCTTGTTGCTTTGAACATAATCTTTGGGATCAACACCATTCACAAAATACTCATACCAAGCTTTTGGTATTATTAAGTTAGACTTGTTCTTGTGTAAAGGAAGTTCTTGAAATTCAAATCTACCTTTACATTTTGTCTTACCATCATCATAAATTGCAATGTAATTGTTGACGTCACCAATAATCATTTTTTGATAATCAACAGATTCAAGTTGTAGTTGAGTCATATCTTCCCACTCTTTGCAAATCTCAAAGAAATAGGCTTCATCTTTTTCATCTATCACAAACTCTAAACCATCTGTATTTTGCATCAGAGGTTGTGAGTTAGGAATTCTTGTAGTAACCATTTCATACAGCATAGATAAAAGCAGCTGACCATTTACAGTAATCCTAAAAGTTAACTCTGGATCATATAAAAATGAATACTTGCTCTTACTTAAACCATAAGTAGAATTTAATATAATCTTGAAAAGATAATTTAAAGGATCTGACTTTGGATACTTCTTTCTTTCTTCAAAAAACCATTCATACAACTCACAGAAATCATCTTTTGGTATTTGTGCAGGAGACCATCCATTCTTGATAGCAAGATTAGGATAAAAACTTGTAACATCTACACTGACAATCTTTCTGCCAAGTTCTGGTTTATAAATGCCAGGTTTAATACAACCATGAATGCCACCTAGTGCATATACAGTATTGACACCCTTGTGCAGCATGTTATAACTTGGTCCTTTTTTCTTGAGTTCTTCATCACCACCATCAAGAATTGTTGTATCTACAACTAGATTTTTAAACCAGTTATGTACACCAATAAAGTCATGAGTTTCAAACTTTACACATGGCAAAATGATATCGCGTATAACAACGTTTTTACGATATGTCCTCATGTCTCTAATTTGTTTTTTATCAAGACCTAGCTTCTCAGAAAGAAAATGAAGAAATATTTCCTTGGAAATCCTTGGCTCACTAGCAGAATATAAATTGACATTATAAGTTTCACTAAGTTTAGCACGCAGATTAATCTGTGATACCATAACTCTTGTACCCTTAGAATCTTTCATATTGAATATTGCCTTGGTAGATTTAACATCATTAATACAGTAGTCAACTACCATATCTAATGTTTCTCTATTCATAACTCTCTCATAATGAGGGTGTGGCATTTCTTCAACATTGTGCCAGTCCATACTAAACTGTGTCCATTTTAAAGATGTACGCTTGGCGTTACTATCCCAATGATTAAGTTTATATATATCAACACATTTAATTGAAAGTTTGAATTCTGGATAATCAACAAACTCATTTCTATCAGATTTACCAATTACATACTGAGCATATTCATATATTCTATCTGCAAGAGATTCACCATCTGCACTTGGATGTAAAAACTCATCTTTGTTTTCTAGTATAAACTCAGTAATCTGAGCATCAAACGCAAGATTATTATATCCAAAATGCCAATCCTTAGATTTTCGTGATTCAATGAGAAACTTAATAAACTTTGCAGCATCATTTTGGTGTTTGTCAATAATAAAAACTTTTCGTTCATCTTTATTATATGGTTCAAACACTGCAACAAAACAATTCACAATGGTTTCATAATCCATTACCCAGAATTCTCTTTCTCTCATTATTTTTGTTCTTTGGATTTTTTGATTTTCTCAACAATTTCTTTTTTACCTTCTTCAGTAAACATGTCACCTAATTCAAATGCTGAGTGAAGAACATCACTAAACACTTTTGAATCATCATTAATTGCAAATCTTTTTACAAATGCAACAATGTCATTGATGTCTTCTAAATAATATTCATAGTACGCAGGAATAATCACGCGTTGTTCTTGCCATCCTTGATTTCCATCAGCACGTTTTGTAGGAACAATGTCACCTTTTTCTGTAAGGCGAGGCATCATCATTGGTTTCTCTTTAATATCTTTTGAGATAATAGCAAGAACCTTTTGCTCAGGATCAAATATTGCCTCATTATAAGGACAATCTTTGTCAACAGGCATCATACGAAATGTTGGTTTATCATTCCATTTAGTAGAATACACTACCATATTTTTAACACTAGAGTTCATATTACTTGATTTTTAAAATTACAATTTGTACGTTTCTTTTTCTTTATTGTATTTGTCACAAAGTTCACCAACTTCTTGTAGCGTTGCTACATCAATTAGCAGCATTTCTGCATAGTCTTTGAAATACTTTTTAGGAAATATAAATGATTCTACATAAGCCCATTCAGGAGTATGTATACCATAATAGTCAGATAAATGCCTTTTGGCGTTTTGCGAAAACTTAGAATATTTACCTTGGATAAATAAATCATAGTCATACGCGCTTGGGTTCATGTCAAATATGTAAGCAACTCTACCATCGCAAAGTGGTACTACATAATCTAACAGGGTGTGTGTCATTAATTTGTTTTTTTCAAACGTTAACCACTGATCAGTATCTTCCTTTTGATAAATGCAAACAAGTTTGCGCTCATCATCTGGAAACTCCTCTGGCCAATGCACATAAACCTGCACTGGCCTTGGATCTCTTGTACGCTTGAAACCAAGCAGAGGATACAAAAAAGTATAAGACTTTTGAAAATACTGCTTATACATTTGTTTTATCATAATACTAATTCATTATTGTTAACAATAAACTTGTAAGGTAACTCAAAGTTCTTTGTTTCAAAGTGATACTTTGCCTCATCAAGCATTTTGTCAGTTTCCTCTTCCCATTTGGCAAGAGTTTCATCAGAAATTCTGATAGGAGCAATTTGCATAAATGGATCTACTACCAAGAATCTAAAAGTAATCTTATACCCTAAATACTTTGGCTGAGATGTATACACATGCTCTACTAATTTCTTGTAAATAGATGCTTGTATCCAGTATTTAAAATACTCTATACTATCAGTAAATTGTGAAATAGATTTACCTGTTTTCTTCAGGTCATTTACACGAATTTCTTTAGCAGCATGATCTACTACAAGATTGTCAATAATGCCACGCAGGCCAAAATATGGATTGTCTGCAAATTTCACCAACTGAATCTCATTGTGTTTTTCAACAGGTGAGAAAGAATCTGCAAAAAAGCCCATCACATCCATAACTGAAACAGTTGATGTAATTTTCTCTACTACAGATTTACAGAAGTTATAAACTTCTTGATCAATGACAACACGTCCTTCTGCTTTTTTCAAATAGTCCCAATAAGCATTATGCTTTGTGTTAATCATTTTCTCTACTCTCTGTGCATCTGTTTTAAGAGATTGATACAGATTTATATCTTTTAAAACATCAAGTATTGCACCTGAAAATTCTTCAAGGTTTTCACGCGTATCACCATCTTTTGTTAATTCTTTATAATGATTAAAGACTGTGTGTAACACACTGCGTGGATTGTCACTTGGTAGGTCCTCAACACATATAACAAATTGATTGTCAAAGTCTTCAGGTTTTAATAATAAACAATGAATAAGTGAACCTTCAATCATGTTTTTGTCTATAACGTCTTCTTTTTGTCCTAAAACATAATGTTTATAAAATGCTGCTGGACTAAATAATAATTTATTTAAACCAGAATAAGACATCAAAAAGTCTTTGTCAAAAAATTCTTGCTCCTTCTGAATACGTTCAGAAAGAGGTACTTGTGCTACAAATTTTCCCATAAATTTTTAATTAGAATTTTCCATATCTGATGGAAAGTATTTACCCATAATGTTGCCATTATAACTGTTTGCTGTTAACACATCATTTTTCATTTGATGTGAAATCTCACAGTATCCAAGGTATTTTTTGGAATAACACACTTCTAGAATCTCACGTTTAAAATAAGATGGTCCTACAAGTTCAAGTTCAAACTTTAACTCTTCACAAGAACCATAATAAGATTTCCATGTTGATTCTTTTACTACACGCTTGAAAGTTTTTCTTGTCTTTGTCTGCGTTTTCTCTCTGATAGAGATCTTTGTCTTTCTTTCACTGTATAGACTTTTCTTACCTATGTAAAATCTTCCAGTAATTGTGTTGGTTATCATATAGACAAATCCAACAGCTTCTTCAAAATTGGGAAAGTCTTCAATAGAAAGAACTTCCTTACCTAATCCATTGTTAGGGTTATAAATCCAATTGCTCATAAATTTAATGTTAGTACACAAATTTAAGGATTTTTAGCGACATATTTTTCCATTGCATTTTGAAGTTTAGGATAAAAATCATGTAATGCAACATCTTTACCATGATATTTTATAATATCACTTATGTCTTTTTCTCTTGGCAAATAAATGAAAGGTAAACCATACGTTTCATCATAATATTTCATTGAGCTTACACCTGCTTGATCACTGTCCATGCAAACTATTACATGTTTATACAGTGATTTATACTTTTCAATTTGTAACAAACTCAATTTTGTACTTTCACTGTTTGGTGCAACACAATCTATAGTTAAACCAAGACTTTTAATAGCCATTACATCTTTAAGTGATGATGCTATTACCAGTGTAGTATGATTTTCTAATTGATCAGTACCTTGAGTGTAATTACCATTTTGTAAAAAGAATTTAAACCTTTTACTTTTAGGATTATACACCTTGTAAAGACCATCTTTGGAAAAATAACCATAAATGTTTGTACCAATATTCTCAATTTTACCTGACACTTCTCCAGATTCAGAATTTACTTGTCCTATTGTATAAGATTGAAGTGGTAACACATTATACTTTTGAAGCATACTGCTACCTATGTTATACTTTAACCAAAACTCTGCGTCATGTTTACACCACGATCTTGTTGTATGTTCTACAACAGACCATTTAATATTAGACAGCGTCATTTCAACTTCTATGTATTTACCAGTTTTGCAAAATTCATAATAATCATTAACAATTTTCTCAGAAGCTTTAAGATATGAAAGTTCAAATAATTCTTGTACTAACTTTATTGCATCTCCAGATTTGCCAGTTGAATGGCATTTGTAAACAATTTTGTTTTGCTCTTTGCTAAAAAATAAAAACAACGAAGGTGTTTTGTCATTGACATTGAAAATACTTTTGACTCTAAGGGTTTTACCATCAAAGTCTTGTGATAGTCCAAGATAATATTTAAAAATCCAAGCATCTGGTATATCATTGGCTGAATTAAAAAACTTTCTACTTGAAAACATATTACAAATCTATAAAAAAAGAAAAAGGGTAAGCATTGCGCTCACCCTCTTAACTTTTGAAATTATTACTTACTGCTAAATGGTAACTCAATGTCACTCATTGGTGTATCACCAGGACTTGGAAAATCATCTGCAATAGAATCTGTTTTAGGTTCAATGCCAGTAGTTGGCTCAAAAGATTGAACTTCTTCAGCAGGCTCCTCAGTAGCAGGTCTTTCTTTAGATAGAATAATATGAACTTCAGAGTTGTACTCTATCAAGTTCAACGCTTTTCTGTCATCATCTTCTAGTGCAGAGAATGGATATAAGCTTTTACGTGGCTCTGCTTTAGGTAAGAACAATCTGTAATTTGGATTAGTGTATCCTTCATTAAAGTATTCTTTACCAGCAATTGTAAAGTAACCCCATAACTCTGGATCAATAAGATACTTACGTACCTCAGTAACATATTCTTCAATAGTTTCACCTTCAACGCCTTTTTCATTCATTGCTTGTAAAATACCCATTTGCTTTGCAAGGTGATTCATCCAATTATAGATCTGTTGATCTCTTTGAATTTGCTTACCTTCATATGTGTATGTGCTAAATGCATATTGTCCAGATTTGATAGTACCAACTTGACCTCTGTATTTTCCAAGGCTTGGATTATTTTTATCAAGATCTAAACCAGCAAAATCATCACCTCTGTCAACACCTTCAAGTTTGATTGCGACAAAGTATGCTTCTTTATCATAAGATGGAGCATCCAAATATATATCTACAATTCTGCAATAGTGTGTACCTGGTTGGATTATTTTTGAAATACCATTACCACCTGCTTTTTCTTTAAAATCACTAGACTTAAACATAATTTTTTGTTTTTTAATATTAATCAATATAAATTTTATCCCAGTTTGTTACAATATTGCCATCTTCTCCTGGTTCAGAGATAACAATTTCTTGATTTCTCAAGTGCTCAGGGCGTGCGCCACAAGCTATTTCGTCAGTTGTCATAAAACTAAGAATGTTCTTTTTACCTTTTCTGTAAATGTATCCAATAGCATCTGAATTAGATGTAGTAATACGCTTTAACTTACCTGTCAAATCAAGATCAAGTGAGTTAAACTCTGCACCATTTTTCTCTAGTAGAGTATCTTTGATGTGACCAACAAAAATAACATGAGGTGCTAAGGTTTTGACATAGTTAAGAACTTTCTCAAAAGCTTGACGTAACCATGGGTATCCAGCACCATTTGGCATATTTAAAATATTACCATACTGTGCTTTATGCTTGGTGAACCATTCTTTACCCATAAGAGTTTTAGAATATAGTTCTTCAGCATAAGGTACGCATAATGATTCAAGAGCAGTAATAGTATCTAGTGCAATGTACTTATAAGGCTTCTTTGCTTCCATGATCATGTTACCAATAGTAACAATATCAGCAATAGATCTTGCTTTAAGTTTTATTGCTTCAACATAATCAGTACCATCTTCTAAATCAATAATAAGACAATTATCAAGTTGTGATAACAAAGTTGTTTTACCAACCTTAGGCTTACTAAATATTACAAGATTCTTTGGACTTTTCACTTCAGCTTTTAACTTCTGCATTGGAAGAACAAAACCTGTTGGCTTTGCTTCTGGTTCTTTACTTGTTGACATATGATTTTGATTGTTTAATTAAGTCATTTAACCATGTCTTATTTGACAATGGCACATTGTGTTTGATACAATAGTAGTCACGCATGGTCATTGCACTGTAATGGGTATCTTCTTTCTCAGAATACATACCACCTGGCATTTCTTCTTCTTCATAACCAAAACTTGGTGCAGTTATAACTTCAGCATATCTTGCAGTTACTGATGTAGAATTAACTAATTCTAAATCAGACGATCTTACAGCATATGTTGTGTTAGTTTTACCATCACTAGACGTTTCTACTTCTACATACTTTGAAGGATTAAGTTTCCAGTTTGGATTATTAACCAATCTGTACAACTTTCTGTTTACGCGATCATAGTGTTCTTTATCCCAGTCAAACATTTCTACATAGAAATCTTGACCAGAAGAGAGTTCACTACTCCAAAAACGCACACATTCTAATCTTGTTTCTCCAAACTCTTTACCCATGTAACAGAGTTTAGCACCAAACTTTGGATTGGAGATACCCATGTTGGTAAAAAGGTTTTCCCAAAAAGGAGCATAATCCACAGTAAGCTCTTTAATACCTTTTTCTTTTTTTGTTTCTGTTGCAGCTTTAAAACTACTCATTTGTTAAAATTTAATTATTATTACTTTGGTTTAAATGGCTCCTTTGCAGGCTCATCTACTTCAACAATTTCCATTTTTGCATAATCTGCCTTATACCATTGAATACCTGTCTCTCCAAACCTGTTTTTGAGAACATGCATCGCTAGTAAATACTTGTCGCTTGCAGTAATGATATACTTTTGAGGGCCATACCTGCTTATATTATACTTGGCTGGCCTGTTATACGCAATCATCACGTCTGCACATTGTAAGAGATAGTCGCTTCCAAAAACATCTGCTTCAGTTGGAAAATTCTCCAACTTACCTGGCTTCTGTCTTTCAGCATTGTCAATGTCTCTATTTAACTGAGTAAGAATTATAAATGTCACAGGTAGTGAATTCTTCATCTCAGTCAACATTGTGGCAAGATTTTGCAATGTAATTTGTTTACTTGTTTCTGAAGCTGCTTGGCGAACCAATAGCGTGTGGTCAAGTGTAACCACAAAAGGTTTTTTATGTTCCTCATAGAAGCTCACAATCCAATACCTCATTTCTGATACAGTCATTGATCTATCTATAACATATTCTTTACGTGTTTTTTGTTTACCAAGGTATTCCACTAATTTTGCGTGATCGCCTTTGGAAAAAGGAGGCATACCATCATCTTCTGCAGACTGTAGATATCTAATATCCATATTGTTTGCAGAAGACATTTCTCTAATGCCCATATTTCTTCCTAGCATTTCAAATTGAAAATGCAAAACCATAAAATCTTGTTCAGTATTTAATTCTTGTAGATTTCTGGCCAATGTTGCTGCGACAAGTGTCTTACCAACACCAGGTCTTGCTGCAAGAATATACAATGATTGCCATTCAATACCATTAAGACCAATTTTATTAAAACCTTCCCATGAAGTTCTTAAAGATTTGATTTCTTTTCTGGCACGTTTCTCAATATAATCAAGGCTTTCTTGTAGTATATCACTATACTTACGCCATGGTTTTACATGAGATGGGGGTCCATGAGATGCTGAAGATCCAGCCTCTGGTTTGTTATACATAAATAAATTTTTTTGATAAGCAAATATAATAAAAATTTGTCAAATTACCATACAATTTGAGTAGAGTTTTGACTTTTAAGTTCAGAATTTATCTTGTTGAATATATCATTGCAGTCCCACATTTTCTCACGTGCATATGCAGCAGAGGCAGGGTGACTTGCTCTTAAGATAACTTGAGAATCATCTAAAAGATCCTCTAACTCTTGTGCTTTTTTACCTAAAAATGCCCAGACAATGGGTTTTTTTGCGTTTATAGACTTAGAATTTAACATGTCTATAAGATACTTTACAAATGGATCCCATATTGCAAAATGTTTTCCAATTTTACCAACCTCAGTGGTAAGTGATGTGTTTAGCATAAGTATACCTTGGTTACTCCAAGTGGATAAATCTGTACTCAAATCTTTTGTATCGTCAGTACTGTATACTGTTTTTGTTATTGCGCGATGTATATATCGCAAAGATGTTTCAGCTTTACCAGTGTTACCACAGCTAAAAGCAATACCATCTGCAACACCTAGTTGTGGATATGGATCTTGTCCAACCATCACTACTTTTAATTTGTCAAATGGACATTCTGTAAATGCCCTGAACACCATTCTGAGAGGGGGTGTAAACCTTATGTCATCATTAACAAGCTCCTCAAGAGTCTTGACTATAGTAACAAAATCCTCAGATACTAAAAATCCTTTTAGCAAATCATGCCATCCTGAATCACTTGATTTAATCATGTTGTACAGTTTTTCTGCAACATCTTTAGCATTAAGTTTAATTGTTTGTTTTTCCATAACTTTTAGTAACTTTGATTAAATTAAAATTATATGTCAGAAGAAGTAATTAAATCATTCTTACCATCAGGATCAGATGATCAAATGGTAGAGGTCATTAAAGAAGATGCTATTGTAAGCATCAAAATGAGTACAGGATACTATAAAAGAATTCAAAATGTTATTGCATTTCTTTTAGAAGGTAAACCTGTATCAGAGGTGCAAGCATCTCATCAGGAAATTGCATCACGTAAAGTGTCAAAATCTTGGATTGTTCAATATGAAACTCTTTTAATTCTTTGTAGAGAATTTGAAAAAGCTGCAAAAGAAGCTGACTTTTTTGAAAAAATGACTATTGCTGAACTTCGCGATGCTATGGAAAAAGCTGAAGAAAGGTTAGAAGATCAAGAAGAATCATCAAATCAGTAAAGATAAATTCCAAGATCATGTCCTAGTGCAATACAACTTTCTATTGATGCTGACATTTCTTGTTTAGAACAATCTGCAAAACTTTTAAAACCTGCTGATGAAGAGCTGGTTGCTACAATGTAGAGGCCAGCTTTTTCTTTTACTATCATTTTTATTTCATCAATAGAATGACCAGTTGAGTTTGCAATCTCACGTATAAGTGCGTGAACCTTAGCAAGTTGCCCTGCTGTTTTATCGTCATTTGTAAGAACAGTAATGTAAGCTTCTAGCTCCTGTCCTTTTTTAACACCCATGTTAAACAACTTGAGTTTACCTGCATCTTCTGGAGACGCAGGCAATATCTCAGTGCCATTAATAATTACTTTGATTGTTGTATTATGCATATGGTTCTGTATAAACAATTTTCTTAGGATCTATGTCTTTCAATGCTTCAGCAATCCAGTCCATATCTACTGTGTTTTTATAACCAAGAATGTGTATTGTTGCTTTATCATCAGGATTTAACCTTAGCAACCTTCCTATACGCTGATTACTTTGACGTTCATTACTATATGAATGTAATATTATACCAGCTTTTAAATTTGGAATATTAACACCTTCATTTAGTTGCTGGACACAAGCAAGTTTTGTAATGTTTCCTGATTTGAATTGATATAAGTTTTCCTCACTATCTGAATTCTTACTATGATAACTATCCTCACAAATCCAATCTGCTTGCTCAGTAGTATTACAAAAGACAATACATTTATCATGCATCATTTCTAATAATTGCTTTGCATAGCGTTCTTTTGTTGGAAAAGTCATTATAGCTTTCATTCTCATAATACGCTTTATCTGCGTTTCTTTTGGTGACATGATTCTTCTAAGCTGATCAGTCCAGTAAGCATATGCTTTTTGCTCACTATTTAAAAAGAATGAACCATCTTTCTTCTTGACTTTCATGTTGCGTTCATCACTAAGTGATAACATGTGCACCATAATTTTATAGTCATTAAGAATTGAATCATCAATAGCATCATCTGTTATGTAAGTGTATTGAATTGGACAGTAATTAGCAACCATTTCACCTTTCTCAGAAGACTTGTATCTTGGAGGCGTACCTGTAAGACCAAGAATTTTACCTGAAAATGCATTAAGCCATGCATCATGAGAGTGTTTCAAACTATGACACTCATCAAGTATTACAACATCATACATGGTGCTGTCTACTTTTTTAAGTGAAAGATAGGTTGAGAACTCTAAATGTGGTAGCAAATGAGTCATTTTGTGCTTAATACACTCAGCTTTCCAGCTATCCCATACAGCTAGTTTAGGACCAACTATAAGGTAACGTTTAAACATACATGTAGGGTGTAACTTATCAATGTACTTTAGACCTATTAAAGTTTTACCTACACCCATTGATATGCCTAAACCTGCTTTACGCTTCCCCTGTATCGCCTTTAGGGCTTCTTCTTGGATAATCTCGCGGTTTTTCATATTTGTTTTCTCTTTTTGGAACAACTTTGAACATTTGCGTATTGTTTTCTTTTATTCCTCTAACACCTTTTTCTTCAAGAACTTTTGTCTTGTCAATCCATTGAATGTTTAGAAGAACTTTGTTAAAGAATCTTATAATTGCATTTGGTTTTTTTGATGACCATAGCAGTAATCCTCTTTCATCTACTGCATCTTGTTTTGTTGTGGCTCCTATTATAAAATAGCCAATAAACTTTTTCATTTTAAGTTAATTTAGATTGTGACAAATTCATTTCTCTTGCTTCTTTTGGATGAGTTTCTACCCATTGATGGCAAGATAAACACAAAGGTATCCAGGTTTTCTTATCAAGATAATATAACCCTCTTCCCTTAGTATGGTGCACTGTCAAATTCTCCTTGAATTGACCCATGCACTCAGGCAATTTTGCTCTACATGTAGAGTTTAAAGGTTCATTTAAGAACTCTTTACGCATCTTGCTGTATAAAACATCAAGTACGTCTTTTTTATCAGATTTTGGTTTAATTGATCTTTTGTTTGATGGTGTTTTAGTCACCTCTTGAGAGTACCAGCAGTCTTTGCAGTATTTATTACCCTCATGGTTTTTCCAGATCATTTTGTCCAGCTCACAGCTAGAACATTTTTTAAGTTTTACTTGCATATAATTTATCTAGCAAGCTCAGATTTCTATGTTGTCAATGTCAATGAAATCACTGTCAGTTAGTTTATCTATGTCAGAGATATCAACAAGATCAGGTTCATGTTCAATAATGTTATCATCATTGTAATCCTCATCTCTTTTTTTAGATGGTCCATAATACAAAACACTTATCGCAAAAGGATCATTTACTTCATCTCCCCAATTAGCAGCCTCTAATTCTTTAAGCATTCTGTCCCATTCAAAATCAGACATTCCAGCATATTGTTCTACTTTCAACTCAATACATTTACCATTTGGTAATTGGTATAGCATGTTTAGCAAAATATTAAAGAACTAAGTTAAACTATTCTAACAAAAGCTTGGTACAAATATAAGAAATATAAAAAATTTAACGTACTACATAGCTATTAAAATTCTGCTCTTCTAAAAAAATTTTGTACAAAGTCTTCTAATTCCATGGTGACACTGTCAACACCACTTCCACAGCTACTAATACTTACGTGTTTTGTGATAACATTAATAACAATTAAAAGATTTGTATCCACGCAGTACTGACTGCCAATTCCAAATCCTTTGTCATCAGACCATTTATCATATGGAATCATTGCGCAAAAAATCATACGTGTAAGATAATCTGCATCATCCCATCTTTGTCTTCTTGAAAGAACCTCATGTACAACAGATACTAATGTACTTGCATTGTCATGTGTATACAGATAGACAGAGCTATGCTCTCCTATAACCTGTACTTGAGCACTTTTCATATTAATTTTTTCCATGATTTTTTGTAGATTAAAAAAATACAACATTCTATCCACGCAATTTGAAATGTAATCTTATACTTGTAAGCAAACACCAAAGGCATTTTCTCCAAGTAAAGACCTAGACCAAACTTTCTTGAATAGAATAATATTTTGACAAACAAATGTTTCATTTTCCTGTACTGCCAAATCCACCTTCACCTCTTTCAGATGATGATAACTCAGCTACTTCTATGATTTCTACAAATGGTAATTTCATAATGACAAGTTGTGCCACTCTATCTCCAATATCATAAACATCACCTTCTTCAAGGTATCTAAATTTAAGCATAAGAGAACCTCTATAACCTGAATCAATTACACCAACAGAATTGGCTAAATTCAAAGTTGTTTTACTTACTGAACTTCTAGGAAATAAAAGACCAACATAACCTTCAGGAATTTCTAAAGATAATCCTGTGTCATATGTCACCATTGTACTGTCTTTATTCCACTCTTCACTGATGGCTACTAAGTCCATACCTGCGTCACCAGCTTTAGCGTAACAAGGTATTACTGCGTCTGGATGCAGCTTTTTTATTTTTAATTTTATATTACTCATATATCAAAGTTAAAAAAAAGTTAATTAAAATATCCAATTATCAATAATTCATGTATATTTGTACAGACAGCTTCGACTCTGTTTGTTTTTTATGATTATTTTAATTGTTACTAAGAAAGGGGGATTTAGGTCCCCCTTTTTTATTAGTCAAAAATATAAGACACAGTGTTGTTAAATGGATCAAATTCCATTTGATTTGTCTTACTGTAAGTACCTGGTTCTAACACCATTTTGTCATGCTCATCATGAGTAATAACTGTAGGGTTTTTTACTATTAAATCAATTGCTTGATCAGTTTTGTGTTTATACCCAAAAGGTTTATTAGCAGTCATTATGTGCTTTTGTGGCTCACCACCTGGTGTTAATTGTAGTTTTGTGGTTGATTCCCAACCATTTGTGTGATTATCCATTATGATTCTGATTTTAAAAGTTTAATATACTGTTCTTTACTTAAATGATATGGTCTGCAATCTTTACTTGTTGATGAGTGTTTTGCTAAAATAACATCTCCTTGTCTATAAATATACTCAGGATCTGTAATGTTCAACTGGACAGTCCATGCAATTGCTTCAAGTGCATCTTTACTTCTACCAATATTATTTGGTACATAAATCCAATACTCGCGATTTGTTGTGCTACACCAGCATCTTACTGCATAAATAGTAGCATTTTTAACACGAAATTCACTTTTTTCTTCAGGAAATAATCTTGCACCTTCAATTTCATACAGTTCATACTCATCTTTCATTGTTTTTGAAACTTCTGTATTGTTCTCTAACCAAGAAACACCTTCTTTTTCAAGAGTTTGTTTGTCAACAAGCACTGGTTTTAATTCCTTAAACAAATCAATCACACCAATTGCTTTAAAATACAAGCGTCTAATTTCAATATTCTTTTCTGCAAAAGCCATTGACACAGTTATATCTGGAGTATCATTCCAAGAGTGTTCTATGGAATCAGCAAAAGATTGAACTTCTGGATGAGTTTTGCCACCAATAACATTGTTATAAAAATTGTCATAAGTTTTATAAAGTTTTTTCCAATACATTTTAGCAGAATTCTCGTCCACTGGCATGTTTTCCATGTAATACTGTTTTGTTTTTTCTTCTGTTATCATAATTCTTGATCATTTAAGTTTTCTGCATACTCTTTTAAATCAATACAAACACCTGTTAATGATTCTTCATAGCCCACGTATTCAAGACTGGTAACTCTAAAAATATAATTGTCATAATCAAGTTTTGCAGCTTCTGCAACACCTTCTTCATCCCATTGTTCAGTTTGCCAACCAGACCATTCTGCATTAGGAACATTACCGTTTAGAGCTTCTAATGCTTTTTCTATAAAATCATCTTGTAATGATTCACATAAAGTAATTAACTCAGTACTGAGAAAACCATTTTTTACTTTAGGAACTATTGATACTGTACCTCCATCAAGAATATTCTCAATGTTGATTTCTAATTCATCAAAGTAAAACTTTTTGGGTATTTTTACAACTATTGCATTTTCAATTTGAAGTTCTAATGACTCAGTTGTGTCCTCACTATAAATATCTTCACCTTCAAACATTTTTGTCACAGGATCATATACAGCTATACCATTGGCATTGAACTCACCAGCCCAAGAGCCATAATCAAGAATGCTACACATTCTATCAACCAGCCATTCAGCTTCAGGATCACTTGATGATTCTCCATCAACTTGTATATATACCCAGCCAGAGTCTCCTCCACCTTCCCAGCATATTGCTACTTCTTTGCCATCTTGTGATTTCTCATCACACCATTTTATTACATCTTCTATTGTCATGGTAATTTTGTTTTTGATTGTTTAACATAATCTGATTTTTCTTCTGCGATTTCTTTAAGAACTTTTCTTCCTTCGCCAGGTTTGTACATCCATCCTACGATGTTCATGTTGTCAAGGTAATCTTTGATTGTAGGAATCCATCCAATGTCTTCCATGCAATGTTGTTCGCCAAGTGTTCTGACAGGTACTTTTTTACCAGCAGAGTTTACTATGTATACGCCAAACTCTTTCTCACACCAAAAGATACCTTCTGCATGATGGCGTAATGCTCTATGACGCATATCTGGATAATGCATCTTAGTTTCGTCAAACCAATTATGAATTGGTAAATAATCTTCTGCCTCACCTCCCCATTTCTTTGCAGAGGAGATGCTGTGATGTAAAGGATGTGACATATTATATAATTTTGATATTAACTTCTGAGACAACAATCCATGTGCAATCACTATTGATTACATATACGCCATCTTCAGTAGTATAATCTTCTGGGCACTCCCATACATTCTCATCATAAGGATAAACAGTAACTGTTTCACACGAATGGTCTATCACTATCAGCTTCTTCATCTGTGACTTCTTTTTTTGATGGATCAAGTAATGATTTTTGCTTATTGTTCTTGCGTTCTATTTCATCAATTTTCATTTCAATTACAGGACGCGAATAAGGTTTGACAACTCCATTGTCATTGTAGTATCTGATTCTCTCTATCTTGTGCAAAAGACCTTGCTCAACAGGCATATAGTCTGAAAAAAAATAATCTATGTTTCTTATTTTTCTCCAGTCCATATGACTCCAATCTGTTGTCAATGCACTTAACTGATTTCTCAGATACTTTTCATTATTTGTCATCGCTTGTTTCTGGAAAAGGAACTTCTTCTAAATCTTTAGGATTTTTGATTTCTAACCTTAATTCTTTAATACCAAATTCTACAGCCATGTAAGTAAGTTTTGCAACTGCTGCCCACATTGCATAATCTGCTGGCATACGAGATGTATAGTAAAAAGAATCCATGTTATCACCAGGTATTACTTCAAATTTTGATTGTGATTCATTCACAATTAGTTTAACTGAAGCTGTTATCACTTTGCCATCTTTGTTTACGTAATCTTCTGTAAGCGTATAGCTTTTGCTTGTTACATTAATATCCATGATTTTTTAGTTTTGATTTTTGTTAATACTATCTAAGATTTCTCTATAGAATTTGTCATAGTTTTCTTTAAGTAGATTTGAAAATGTACCATCAACATCTGATTTGTCAATCTTTTCATTGCTGTATTCTTCATCATATTCTAAAGAAATTTCACCAGATGTATGGCGAATAATGTCATAAAGATGCAATGCTGCGTTTTTATATGACTCTATTTGCACCATTACTACTTCTGCTCTATCAGGTGATAATGATGGGCGAATGTTTGTGTCAATATGTTCATCTTTTTTCCTTTTTATAATCCATGCTTCAGTAATAAATGCTAAAGCAACAGGTTTGACTACTTGAATTGCTTGCTTAACTGCAGCAATAAATCTAGGTTTGTCTTCTTGTGTATGTAATGCAGCTAGTTGAGGTGCAGCAACCGTTACAAACTCTTTATTGTCATCTTGTGTTAGGAATGCTACTAACATTGGCATTTCACCATTTTCATTCATGTATTTTACTGCAAAGTTTTTATTTTGTTCTTGAAACCTTGCAATTGCTTTGTCTAGTTCTATATTCATTACATATTTTTTATTTAAAGAATTTCTCAAAAATCTCTTGAGCAGCACTTTCTGCCCATGCTATCATATTGTCTTCATCTGAATCCCAACATCCATCATATACAATACCAGCAGTATGCATAGCTTTACCCATGATGTAACCCATTATTTTATAATCAGGACCATCACAATTGGTAAAATCTATTACTACTACTGGTTTTGAATGTTTAGTTGATTCAGAGTTTGTGACAACTATAAAGTTGTTAAACTCATGTTCCATACTATTTCCATTTCATGTTAGGATTTGTCTTATAATTGATATAAGCTTGCGCTGCTCTTTTGCTAGCGAAATATCTGATTGCGTTTGAATCAGATTCTTTTACATACAGCCATCTTGTAAAAAAGATGAATACATTACTCTTGTATAATACTACATACTTATCAGTAGCTACTTGTTCTAATTTATATTCCATAACAATAAATTTATGATGTTTACATTTACCAAAGTTACTACAAACTTTTTGATTTAAACTTAGGAGAACATCCTAAACGAATTGATACACTAAACCCACGTTTTTCATGGGCTGATAGCTTAATAGATTTGTCATTCATGTGTTTTTGAATAATCTCTTCAAACTTTTCTTCTTCAAGTTCATAATCCATAAATGGTATTGCAAGCTGTCCAAGTTCATTCTTGTCAGCTTCAGCCATCATTTTGTCAAAATCTCCTATAGGAGTACTGTTAGCAAATAGCTCTCTGTAACAGTTCATTGCAACGTTATCAATACGTTTTGCTCTGGGCATTCTTTTTTCAGTGGTTGCCATAATCTTAAATTTTTACGTTCATTAAATGTTCTGAAATTGCAGTAAGCTCTCTCATTGCTGTCTCATCATCAAGTGTTTGCAAATTTACAACAGTTTGAAACATTGACATGCATCCACCAATAAATCCTTTACGCATTTCAGTGTATTGTAAATCATTTTTAGGCATTTCACCAAGACCAATAGCTTCCATCATTTTGTCAAATTCTACATCTACATTAAATGTTGCCATAATAATTATTTTTTCTTTAAATGTTCAATTACTCTTTCCCAATAACTTCTAGCTTTCATTCTACCATCTTGATATGGTGCTAATGAATGAGTTGCTATGGCAGATTTTAATGATTCTTCTTTAGCTTTCTCATCACCATGTAGTTTAATAGCATAAGCATACATTTCATTAGCTTTTTCTTTTTCTGTCATAATCTTGATATTACTAGATAATTTGCATAAGCATCTTCATAGGTCTTTGCCCATATTCTGTAACCATCAATTATAAATAGTTGTTTTTCCATTAGTCTTCTATTTTAGTTTTTATTAAATTAATTGCTGTTTTAAAACCAGCTAAAAAACCTACATATAAATCAGGTTGAGGTTTACCATAGCTTTCTTCTATCATATACTTTTCAGCCATTTCTCTTAAAATATCATCAGTTATGTCTTCCATTAGTCTTCTGTTATTAAGGTTAAACCATCATTTTGAGCAATCATGTCTATTGAAAACCAAATTTGGTTCATGGTTGCTTCATTTGTCAATGCAGTGTTTAGTATTTCATGTGATTGTGCATCATCGTCACAGTTGTAACGATATTGTATGTCATCAATATGCCATAAATTGTCAACAAAATATCCTTCTCTGCGAAGGATTTCTTTAGCTTTTGCTATTTGTTTTGCTTGTGTCATTTTGTTCTAAATATTGAATAACATACTTGGCGTAAGATGTAAGCACCTCATGCCCTTGAAACTCAAAGGATTCTTTTTCATCCTTGACACTCTTCTCATAAAGAGATTTAAACTCTTCAAAGAGTTCATCAGTAAACTCAAACGTACTCATCTTACTGAAGATGTACAGTTACTGAAATAATAGTTCCCTCCTCATCATAATGAGCATACACAGGATACATTCCATCTCCAAATGCAGTACTAAATGCTAAACCAGCACCCGTGTGACCCATTTTAAATGAAAGCTCACCATGTCCATCTTCTGACAAAGTTGCTTGTGCACATGCATTGTAGCTAAATCCACTTTTTGGATTAGGTCGCTCTGCAATTTGCCAATCATGCTCTGATATTAGAACATTCATGGTTTTACCATATTCTGGTAACACCTCTTCATAGTTTGCAAAATCCTTTCCATAAGTTAAGGTTCTACCAGTGTGTTCATTTTTGTAGACTCTAATGTCTTCAAAATCTTCATTCTCCCATTCAGAATCAATGTAGCATGGATCACAGATCATTAACTGACCTGAATCCACAGCAACATGTCCTATGAGAACTTCTGTTACAGTTTCTGCCATAGCATTTGTTTTTGGTTAATAAAAAAGTTAATTCTAGTCTTTCCCAGTGTCCTCAGATCTATTCCCTGCAGGCAACCTGTAGCACGGTTTTTAGTTACTCTAGTTTTAGCACCCTCATATGTAGGGTCAAGCTGAGAACTCATTCGCGTTGTAGTGCAAGTTAGCACTCCATCAAACTTCTTCCTTTCTCAAGGGAACAACACGTCCAACATTACTGCTGATATTTTATTTATACTCCTCAATGTTTTGGAGTCCAACCTATTCCTGGTAGTCAACAGATATGCTTTTAACCACTTGATTGCTTGTACTTCAATAACACAATTCTATACAAGTATAAAAAAGTGTATCATGATTGACGTTGAATGACTCTGGTTTGGCTAGCTGATAATCTTTAATTAGTTAAATCCTTTTCCACAATGCATCATAGCATTAATTTTCTCTCTTTCTAGCCATGCTAGATACTTAAATAATCTTTTCATATTTTATTTATTTTCTTTTTTAACTAACTTGAATACTTCATAAGATTCTTCTTCTGCCCATGTGATAATTTCTTCTTCTCTGTCCATATTGTAATCATGTATAAAGAATGACTGATGCATAAGCTCATGCATGATTAAACCCATAGCTTCAATATCATCATTACATCTAGCAAGATTAATGAATACAAATCTTTTGTCATTTTGATCATAGTCACCATATTCTTTTGGTACAAAATTGCTCCATCCTGCTATGTATGCACTATCTTTTGTATTTGCATGAGCTTGACATTCTTTTAAAGATAATCCATGCATTTCAGTTACATTAAAATAATTAAATACATCACAGGGATTGTAACTCAATAAGAGTATATAAGGATCACTAAAGTTCTTTATCATTCTTCTGATTTAAAGGTTTCGTTGTAGTATTCTTCTGCTGTTATATTTACTCTGTCAAAGAAATCTGCTCCAAATATATCTCCTTGAGTAAATGCTGTCATTATCTGCTCTTTCTCCATTTCTTTGGCTTGTTCAATTATTTCTTTTCTTTTTGCTTGATATTCATTTTTATTAATAAGTTTCATATCATACTCATTATCCAAATAAAGTAATTCACTTGCCATAAACTCTACTGCTGTTTTCATATCTTACTTCTTTTTAAATTGTTCAAACCATTCTTTGAGCAGTTTTTTACCATTGTGTTCTAATTCACCTGATAAAAGTTGAAATTCTTTAGGTAAATAACTACTTACATCTGATAGACTTTTTGCTATTGTAACTTCTTTAGATAGTATATACTTAGCAAAATTTATCATATCTTCCTCACTATACATTCTTTCAGCCTGCCATTTAGCACCTGCTATAAAATCATTTTTACATCTTTCTGCATGAATTACATTAGATAAATGTATATTATTTACCAGTCTCCATTCTTGTAGATATTTTTCAGCAGCTTCTTCTAATTGTGTTTTCATAACTTCTTTTTTTGTTCTAAATAATCAATAATAAATCCAATAGCAACTAGTATATTCATACCACAGGATGCTATTATTTCATGAATGTCCTCATATATAGTGGACATCAAATGTACGTGACCTACCATCCAGAATGGTACAGATAAGTTTTGGCTTATCCATACAATTAAATATTTAAAGAAGTGTTTCACAACTTTGTTTTTCTTCTTCTCTGTATTCTTCTGATATATGTAAACATGCTATCAAATACAAAATAATTAAAGAATGAAACAAAAACCAGTATTAACCAATTCCATAATCCAGGATAACATAATGACATATACATGACTATACCTGTACTACCAATTATTGCCAATAAATGCATAATTACCATATATGATAACATCCAAGTTCTAGTCCCCTTCTTCATTGTTAGTTCTTTTTATGGTTGTTTTATTTTTAAGTCTTGTTTTTCTTTTAGCAAGTTTGTCAGTTGCTTTTATTCTTTTTCTTTTATTGGTAAATTTCATAACTTTAAATTTAATAAATTTAATAAATAAAATGTAACTCTCAATGATTAAACCAAGAGTTACATAATATTTCAATTACAAAGTAACACGTTCCTTGATAAGTTTGTCTATCTTACGTGACATGTATCCTACCATTTCTCTTGGTAGATTTTTGATATCTGTCATTTTGATAAAGTAATCAAACATTTGAATGGAAGGAACAGACTCCTCAATAGCAATCTGAATCACTTGAAAACCAAGATTTTGTGCTTTAGTGACTTTTTCACGAGTATCACGTATGGCTTCTGAACCATTGTAGTCATATGCAGAAGGTTGACCATCAGAAAGAACAAATATAATACCTGGATTTTCTGTATGTTTTCTGATACGCTTAGCAGTAGCAAGGATTGCATCACCATCACGGTTATTGCTTCTTGCGTCTACTGAACCTAATGCATGTTGTTCTACATGATATCCTGGCTCACGATAAATTCTAATTTGAGTTGTTCCACTACCTGATTCATCAGCAGTATGACCATACATAAAAAGTTTAACATCGCGCATACCTTTAAAGACTTCATTGATAAACACTGCAGCTTCACGTGCTTTCTGTATTTTACTACCACACATAGAACCTGACTCATCAATCAAAACACCTACACAAATATCATCAGTCTTTACTTGACCATAACGCTCATATACAGTTGGAACTCTTTGAACTGCTTCTGCAATTTTATTAGTATCCAATCTACCTGAACGCATTGATCTCATAGAAAATTGATAATTCTTGCTTTTACGTGAAAATAACTTCTGAAGTACAGCAGCTTTAGTTGTATCAATTCTTTTAAGACAATCTTGATAATTCCTCTTGTTAGAACTTGATTTAATAAAACTAACAGTCCCATCAGTAGTTATGCCTTCATCATCATAGTTGATTTTTGGTTTTGGTGCTGACGATTCACTTGTCATATCATCTACAAAATCATTAAATGCTGACATTTCTTCTTCGTCACTTGCATCAGAGTCATCTTCACCAAATGTTGATTTCATCATTTCTTTGGCAAGCTCATTGATTTCAGACTTATCCATTTCTGGTTTACCTGGATCACTACCAGAACCTGAAGGAGATTTCTTTTCATCCTCACCATCATCATCACCTTCACTATCATCTTTACTACTTTTTGGTGGTTCTTCTTCATCCTCAGCATACTTGTATACTATGTTAGCAAGACTAGAAGCCATAGAAGAACAGTCTTCAGATGTTTCAGGAATACCACCATGCTTTTTGAGTAATCTTTCAATTTGCTTTAATGGTTTAGCAAATTCATCAAGTTCTTCTTCAGTAACATTAGCTGGATACCTTAACATTCTTGTGACAAGATCAAGTAATCTTTTCTGAGCTTTTTCCTCTGGATTCATTGGCACATAGTTTTTGTCATACAAATGATCTTTGTATTTCTGAACAAACTTTAAGTAGCCAGGTAATCTATTGGCCAACTTCTTGTCCACACGTTCTGTATTCAAGATACTAAACATGTAATCTTTCAAAGAAAACCCTTTTCTATCTGTACTTCTACAAGTAATAGACTTACCATACTCGCTGGTTGTTTGCATAGACGCAAGCGCAGCATTTTGTATAGCAGCACCATAAAATGCATCTAAGATATCAGGATTTGGTTCTTTAAATTTACCATCCTCATCTTTTAGCATGTGTATTGGAACCTGAATGTCAGTGCTTTTTTTAGGCTCAGCTGCCTTATAGTCAAATGTTCTAGGAACACCAATAACTCTAAACATAGATCCAATCATCTTTGCAGATGTTTGAAGACTATCATTAGATCTTGTAAAGAAAGAAGAGTAATTACTTCTTCCACTATCCCAATTGAAGAATCTGTTTCTGTTGTCTTGGTATGTGTAGGCTTCTTCTTTTTTCCTACCAAACCAGTCTTTAGCAAATTTGCTCATATATTCTAAATTAAATTAATAGAAAAGAGAGAAGGACACTGATGTCCCTCTCTCATTATCTACATCGCTGATCCTACTACAGCATGTCTTTAGAACGCAGATACTATGGAAAGTACCTTACTACGCTCAGACACGCCTATACCATCTTCAAAGAGAGGCATAATAGTAGAAAGCAATGCTTTATCTACTTCAAACCCATCAGACACCAAACTTGCTGCCTGAAGTGTGTGACGAACTGAAATCGCAGAAGATAATTCCTGCTCTTTGTACTGCTTGCGTATCTCATTAGATACTTTAACGATTGCTGTTGCAACTTTCTCTTCAACGCCAGTACGCAACATTAAGATTTTAATCTCATCCTCAAGTTTTGGATAATCAAGCTCAATAGGAAAGAAGCGGTCTAATAACGCTCTATCTATTGCATGTGTACCAGAATACTCAGAACCAATGTTAGCAGTTGCAAAAAATACTGTTCCATCAGATACAGGAATAGATCTTTCACCTTCATCACAAGCGATGTCAATTGGCAAGTAACGTCTTTTATCCAAACATGGAAACAAGATATTATTTGCTGCAAGAGGTGAACGATTTAGCTCATCTAAAAGAACAATACCACCAGACTTAATGTGTCCAACAAAAGGAGCATAGTCAAATGATGAATGACCTTCTTTGTTGATGCGGTGAACACCTAGCAAAGCTGACTGAGCATCTTGAACAGTACCCATGTCTTGAGTAAATAATTCTTTATTCATAGCTTTTGCCAAATGCACAAGAATCTCTGTCTTACCTGAACCTGTTGGTCCCATAAGCAAAGTATTCTCTCCACGCAATACATTACGCACCATCAAGAACCAGATGTCTGGATCAATGTGGAAACCACAATCCTCACGTTTTGGAACTGGATAATGTGTAGCAATGGTACGTTTGATGTTTGTACCTGTTGGAATAGAACCTTCATCAATAGGTTTTACAGCAGTTTTCTCATCCCAGTCATACTTGTAGCCATAAGCTGCAAATTGTCCAGCAATAGATTTTACATGTTCAACATCATGTGTTCCACTATCTAACATATAGTCAATAGCAAAATCACAAACTTGTTGAATCTTTTCTTCTCCTAGTAAAGAGATAGGGAATACAGATTTCTCAAAGAACAATGCTGTTACATGCTCTTTCATAATGTGTAAATGATCATCTTCTGGAAAATCATACTCATCTGCAACAAATATAGTTCCTAGTGGGAACTTTGCAAATTCAGCAATAGGACCTGTAATTTTCAAGTCCTCTATACTTCTTGTCAGTTTTTTCTCAAACGCTTGACCAGGAAGTGTTTTTAATTGGTAACTTGTACCTTCAATAATTGTTTGCAATAGGATCATCTTACCTTATTTAAAAAGATTAATAAAAATTCATAGCAGTACTTAACTGCAACTTGTCAACAAACTCTTTTGAGTTAATACTTTTGTCAGAAACTTCCCTTGAAGTCATTTATGTCAAAATCTTTGGAGTCATTTCCTCCATTTTTCTTTTTGCTATCAACAAAAGCACGCATCTCAGCTATAATAGCTTTCAATGTTTGTTCGTCATTTGCCAATAAAGCAGCCATAGCACGTCTTTGAGAATCTACAAAAAACTCTTTGTCATCATCACTAAGTGATTGCAATGCATTTTGAATTAGTTCTTTAATTTCAGGATTATTTAAGTCCTCTTCGTCATCACAATCTTGTTTTTGCATGTTTTCTTTTTCATAGCTTGCAAGTTGTTCTAAAACTTGATCACGTGCTTCAGAAAGCTTTTCATGAAGAAGATCAATTATGCCTAGTGCAAGAATAGGAGAACATTTCATCTTTACAACAGCACCTACAGGCGTACCATCTTCGCTAACTTCCATTGCTACTAACATGTGAGAAAAATAGCTTTTTCCTTTTAAATCTACTTCAAATAACTTATGAAGATCTGCTAAAATTGAGTTTTTGCTCATATTTAATATTTTAATAGTTATTTTACTTCTTGAGCTAACTCTTTCATTGTTTCATCAAATTCTTCAATGAGTTCTACAATTGGCTTTAGCTTAGCCACTATTGAATTAAGTAATCCATAATACTGTGATTGCTTAAATTGGTCAACATGCTCCTCTGGTACTGAAATCGTAACGATTCCATTACCAAAAGGAGTTTCTACATTCTTGCTAATCATGTTTTTTTCAAGATTTAATTTCAATCCTGTTAAATACTTATCAAAACGATAGTATATCATGATTATTTCTTCATTTGTCAAGCCTTTAAATGCTTTTGATTGCTCACTCATGGTAGTTGAATTTGTGTTTGTAATTCATAAAAATTCTTTGGCAACAACTTGCGTCTGACAAATTCATCAATGACAGTACGTGTTGTTATTCCTAAGTTACGCAAAGTTGCTGTTTTAGGCAAATCTAAAAACCAATCAAAGTCTTTTTCACCAATTTTGGCATGTGGAAACAGTGCATTCATAAGCATTGTTTCTGGACCAAACAGTTTTTTTGATTTTAGAATATGCAAATACTGCTTTGCTTTCTTGTAATCAGCAACAATTTTGCTGAGTGTACTTGGAGAAAAACTTGCAACTTGTTCAGGTGTGTATTCTTTAAGACCATACATTAGTCTACGATACATACTACGTTGAATCATGTTAAGGTGTATTTTCTCAATCTCTTCCTGAGTAACTTTTACTCTATTAGAATGAGTGTTTTTGTTTTGTACAAGTTTGTCATACTTAAGCATTTTTGCTTGACCATTAAGATCGTAAGTAACATATCCTTGTGCTGTGGCTGTGATGGATGCATATTTTTCCATTTTTAAAAAGATTAAAGGGTTAATAATCAACGCTGTGCGTTATTTTTGTCATTGTTTCTAGACCATATAACATAGTCAAGAGGAATAAAATGTGATAAAAACTTTATCAAAAACATGTTTACTACTGTAAGTGGACTAAAAAGAATATGTATTAAATCAATAGATTCAAATTTGCCACAATCCTTTGCATAGTTAAATACTACTGTTGTGTTGAACACATACGCCAATAGGATAAAAAGATATAATACTATCATACTTTATGGTAAAGGATTTTCAAAATCATGCGCTGAACATGGTGGAATTTTCTTGTTGTCTGGCAACTCAGCATCTCTGTTCATTTCTTCACGAAGCTCTTTCTCATAAAGTTCTTGATATCTGGCTCTATCTTGCCAGTAAGCGTCATCTAATCCATCATATGGATCTTGTTCCTCTTCTTTTTCACGCAGTTGCATGAATAACTCTTTCATTCTGCCCATTTTAATAATTTATTGATTGATAATCTTTGATTTTGCTCAGCAACGCTTGATTAAAATTGGTAAAAAAGTTACAATAAGCTGTTGAGGTTCCAACATTTGCTTTTTCATCTCCTAAATAAGGAACAGATCTACATTTATTACTAATTGGAGTTTCTACGCCATCTTCATTACAATACGTTATTGTAACATTCAAATCAAATCCAATTACAGATTCAATGACATCTACGTCAGTTCTCATAATACTACATTTTTAATTTAACAAATCTGTACAATACTATAATACCAGCAATAAAAATAAATCCTAATAATGTCCAAAAAAATGGACGCATCATCTTTTGTTCAGATTCTAAATCATGAATAACAGATTCAATCATTCCAATTTGAGATTCTAGCTCATACCTACGTTCCTTGTACCACTTTTCAGATGGTTCAGATATATGTAGATCTTCTAGTTCATTCATGTACTTGAGTTTCTTTTCTTCAAGTTTGTTAATTCTTTTACTTATACTCATTTGATTAAATTTAATTGTGAATACTATCCATAAAAAAGTGGATGCATACGTCATGTACACACCCACCTTCATGGTCTTTTTACAACCACTGCAAAATATCTACTGTTCCTTCTCCTCTTTCTCTTCTTTGAAAAACTTGTGCTCTAACATGCGAGGTAACAAATTAAGATTGTAGTCAATATCAGCATATGTAACTGAACCTGTGGCATCAAATCCCATTTTGAACGCATACTTCAAACGCTGAATGTTGCTTTTTACAAATTGAAAAATTTCATCATTCTTTTTGTACTCTTGGTCTAAAAGATTCAAGTAATGTTCTTCTCCATTTTTTGCACGCACAACAGCTTCTTTCCAATATTCAATTTCATTACTTTGGTTGTCTATTGTTTCTAATGCTAAATCAAAATCAGCTTTTGTTAAAAGTGTCTCTTTAGACTTTGCATCATTTTTCTTAAGGTTGATACTTCCTTTTTTTGTTTTACTTTCTCCCATGATCTTATTGGTTTTGATCCATTAAAAATACCTTTTAGGACAACATTGTCCTCTCTTAATCCATCTGTGCACATTGCACACACAATTGCTGTATCTGATATACATCGTTTGCAAATACTCTCCATCATTCTGATTCTTTTCCTAATTTAATCCAATCTGCATCACCTAATATCCATACATCTTCAATGTATCCTTGTGGATTAAGAACATATATAGTTGAAGGGAATTCAAGAACTATGTGATTATCAAGACGTTTTGTAATTTCACAAATTGTCTCTTTTTCATAGTTGAGTACGCAATTTACGAATTTTTTCTCAGATCTTGTCAAGTGTTTTGAATAGGTCTTTTGTGCATCAGCACTGGTCACACCTAACAGGACCAAAATAATCATTATTATTTTCATATTTTTTCTTTTCTAATGTACGTAATATGAAACATGTCTTTTGTCAAAAAACCATCAACAATACTTCCATGTTTTAATAAATTCTGTGGTATTTCGCTGAGGTTTGATATCTTATGAGTTGTAGAAGTTATTCTACTTCCCACATCAATGTTATCTTCTGCTATGTTATACATGCTTTTAATAACAATCCAATCACCAAGATAATCTTTTTGTAAAAGATTGGACATAGGAATCATACCACTTTTCTTCATGCAGTTTAAATTAACCACAACAGAGAAACTCCTTGGTAAACCAAAGAGTAACTCCATTATAGCAGAGATTGAGCTACTTTAGCTCAGGACATATCATAAAAAATGGAGCCTTGTGGTTATCCAAGCTCCAGCCAACCTTTTTAGTAGGATTTTTAAAGAGTAAGTTACTAACTAGTAAGTTACTAAGCAGTAACCTACTTAGTAAAACCAGCCTTGTACTTAGCTTTTGCTATCTTCAGCTCCAACTTCTCTTGGTCAGTTTTAGCAAACACACTTTTATCAATAGAAACTCTGTTCTTATTGATTAGCGTGCTCAACTCCTGACGTAAGTTGTTGGAAGCGTTAGATGCATCAGACTTTGGTACAAGCTTAGCACTACCTCTAGTGGCATTGTTTGAATTCTGCATATGTTATAATTAAAAAAATGAATACTAATTTATAGATTGTCTAGCGTAATCAAGCTGTCAAGTTCAGAATATTTACCTGAATACACATTTTTGCTATCAACACCTTCTACCCAGATACTATCTTCTGATACTTCCAGGTAGTATTCAATATCAATATTGCCACCAATTTTTACATCTTCAAATCTTTTAGCAGGATCAGCATTGTATACAGCTCCTATAAATAGTCCTGTTCCAAATGCTAATACTACTGATGCAATTGCCCACTTTAAATTTTCTCTTTTCATTTGTTTTATTATTGGTTATTAAATTTCTGATAAAAAAAAAGGAGGAATGTATTACACACTCCTCCTCCTTGCTTTAACTTCCCACGGTTATTGCATTATTTCTCTAAGAGGTAACTCACTGACTTCTTTCATCACTTTGGTCACGTCTCCTGGTGTCAAATAACCTATAACATCACAAGTAATAGGTGTATCATACACAAGGGTAGACTCTTTGTCTTTAGGTCCCATGTGTATTACTGCAAGTTCATACAAACCTTCCTTACCACCCTTAGTGTATTCTCCACGTATAACAGACACACCATAGTGGTTGTCAAAAAGATGATGAGAATATTCACCCATCCACTCATTGTTTTCAAATTTCAAGTCTTCAAATGTCATATTTTTGATTTATAAGTTACTATTTTGTAGATCCCCTCTGTACTCAGTTGTAACCTATAGGTAGTATGTGTTATATACATACATCTAATTTCGATTACAACTGCCTGACCTTGGGAATCAGGAATGGTACATTAAAAATAGACTACCCTACTAGAGAGTAGTCTATAACACAGTTTGTTATGAGCACTGTATAAGCTGTTAGCTTTTTGAGCTGTTATCCATAGCTTGGAGAAAACATCAGTTAGTTCACTATTACCACCACAGTAATATCACCTAACCTAGTTTTTTTCTTTGTTTGACTGTTGGTTAGACAGCTTAAGGGAATAAAAGAAGCTATATTAAAATCCCTTTTCGTACTCTCACAAGGTTGCAACCCTTGACTTAATTTTCCATACCACTGATGGTGTGCAAGTTACTGCCAATATAAATTGTATTCTTTATACACCTCTTCAGGTGTCCTGCTTGGATGAGAGTAATAGGTTGTTTCAGTAGTTCCACAAGGGAACTTAACGCATACGCCATGAGTATCTAAACTCTGAGGGCAACAACAATGTATACTTAAATCAGGACTCTTACCTGCAAATCCCTACATAGTCAATAGGAATGGCTTTCTCATAAAAAACTGACTTGCAAATCAGAATAATATGATAAGAAAAAAGGGAGAACTTAATCTCCCATATCAACAGAGTACGCAATCCTTTTAACAGGATCAACATATAGACAGGATGAACCTGACCTATTACTAAATGCTTTCTCATAATTACCCTTAGGAAGAGTAATACCAGAGTTAAGCCAACCAAGCCAATTAACTCCTTGTGCTAACATATGTTGTTTAGCTTCTTCATAGGAGTAATACTTATCAATGGTAACTAATAGAATGTTTGTCATAGACGTGGGTTTTAATGTGGTTAATAGCTATATAGTACGTAAATTCATTGTGTTATTGTGGCAAAAAACTAAAAGCAAAGAAAGGTATAGTGAGGGACTGATCCCCCACTCTTACCTCCTCTAAATCAGGTAGTTACTTGTTATTCACCACCTGGCAACATGCCTTTACCACTCTCAAGTGCTTTAGACGCGCTAACCTCTGCTTGATTATCGTGAGAAACATTCACATCATGCAATTGATCAGCAGTATCCCACTTAACAAAGCGTAAAATACGTTCTCCATTGCTTGTCAACGCAGGACCATCAGCACCAGCACGCTTGATATAACTATCAATAGCCTCCTCATAGCTTACGTCATCACGCAGAAACTCCTTAGCTACATCAGCAGGTACTTGAGATTCTAGGAACTCAAGGGCTACCAATTTACCAGCTACTTGCAAACCTTTACAAGAGCTTACGAACTGCTCAAGCGTAGCAGTCTTACCGCGTAATAAGCACGTGCGCTTAACTTCGCGAATCCATCCAGCGGTCATTACAATAGCACTTTGCTCTAATTGCACATAACCAAAATCAGCGTTTGAATCATACGCTGTCACTACAGATCCCTTCTTTCCAGGGACAATTCTTACATTACTCATACATCAAGAGTTTAAATTTATACTGAGTTCAATGGGGGTTGCTGTATTGGACAGATCAACGTGTTGTACACCATTCCCCATGGGTTGTTTATTACCTTTCATCACCCTGGGGAAAAAACTGCATGCGTATCGTATGTCAACCTACATTCCACCATTCATCTCCACCAAGAGGACAAAAAACTGCACAACTTGACGCAACGTGTGACAGAGTGTACTCCATCATCTATGCATCGTGTGTGCAGTTTGTCCCCAATGGGTGGTTATTAGTAGCTCATGGGTTCCCCCATCTGGTTCTCCATTGAAGCTACATCAGCATCAATAGCTTTTTGCAAATGATGGCTTAATAATTCAAGAGCAACTGTTGCACCTGCTAGTCTTTCAAAGCTTAGTTTTTTACTAAGTACTGAATAGCCACTAGCATCAATAGCTTTCTTGTCTTTATTAAGTTGATCAATTCTTGCATCAATCATAGCTACAACATCAATCAAAGTTCCTTTGTCCATAATACATAGTTTTAAAATACAGGGTGAGATACAGCACCCTGTTAACTGTTTATTTTGAGCCAAGCATTGGCATTAGCATACACGCCCAGAAGACGCACATGAATCCAACTGCTTGAAGCATGTGAGAGCCAAAGCTCATCAGCAAGCCACTAAATACCCCTAGACATAACACTGCCCAGAGGTATAAGATTACTGTCTTTGTCATACCTTGCCATAGTTTTTAAGGGTGACAGAAACAGACTCAGATAGTTCAGAGTCATGTACCTCAGTGAACTTGCTTCTACATAGTAGAACAAACTCACGTGGATGACTCTTGTGTTTTGGATTAGTAACCCAGCACACATTCAGATTCAGGTGTAGACCTGATACTGTGGAGGCAAGAGGAATGACAACATAGCGTCCATTCTTCATATTGCCAATAGCGTATCTAACGCCATCTGACTCCTCATGCAGAAACATATTTTGTATCTGCTTATCTTTCATGAACTCTGCAAGAGGTTGTGAGTCCATGAATGTAAAATTGTACTTACACATAGTAATTTGTTTTAAAGATTAATAAAAGAGAAGCACGCCTATTTGACGTGCCTCTCATAGGACTGTTTAGAATGGTGCGTCCTCTTTCTTAACACCACCTGCTTTGGAAGCAGTCACCTCAGCGACATTGTCATGAGAGATGGTCATGTCAGTAATGATAGCAGCGCCATCATACTCACAGAATCTCACAATGCGTTTGCCACCTCTAGTGAGTAGCACGCCATCCTGACCTGCGCGTTTAACATATGGCTCAATAGCCTCGTCAAACGTCACGTCATCACGCAAGTTGGCTTTAGCCACATCTGCAGGAATTTCATCCTCCAAATACTCGCGCACTGCAATGCGTCCTGGAAGAGACTTGGTTGCAGCGACCAATTTCTCCAAACGCTCAACTGTACCTCTCATGAGGCAGGTGCGTTTAGAATCACGTATCCAACCGCCATCAAAGACAGTAGCTACGGTTTCCAGAACAATGTATCCATACTCCTTGTTAGTAGCATAGACGTTAACTAATACTCCCTTAGTATTAGCTTTGATAGTTACAGCGTTTGTTGCCATAATCGTGGGAATGGTTGACCTGCACCAAAAGGTTAAATTAAAATTGTGTACTATAATTCTAAAGGCCATAGTACGTATGCCTGAATATCTTGGGGGTTGCTGTATTTGTTAGATAACTTGTATCCACTCTACATCACCATGCTTGTCATACTGCAATTCAGCATTGCGCAGGTAGTGAAACTCCTTGCCATCAATTCTGCTCTTGAATGTTGGAGTAGAACTGATGAGTCTTTCAAGGATGTCTATTGAACCTTTGATCTGCATCGTAAGTGAGTTACTTAAGTCATGTAACTCTAGAATGCCATAGGCCTTATCATCAGTGATGTGATCAAGGACTACTGTTGGGTTTGTGATTATAACTCGCATAACATAGGTGTGGTTGACCTGAAGTACCACAAGGTTCTAAATTAAAATGTGCATTGTAATTCTAATGGCCACAATGCTAATGCCTATCATGAGTAATCATGTACGTAAGAGAGTAGGACAACAGTTAATAGAGTATCACAGAGAGATGATTAGTCTCCCTGTGGCTCGTCCTGCGCAGGCACTTGGCATCCCACCAAGTCTTTGAAATCACATGCAGTTGTTTCTGTAGTAAGCGTATGCTTCTGACAGAGACAATGCAATGATTTGTACTCCTGCAATGTAGTATGTTTTGTACATTGTATAGGTTTTTTGTCCTGGATATCATGGGGGGTGCTGTGTTCTGGCGTGGACTGGGGGAGCTGTAGCATAGACAGTACCCATAATCTCTTCCTCAGAGAAATTTCAGTACTTGAAAAATTTTTATATAGAAATTTTTTTTTGTAACTTATAGTGTAAACATAAACACATTGCGCAATGAAAACACAAAAAATTAACTTAATTAATGTAGACTTCTCTGGGTTTTCTGCTACTGAAGCAGATCGTAGAGATGGTGCAGTTGGCCACGTAAACTATGCGTTGTCACAAATTGATTTAGCTACTGGTATTGACACAGATTATAATGCTCGTGGTAGAGTATTATTTAACATCTTAGGACAAGCTTCTAATAACGATGGTATTAATAGTGGTAGTTCTCTTGTTATTGGTCAGAAGTATATTATTGACTATTTAGAAGAAGGTGATGATTTTACTAATGTAGGTGCTGCTGAGAATGCTGTTGGGGTAGTGTTCACTGCTACTGGTGAAACTCCTGACGTTTGGAATGGAAGCGTTTTACATGAAAACTTATCCAAAGATATTAGTGATATTGTTAGGAAGTATAGTGATGCAGAATTTTACAAATGGGTATTTCTTGCAGATAGTGCACTTGCAAGTTTTAATAAAGGATTTGAATATATTGGTGGACCATCTGTGCTTACAGGTGATGACATGTTTGATTATATTTCTGTTGATCCTGAGCTTGTTACTGAAAATGTAGAATATTACTATGGAAATATAACTCTACTTAACATGGATACTAGAATTTATGATTCTACATTTCCAGTACTTAATTTTAGTACGTATACAGATCTTGAGATGGATCAATCATTTCTTGTATTAGAAGGTGTTGATTTTAGAAATTACACAGTATGGTCATCTCCATTGGCAGGGGTTTATCGTAGCCTTGATGCAGGTTCAGCATACTTGTCAGAATTTGTTAATTCAGAAGATGGTAAAATTTACATTCCTGTAGTTGATACAAAGATAGGATTGAGATTTGACTTTGAGATTCGCTTGTATGACTATGTGGCGCCAGTTCCTGTAGTTGATGTTGATAGGTAATTTACTCTAGAAAGAGGAAAGGGGGTAGTTGCTGATGCTACCCCTTTTTTTTATGACCAGTGGTTATTAGGTTTTTCCCAATAGAATTCTAGTTCGCGATCTGAGTGTTTGTAGTATCTTCCTACTACATCTGATTTATAGATACTATCTATGTTTTCAAACAATGCCGCTGTGTAGTAATCTATACCAGCCACTTCTAAGCATTCTGTGATCCATGTATAGTTCTTACCAGTAATCACACCTGCTTCTATGAGGATTACGTTTTTGTATTTTTGAAATTTACGAATACCCATAGAGCTTGTTTGATCTAGCATTTGCTTTATGTAAATGTTTTTGTCCTCATCTGGGTATGGTACGTCAATGAAGGTTATATCTAGCATTTCACCATCTTTACTCAAATGATGTGCTGCATGCATTCCTACTGTTGCGCTGTAATCTGGACTTACTATGACTACAAGTGTATTACTTGGGTGGGTGTCAAGTTTTTCTAAACCTCTACAAAAAGATTTGAGTACTGTCCATTCTAAATCACGTGATACATACATATTAATAGTTTTGATAAAGATAATATAAATTTGTTTAGTTTAAACTTTTAAGTATATTTGTCAAAACTTTAATAAAATTTTTATGGTAGAAGAAGAAACAAAAGATGTATCACGCGAAGATGTAGTAGCTTGGTACAAAGACCAACTTGAATTGGCAACGTTGCGTGCTGATCTTGCAGAGCAACAAGCACGTGCGACAGGTTATGAGTCACAACGTTTGCAACACATGGTGATGATTGCTAACATTAAAACAGCTAGTGAGAACATTGCTGAAGAAGAAGATGAATCACCAGAAAATATTAAATCTTAAAAGTTTAAAGTATGAAGTTAGTAGGAAGACGCGTTTTATTAAACGTACCAAAAAGACCAGAGTCAATTATTGAGTTGACTCCAGAGACAGAGCGTGAGTTAGAAATGAAGATGATAGATAAGTGGATAGCACTTGAAGTCTTTGAAACAGGAGAAGATGTGGAAACTGTAAAATCAGGTGACAAGGTTTATGTACCTTCTTCTGCTTTACAGAATGCAGAACGTATACCTGTGGATGGTGATACAAAAATGATGATTGCAGAATTTGACATTGCAATTGTATGGTAAACTTAAAAATCAAATAAGATGAATACAGAAGAAAAAAACCTAGAAACAATTAATGAAAAACCAACATTAGAACAACCAACAATTGTTGATGAACAACTAATAGACATGTCAAAAGTTTCCACAGAGAGTCGTGGAGAGAAGTTGGTTGGCATTAATTTTAATCCATCTAGAGATAATGATGTTGACACAGTAAAACGCGCGTGTGCGTACTTGATTGATGTAATTGAAAAGCATCGCGAGAATTGCATGCATGATGGAAGCTTGACCACAAACAAAGAATTTTTGATGAACCATGCTCTTGGTGAGATTATCAATGCGCAGATGAATGTTGTTAAGGTGCTTACTTTTACAGAAGATGGAAGTAAGTAAAGTTGAAAAAAAGTACAGATTGACTCATTATGACCTGGTTAAATATCAGGTCATAACTGAGTTTGTGTTCTTTAAGAAAGAGAATCTTATTGACACTGATCTGGAACTACTTACGCTTTTGGCACTTGAAGGACCTATTGATTTAACTAAGTTTTGTAACACTGTGGTTAAGAAAACATATCCTGAAATAAACCCAGAAGAATTTGGAGTAAGGGCGCAGAACATACGTAATAAGTTAACTAAACTTGAGAAACGTGGTATGATACGCAAATCTGAGGCATATAAAAAGACAATAGAAATTGCTATGTCAGTTCCTGTTTTAAAGTCTGGTAATGTAATGTTGGACTACAAATTTCTAGCACTTGCGACCAGTTAAACGTAAACAGATTTCTGAAAAAGTTGCAGAAAAGTTAAATTTATCTGTTGAGACAGTTGATGAAATAATATCATGTTATTATAATTCTATTCAAAGACAACTTAGTAATTTAGCTTATCCACAAATTTCTGTAGGATTTCTGGGTACTTTTTTTATTAAACGTAACAAGTTAGAAAACAAGTTAATGATATATGAAAAAGCACTTGCAAAATTGGAAGATATTATTGAACCAAATCTATCACAATTCAAATCAATCAAAGAACTAAAAGAAGACATCTTGAAATTTAAAAGTATGATTGAAATGCTTGATGAAATGGATGATAAAAAGATTACAAAGAACAACGAAAAACAAATTTATAAACTTAAAAATTATGAGTCTAATAAACCTGTGGAAACAAAAAGGAAAGATATTTGAAGGCGTGAAAAACAGCATCTTCAAGCAAGAGCATATTGAAGAAATTGCTAGATCAAGAATGCTTATATGTGAGGATTGTTTTTTTATTGATAAGGAAGGTTCTAAATGCTACATGCCTGGCACGCAGCCATGCTGTGGGGATTGTGGTTGCAAATTATCATTTAAAACACGATCTTTATCATCAGAATGTCCAAAAGGAAAATGGGATGCTGTCACTTCAGAAGAAGAAGAAGAAGCTATTATTAACAGTATAAAAGATTAAGTATGTTAACATTTGAACCAGAGCATCATAAATATACTTCACTTGATCCTAATGATAAAACAAACTGGATAAGTGTCACAACCTTAATAAGTTTTTTCAAGCAACCTTTTGACGCAAAATCAATATCAAAAAAAAGTTCTAAAAGTAGCAAGAAGTGGCAAGGTATCCCACCAGATAAAATACAAGAAATATGGAAAGCTGAAGCCAAGCGTGCAACAGATTTAGGAACATGGTATCATGATCAACGTGAACATGACATAGTATCATGTGATACTATCAATCGCCATAATTCTAATCTTCAAGTTATTAGACCAATGCTAAATGATAAAGGATATAAAATAGCATCTTCGCAAAAGCTACTTGTTGGTATTTATCCTGAGCATCTTGTGTATGTTAGATCTGTTGGTGTTTGTGGTCAATCAGACTTAGTTGAAATTGCACATGGTAAAATACACATCACTGATTACAAGACAAACAAAGAGATTAAGCTAAAATCATTTGTAAATTGGGAAGGAATTTCTCAAAAATTAAATCAACCTCTTTCACATCTAGATGATTGTAACTACTTTCACTATGCATTACAACTTTCTGCATATATGTATATGATTCAAAAACATAATCCAAAACTACAACCAGGCAGTTTGATCTTGCATCATGTTGTGTTTGAAGTAGAAGGAGAAGATGAATATGGTTATCCAATTGTCAGTCGCACTGCACAAGGAGATCCAATTGTCAAAGAAGTAATACCCTATGAACTTCCCTATTTAAAAGAAGAAATTGTTGCATTATTTGAATGGCTGAAAAATAACAAAAATGAGATATTAAATTTCTCAAAAAATAAAAAATAATGATTAAATTATTTGATATACAAAATAGTGTAATAGTACCAACAGAACACTGTTATTCACTCAAGGCTTTAAAAGACATAATGGATAAGTATCCTGATGATTTTTTAAAAATCTATCAGTATTTGTTCTACATGACTTGTCCTAATCCTGATGTCAATCCATTTTTTGATGTACGTACACATGAAAAAGAAGAACTTATACTTACACAACTTCAAGCAGAATTTTCTACTGAAGATGAGGATATTTTTATTGCTTTGGAATTCTGCAAAAAGTTGTATGAAACACCTTCGTACAGGGCTTACATGGGTATCAAATCTATGTTGGATCGCCTTGCTACATACATGGAACATACCCCAATACACCATGGTCGTGATGGTAATATCACACCGCTGGTCAATGCAGCTGCAAAGTTTGAACAGATACGTGGCTCGTATAAAGGAGCATATAAAGACCTCATGGAAGAGCAAAAAAGCACAGTCAGAGGAGGACAAAATCTTGCATACGATCAATTCTAAAACCATGGAACAATTTATGTTTTTTGTAAAAGTAGAACACATAACAGAAGGACTGTTAATACAAAGAGACTTACCATGTGTGCCCTCAAAAGGCGACTGGATAGAACTTGGAAAAGAAAATTATGTAGTTAAAAATGTTTCTTGGAACTTTTCTGACAGAAGAACAGTAACTTTATTGGTTGATAGACCAAAATTTTAAGATGTATAGAGAGATACCCACATACGATTGCAATCTTAAAGAGTGGAGTTACACTTCTTTTGAGACACAAGAAGATCTTGCTGATTATGTTGAAAGCATATTTAAAGAACCTGGCAAATATGAATTTGATGAATGCTCTGTAAATTTTAATGCAGAAGGTAGAAAGTTTAATAAAGATAGAGTTTATTGTATTGCACCAGAACGTTCAAAAGACTTTGTAGAATATTGGAATACAGAAAAGAATAAATGCAGAAATGGAGTAATATATAAACACAATAGTAAGACTTGGTATTTACCACGTGATTACTATATGTGGTTAAACTTTTTACCAATCTATAATAAAGAAGTAAATAAGTTTACTTTTGCTGATGTGCGTGATGCACAGTATCACATGGCATTATATGAAGAGTTAGCAAAGTTAAAAAATAAACATGCTGCTATTCTTAAGAAACGTCAAATTGCTTCTTCTTATTTTCATTCAGGAAAGATTGCAAATCTGTTTTATTTTGAAGAGGGTTCTGTATCCAAAATGGCAGGATCATTAAAAGATTACATCAATGAAAAAGGTACATGGCGTTTTCTTGAAGAGTATCGTAACTTTTTAAATAAACATACTGCATGGTATCGTCCATGTAATCCAGACAAGGTTCTTAACTGGGAACAGAAAGCTGAAACCACACAGGGAGGTAGAAAGGTGGATATTGGTTTGAAGTCAGTTATATTTGGATTGGTTCTTGAAAAAGATCCTACAAATGGTGTAGGTGGTCCATGTACTTTATTCTTTCATGAGGAAGCAGGAATTGCCCCAAAGATGAACATTACTTTAGAGTACCTTTTACCAGCCATGAAATCTGGTATGATGTATACAGGTATGTTTGTAGTGGCAGGTTCTGTAGGTGATTTAGATCAATGTGAACCTTTAAAAGAATTAATACTTAACCCTGACTCAAAAGATGTTCTTGCAGTAGCAACAGATCTGCTTGATGATAAAGGCACTAGAGGATTTTGTGGATTGTTTATACCAGAACAATGGTCAATGCTTCCATGTATAGATGAGTATGGAAATTCACAAGTAGAGAAAGCATTAGAGATGATTCTGCTTGAGCGTGAAGACTGGAAGAAAAAAGTTAAACCTGAAGATTATAGATTGCGTATTTCTCAGAAACCTATTAACATTAAAGAGGCTTTTGATTATAGAAAAGATGCAAGGTTTCCAGAACATCTTGTAGCACAGCAAATTAGACGCATAGAGGAAAAACAATATCCTACAGAATATGTTGATTTGATATGGGAAGATGATAAGATTATACAACAGTTCACGCGTAAGCTTCCAATCATGGAATTTCCAATCTCTCCAAAAACAGAGAATAAAGAAGGTGCAATAATAATCTATGAGAAGCCAATTGAGAATCCTAAGTTTGGAACATACTATGCATCTATTGACCCTGTGTCAGAGGGTAAAACAACTACATCTGAATCTTTATGTTCTATCTTTGTTTACAAAACTTCACAAGAAGTAAAAGTGCATAAAAAAGATGGAACAGTAGAGATAAGAATGGAACGTGATAAAATTGTAGCTGCATGGTGTGGTAGGTTTGATGACTTAAAGAAGACACATGAACGTCTTGAGTTAATCATACAGTATTATAATGCGTGGACCATTGTTGAAAATAACGTTCATTTGTTTATACAATACATGATTTCAAAACGCAAACAGAAATACCTTGTGCCTAAAAATCAAATCATGTTCTTGAAAGAACTGGGTAGTAATAACAATGTGTTTCAAGAGTATGGTTGGAAAAATACAGGTACAATGTTTAAGTCAAATCTTGTATCTTATGCAATACAATTTCTTGAAGAAGAGATTGATACAGAAACAAAACCAGATGGAACAATAACAAAGGTTACATATGGTGTAGAAAGGATACCTGATTTAATGTTGTTAAAAGAAATGCAAGCATACAGAGATGGACTTAACGTTGACCGTTTGGTAGCATTCTGTGCGTTAGTCGCATTTGCACAAGTACAAGAATCAAATAAAGGATTTGGAAAACGCACAGAGCATGAAAACACTGATCATTTGCAAAACCCAAATAAAAATAGTAACTTATTAGTGAGTCCATTTCGTCATATTGGCAATTCTACAAATACTGCAGAATCAGCACTTATGAGGAAACCTAGGAATCCATTTAAAAACATGAGATAATATGCAAGTATTTAACGCACTGCAACTTAAGAATGGCGCCAAAGTTGAAAGTAACAGAATGGGTACATTTACTCAACCTGTACAATTTTTAAGAACATCAGAAAAAGACGAAGCATGGGGTGCTTGGAATATGGATTGGTTTGAGATGCAAGGTCTAAAGCAAATACGCAGAAATGCTAGACGTTTGCTAAAGAACTACAAATTGGCCAATGGTATTATTGACAAGACAGACTATATTGTTGAAGAAGATAATGACATGGCAGAACTTATTGATGTTCTGACAAAAGAAGATGTGTCTGCATTTGAGTTAAAGTTTTTTCCAATTATACCAAACGTTATAAATGTAATGGTTGGTGAGTTTGCAAAGCGCAATGATAAAATCATGTACAAATCTGTAGACGATGCATCATACAATGAGATGCTTGAGGAAAAACGTGCAATGCTTGAACAAACTTTATTGTCTGCAGCAGAGGGAAAGATGCAAGCAAAAGTTCAGGAAATGGGACTTGACATGAACAATGAAGAGCAAGCACAACAAGCTCAGCAAATGATGTCACCAGAAGCTATAAAAACATTACCAGAAATAGAAGAATTTTTTAAGAAGAACTATAAATCATTAATAGAAGAATGGGCAGGACATCAGCATAATGTTGATACAGAACGCTTTAATCTTAAAGAGCTTGAAACTGTTGGATTTAGAGATAGTCTTGTTGCAGATAGAGAATTTTGGCATTTTAATATGCTTGAAGATGACTATGAACTTGAAGTATGGAATCCAGTTATAACATTCTATCATAAATCTCCAGGAGCTAGATACATATCACAATCTAATTTTGCAGGTAAGGTTGATTTAATGACACCAGCAGACGTAATTGATAAATATGGATATGCTATGTCAGGAGAACAGTTAAAGAGCCTTGAGGCTATTTATCCTGTAAAATCTGCAGGTTACATTTTACCAGGTGTACAAAATGATGGTTCATTCTACGATGCCACGCGCTCACATGAGTGGAATGTTGATGGTCCATCATTGGGAATGCGTCAGTTTACTTCTTATCGCGATACTGTTAATAGTACTGGTGATGATATAATTCTTAGAATTCTTGCAGAGTCTGAAGACTTAATGGATTTTGATAATACTGGTCTACTACGTGTTACAACATGTTATTGGAAGTCTCAGAGAATGGTTGGTCATATGACTAGAATTGATGAAACAGGTATGCTTGTGGATTTAATTATTGATGAGAATTATAAAGTTACTGAGAAGCCAGTTTATGACACAAAGGTTATTAAGCAAAAGTCACGTGACACACTTGTCTTTGGCGAGCATATAGATTGGATATGGATTAACCAAACATGGGGTGGTGTAAAGATTGGTCCTAATAGACCAACGTTCTATGGTAACACAGACAACCTTAACTTTTCTCCTATCTACTTAAACGTAGCACCAGTAAAATTCCAATTCAAAGGAGATTTTACATTGTATGGTTGTAAGTTACCAGTAGAAGGTGCTATATTCTCAGATAGAAACACTAAGTCACGTTCTATGGTTGACAAAATGAAACCATATCAAGTTGGATATAATCTTGTAAATAACCAAATAGCTGATATCTTAATTGATGAATTAGGTACTGTTATTATGTTGGATCAAAACGCATTGCCACGTCACTCTGCTGGTGAAGATTGGGGACATGGTAATTTTGGTAAAGCGTATGTTGCTATGAAGAACTTTGGTATATTACCTCTTGATACATCAATTACAAATACTGAAAATGCATTGAACTTTAATCATTATCAAGTACTTAACCTAGAGCAAACAAATAGATTAATGTCAAGGATACAACTTGCTAATCATTTTAAACAACAGTGTTTTGAAACTATTGGTTTATCACCTCAGCGTATGGGTGCTGTAAATGCACAAGAAACAGCGCAAGGTATAGAACAAGCTATTAATCAAAGTTATTCTCAGACTGAGATGTATTTTGTACAACATTCAGAATACTTAATGCCACGTGTACATCAAATGCGTACTGACTTAGCTCAGTATTACCACTCAACCAGACCAAGTCTTAGACTTCAGTATATGACAACTATGGATGAGAAAGTAAATTTTGAGATGAATGGTACAGAACTTTTGGCAAGAGAGTTAAATATCTTTATCTCTACCAAAGTCAATCAACGTCAGATAATGGAGCAGATACGTCAGTTGGCTATACAGAATAATACATCTGGAGCATCTATTTATGATTTAGGTAATTTGATTAAAGCTGATTCACTTGCAGAAATAACACATACTCTTAAAGCGGTTGAAGAGAAAGTTCAAGGTCAACAACAACAACAAATGCAGTCTCAACAACAATCTGAACAAATGCGTCAAGATGGTGAAAACAAACGTCAAGATGCTGAACTTCAGTACAAAGCAGAACAAGCACAACTTGATAGAGATACAGAAATTCAAGTTGCTGAAATACGTGCAGCAGGATTTACTGGTATGAAAGATCAGAATCTTAATCAGCAAACTGACTACATTGATACGCTTGAATATCTTGACAAACGTAGAGAAAGAGATAGAGGTCAAGCAATTGATGAAAGTCGTGAGACTAATAGAATGGTTGAAACTCAAATGAATGCTGATATAAAACGTCAAGAGATACAATCACGTAGAGATATTGCAGATAAGCAAGTACAAATTGCTCTTGCAAACAAGAATAAGTATGATGTTAAAGATACAAACAAGAAGAAAAAATAGTCTAATAGCTATATAGTGTCAAAAATCTTTACTAAGCATCATTGCTAGTTTAAATTTTTGAAGTTTATTTGCTAACTTATTATTGAAGGAAGAAGAAGAAAAAACCAAAAAACAAATTGTATGGAAGAAATAACAAAAGCAATGACTGATCCACAAGAGGTGAATTCAGTAACACTTGAAAACATTGATGACTTTTTACCTTTACCAGGTGCAGACAGTGTGGTTACAACAGATGAAGAAGAAACTAAAACAGTTTTTTCAAAAAATGATAAACCAACTGACTTTAGTTTCATTGACAAAGATGATGAAAACACTAAGGTAACTAAAGAAGAAGTTGATGAGGCATTGTCAGAACTAGATGGCGCATTTAGCGAGGATGATGATTCAAGCAAAGTAGGTAGAAAGAAGATTGACAAAAGTGGAATGGTTGAAACATTCTCAAAACTTATTGAAGAAGGCGTCTTAATGGGTTTTGAAGATGACAAGTCCATGGATGAATACTCTATAAAAGATTGGAGAGAATTAATCCAAGCAAATATAGATGAAAAGGAGAGAGCCTTACGTGAGCAAACTCCAAAAGAGTTCTTTGAAGCATTACCTGAAGAGTTGCAATATGCAGCTCAGTATGTAGCAAAAGGTGGAAAGGATATGAAAGGATTGTTTAGAGCACTGTCACAAGTAGAAGAACAACGTTCATTAGATCCTGGAAATGACGAACATCAAGAAATGATTGTACGTCAATACTTACACGCTACTAATTTTGGAAGTGGTGATCAAGCATTAATTGAAGATCAGATTGAAGAGTGGGTTAATAGTGGCACAATAGCCAAACGCGCAAATCAATTTAAACCAAAATTAGATGACATGCAATCAGAAGTGTTACAGTCTAAACTTGCACAACAAGAGCAGTTTAAATTGCAACAACAACAGCAAAAGGAAATGTATATGGATAACATATATAATACTTTAAAGCCAGGTGATTTGAATGGTGTAAAGGTAGACAACAAGCGTCAAAAGTTCTTATGGGAAGAATTGACCACTTTGAAATATGAAAGTCTACAAGGAAAACCAACAAATCTTTTGGGTAGATTACTTGAAGAGTATCAATTTAGCAATAGTCCTAGATATGACCTCATCGCTGAAACGTTATGGTTATTGTCAGATCCAAATGATTACAAGGAACAGATAAGAAAACAAGGACGTAGTGAAGCAACACAAGAAACTGTAAAAAAATTAAAAACTGAAGAAGCAAGAAAATTATCTTCAACAGTAACAGAAGAAAAAGAAGTTCAAAGTTCAAGACCTTCATTAAAGAAACCACGCAATATTTTTGCAAGATAAAAATTTATTAACTCTAAATACAACAAAAAATGGCAACACCAGTTTTAAACAACGGTCTGTTTCTGAGAGACACAAGCTACAAAGTTTCGTCTCACCTAGATTCATACCACCTAGTAAACATGCTGAAGTCTGCAGAACCTATGGATTTGGGTCCTGTTGATCTTTGGGCAATGTCTCAAAAAGTAGAAATGCCTCTTTACCAAATGTCTTCATTTGGAGGTAAGAACACAATTTTGGTAGACACACCACGTGGCGAGTACAAGTGGCAAACTCCAATTGTGCAAGACCTTCCTTATATTACTGAGGATATTGAATCAGCTTCTGCTATTCTTGGTCAAGATGGTACTACCTTCAAGATCAAACTAAACAGACGTGTATTTGGTCATGGTGATATAATCACTTATGACAAGTATAAAGGTTTGGAGATGTACATCGTTGCTGATGACATTCTTCCTTCTGCTGATGGATTTATCTACACTGTTCAACTTGTTAACAATAACAACAGTGCATCTTTGGATCATAAGTACTTAAAACCAGGAACTAAATTCTTTAGAAAAGGTTCTGCGCGTGGTGAGTATGGAGAAAGATTCTCTGACATTGGTGAATTGACAAATGGATACCGTGAGTACTACAACTTTGTTGGTGGTGCTGAAGCTCACGTACACTATTCAGTATCTTCTCGTGCAGAGATGATGATGAAAGGTGGTTTAAATGCAGATGGTTCAGTTCCTGTAACTGAAATCTGGAGAACATTTGACAAAAATCTTGATCCATCTATCGCAAACATTGACCAAATGTTAGCAGTTATGGGTAAAGAGTATATCAAAAAAGCATATGACAATGGATCATTGACACGTTCTTTCTTGACAAAAATGGAAGCTGCTCACTTGACTAAGATTGCTACAGATATTGAAACTTACTTAATGTGGGGTCAAGGTGGTAAGATTAAACAAGATGGTCCAGATGACATGAGATTATCTGTTGGACTTTGGGCACAGTTAGACAACTCTTACAAAAGAATCTACAACAAATCAGGATTTACTCTTGACTTGTTCCGCTCTGAGATCTTTAACTTCTACAATGGTAAAGTTGAGTTCAAAGGACCAGATCCACAACGTAACTTGATTGTACAAACAGGTATGGCAGGTATGAAAATGATCAACCAACAAATCAAGAGAGAAGCGTTTGGTACAGGTCTTACTGTCAACATGGATCAATCAGGTGTTGGTGCTATCTCTGGTAACAGTGCAATGGACTTGAACTTTGGATTTGCATTTACAAGCTACACAATTCCTTTCTTGGCAAATGTGAAATTTGTATTGAATCCAGCATTTGACAATGTTCACACTAACGATATTGAAAACCCAATCATTGATGGTTTCCCATTATCTTCTTACAACTTTATTATCTTTGACATCACTGACAACACAAATGACAACATCTTCTTGTTGAAATTGAAATGGGACAGTGAGTTAAAATGGTTCTACCAAAATGGTACTATGGACTACATGGGACGTTCACAAGGATTCCAGTCTTCTGGAAACTTTAATGGATATCGCGTTATGATGTCTCAGACAATGCCATCTATTTGGGTTAAAGATCCAACTAAAGTGTTGAAGATAGTTATGAGAAATCCAGTGACTGGAGGATCATTCTAAGGACGCTCCACCTCCTCAATATCAGATGTGAATCTGATGGAAGCAAACGCCAAGAGAGTAAAATCTCTTGGTTCTCTTGAAAGCAACACCTTGGCGTGGTTCAGGAGCTTAGGCAGAAATGCTGACTAACGTTGCAAACTAATAACTTAAAAAAAAAATCATGGCAAGAACACCTCAATTAAATTTTGAAAATTCAACTTATTTTGAATCATTGGTAGCAAATGGTGCTGTTGCATCTGTCATCAATAATACACAAGAAACATATATCATTGTAACAACAGCTTTAATAAATGGTAATGCAATATCATTTGAAGATGCTATTATAAATACTGAGGATTTTTTAAGTTATGCTGTAGGAACAAACAGTGGTGGTAGTATTTACACAAATGGATTTAGAATAATTGGACCATTGGCTGAAAATATTACATTACCTGTTGGAGCAAATGTCCAATATACTGGACCATTAGCAATAGCAAGTGGATACACATTAACTATCCCTGTAGGAACAACTTTAACAATCGTATAAACTTAAAAAATAAATAAGATGAGTACAATAAACGTAGACATAGTTTCTCCTCAGTCTGTTGCAAACGTAACAGTAAGTAGTGGGTTAAATGTAACAGGTGATATAATGAGTTCACCAGGAGGTTTACCTTCAGTAGGAGGAATAAAAGTTGGAGGAGCTAGCAATGGAATAATTCAGATTTCTAATTACAATGTATTAGGTTCTCTGGGTGGTGGTACAGTAGCTATCGGTAATACTGGACAACCAACAGGAGCTGATAACATTTTGATAGGAAGGCTTCCAGGTCAACAATTAACAACAGGTACATTAAATGTTTGTGTTGGAGCTTTAGCTGGCAATCAACTTAGTACTGGTGGGGGAAATGTTTTTATTGGTACTAATTCTGGAGCTACTAATTCAACAGGTCAAAATAATACATACATTGGATCTAATGCTAATCAATATTTAGATACTACTGGAAGTAACAATATATGTATAGGTGCTGCATCTGCTATACCAGCATTAAATTCAGCTAACTCTATTACATTAGGTAATGCAGCTAATAATGTATTACGTTGTGCTGTAACAAGCATTACATCCTTGTCTGATTCTAGAGATAAGAAAAATATTGAAGAATCTACTTATGGCCTTGATTTAATTGAGTCTCTTAAACCTGTTACATTTGAATGGGACACTAGAGATGGTGCTAAGAAAGATATTAAAGACTTAGGTTTTATAGCACAAGATTTAAAAGAATTAGATGATGATTATTTAGGATTAGTGTATGATGAAAATCCTGAGAAATTAGAGGCATCTTATGGTAAATTGATTCCTGTCTTAGTTAAAGCTATTCAAGAGTTATCAGCAGAAGTTAAAGAATTAAAAAATAAATAAAATGAGTACAATTTATGTAGATCAGGTTTTGAATGGAGTTTCATCACCAACAAATACAATTTTTCCTGTTAATATCAATGGAGCAAATGTAAAAGTAATACCTAATAATTTAGGTGATAATGTTAGTATAGGTATTGGTAATGGAGCTTTAGCTGCCTCTACATTAAATACTGAATTAAATAATACAGCTTTTGGATTTAGGGCTTTATTAAATTGTAGCGGAGATGATAACACAGCTGTTGGTAATGCGGCATTACAGACAATTACTGGATTTGGATCTGGTAATAATACTGCTATAGGACAAAATGCAGGATATGGAATGACAGGATCTCAAAACTGCATTTTTATTGGTCGAGGAAGCACAGGTTCTACACCTACAGCTATTAATGAAATAACATTAGGAAATTCTGCAAATACAGTTATTAGAGCTGCTGTAACCACTATTACATCATTGTCAGATGCTAGAGACAAAAAAGATGTTAAGGATTTAAGTACAGGTTTAGAGTTTGTAGAAGCCCTTAGACCAGTTGAGTTCACATGGAACGATAGAGATGAAAATGGTAGACATGATATAGCTGATTTTGGATTCATAGCACAAGATTTAAAGAAAGCACAAGAAGATGCTGAAAAAGCAGAAGTTCTTAAACTTGTCTACGAAGAGAATCCAGAGAAACTTGAAGCTAGTTATGGTAGATTGATACCTGTATTAGTAAAAGCAATCCAAGAGCTATCAGAAGAAGTTAAACAATTAAAAAATAAATAAGATGCCAGTAGGATTGTCAGTTTTAGACATAGACACAGACGTAATAAATCCATTGAATGGAACTATGGTAGATGTAAATGGGGTTAACATTGCAAAAAATGCAAATAACACTATTCAATTAACTTCTAGTAATATATTAAGACCAAGTCAGGAATGCGTGTTTATTGGAAACCTTGCAGGAGCAGCTGATTTATCAACAGGAGGTAATACTTTTATTGGTCATTCAGCAGGAACAAGTAATATTAATGGGTATGCAAATACTTATATTGGTACTGGATCAGGTAGTCAAAATATTAATGGTTCTTTGAATACTTATATTGGAGTTGGTGCTGGTCAACAAAATCAACAAGATGGGAATACATTTATTGGATGGAATGCTGGGAGTAATTCTGTGTCAGGTGTTAATTCTACTTGCATAGGAGCTAATTCACAACCAAGTGTTAGTAATCCCTATTCTGAATTTACACTTGGAAATCCATTTGTAGCAACTCTTAGATGTGCTGCAACTACTATTACAGCAGTATCTGATGGTAGAGACAAAAAAGAAATAAAAGAATTACCAGTTGGTTTAGAATTTATTAATGCATTAAAACCTGTTAAATTTGTATGGAATGACAGAGACATTGAAGAAAAAAGAGATATTAATGATATTGGTTTTATTGCTCAAGATTTAAAAAAGTGTCAAGATGAAAGTGGTATAGCAGATAGTTTGAAATTAGTTTATGAGTCTAATCCTGAAAAATTAGAAGCATCTTACGGTAGATTAATCCCTATCTTAGTTAAAGCAATTCAAGAAATGAATACAGAGATCAAATCTCTAAAAGAAGAAATATTAACGCTAAAAAATAAATAAAATGAGTACACTTAATGTAGATAACGTATTGCCTCAAGGGACAAATATAGTTAATGTAAATGGAGTTAATATAGAAGGAGCAAATAATACTGTTTACGCAGGTAATTCAAGTAATATTCCTTCTTCTTCTGATTCTGTAATTATTGGAGCAGGAGCAGCTACTTCTTTAACAGGTCAAAGTAATGTTGCTATTGGTAGATTAACAATGCTTAGCGCAACAACATGTATAACCACAGTTGCGGTAGGAGCTGGAGCTGGACAGTCATTGACTACTGGTAGTGCAAATACTTTTATAGGCTCTACGAGTGGTAATAATATTACTACGGGAGGCAATAATACTTGTATAGGGCAACAAGCTGGATCTAGTCTTACAGCAAATGTATTTTCTAATACTTTTATTGGTAATCAGGCTGGAAACAATACACCAAGCTTAACAGGTCAAGGAAATATATGCATTGGAAATGGCGCAAGTCCTAGTGCTTCTGCTGTAAGTAATGAAATAACTCTTGGTATTAACTCTATAAATACTTTACGTTGTGCTCAAACTTCCATCACATCTCTTTCTGATGCTAGAGATAAAAAAGAAATTGAAGAATTGCCTGTAGGTCTTGAATTTATAAAAGGATTAAAGCCTGTTAAGTTTGTATGGGATGATCGTGATGAAGAAGGAAGACATGACATTAAAGACTTTGGATTTATTGCTCAAGACTTGAAGAAATCTCAAGAGGATGCAGAGTTAGCTGATACATTAAAATTAGTTTATGAATCTAATCCAGAGAAACTTGAGGCTAGCTATGGTAAACTTATTCCTATTCTTGTGAAAGCTATACAAGATCTTTCTGCTAAAGTTGAAGCATTAGAAGCTAAGAAAAAATAAGTACATTTGTATTACAAAGAAAGAAGAAAAACCCTAAAAACAAAACAAAATGGAAAACATGACCTTAGTTGAAAAGGATAGAGCATTAAAACGCGCAAGCACTGTGTCTATCAAACCTTATGTAAATGCTTCAATCTCTAACATGGGATTGGAGAAATTTGAAATGGCAGTATTTGAAGGAGTTGTACATGAAGAAGTTATAGCATGCCTTGAGTTCAATGGAATTAAAAGATATGTAACAGGTCTTAATGAATTTGCACCAGAAATCAAAATGTTACCAATTGATGAACGTGAAGCAGCAGTAAAAGAAATTAGAACTATTGTAGCACAATTGGAAAGAGAATTAGCATCCAATGTAATTGATCCAAAAGACACAGAGTTTTGGAATAAAGTAAAACTACTTAAACCTGATAATTCTGAGTTTTGGGAAAAGATTGTTTTAAGAATGGGTAATGATCCTGTGTTCTTAGATCCAAAAATTGATTCATATGATCTTATCAAGTTGAAAGCTATTGAAGCAGGTGGATTTTCACTAGTTGCAAAATCACTTGAACAAGCTAGGACAAGTGTAACGCATAAGTTTTATTTGGATAGATATGAAGAAACTATCAGCATTAAAACTGAAGTCAAAAAACTACGTAATAAAGCATTAGCAGAACTTCAAAAACTTTATGACAAGAATGCTAACAAGTTATTCTTAGTGTGTAAAGTGATTGACTCTAATTCTACTGAGTATAGAAAGTCTACACCAAATGATGTTTTATATGACAACATGGATAAATACATTAATGGTGAGACTGTTGACAAAGACAAAAAGAAAACAGCATCAAGATTCTTAGAAGTAAGTGCGTATGATATGGAAACATTGAAACTACGTGCTATGGTGAAAGATGCTAACTATTATAAAATTATTGCTACACGTGGTGATGGTAACATTTATCACATGGATAGTGGTGCAATGCTTGGAAAAACACCAGCTGAAGTATCTGAGTATTTGAAGAATCCTCTAAACGAAGAGATTCTTATGAACTTGACAAGAAATGTTGAACAACACTGGAATAACTAATGGACAATAATCTACTCAGAATTAAGTTTAATGAGCGTTTGAATAAAATCGCTTCATTTGACTATGACAATATTGAATGTTGGCAAATAGCTGAAGCATTTAATAAATCTCAACTTGAGTGGATTAGAAGACAAATTCATGTAAGTGCATCTCATCCTGATTTTGATGAGTCTTCTAAGATGCAAATTGATGACGTTCAACCTATTCTTTTGACAGCTAATATTACTGCAAGTAGAAAGGATTTGTTTTATGAAACAGAGCTTATACCAGAAGACTATCTTTATTTCAAACGTGTTGCAGTAAAAGGTGAAAAAGACTGTTGTCCACCAAGATCTATTATAGTATATCTTGATGAGGCAGCTGATGTTGACAATCTATTATCTGATGACTTTAAAAAGCCAAGTTGGGAATGGGGAGAAACATTCTGCACTATGCAAAGTAATAAGATTCGCATATATACAAACAATGAGTTTGATATTGTTAGTCCTACCTTAACATATTACAGAAAACCTAGATTAGTAGAGTTTGCAGGATGCATTAATCCTACTACAGGATTACCAGCTGTGGCAGATATAACTTCTGAATTTAAAGATGATGTTGTTGAACTTATGATTGATGGTGCAGTTTCTTTGATTGCTGGTGACATTGAGTCATTTAATCAAATGTCTCGCAATCAACAAAATCAAATGATAAATGATTAAAATTTTATAATATGGATTTTTCAGGAAAATACGCATTAAAAAAAAGATCACTAGAAAGTTTATCAGGTGATATAGAAAGTTATCATACTTCTGAGTATCCTCTTGATGAGGAGGTAGCAGAATTAGGATATGAACTAATGTCAGCAGCAACATGCTTTCATAAGTTACATCTAAAAGTAAAAGACCTTGGATCTTTTGCAGCTCATTTAGCTTTAAAAGAGTTGTATGAAGCTCTTCCAGAACATGCTGATGCATTGATTGAAGGATACCAAGGTGCTGTTGAAAGAATAGTAGAATGTTCTCATGAAAAAGAATATTCAAAAAAAGTTTGCAATTCTCCTGAAGAAGCGCTAACTTATATACGAGAGCTTACGAGCGAGATTAATGAGTTACAAGCTATGATGCCTTACAGCGAAATAGTGAATGACCTTGACACTGTCAAGACAACATTAAACTCTGCAAAGTATAAACTCAAATTTTTAAAATAAATTGTTAATTGTTTTTTTTGTTTAATTTTTAAATCTTAATTATTATGTCTTATTTTCCACACGCGTTTCAAAAAATGTTAGTTGGGACACACCCAGCAGGAGCAGCAACACCTGTTCCATTTCCAAGTCCAGCACCAGCTACTACGATAGCGCTTATTGCAGGTCAAATTGGAATTGTCAATGCTTTGACAAATGTTCCTATTGACCCTGCTGTAGCTCCTACCTTTGGTACAGGTGCAGGCCAGTATACACAAGTATACTTAGCACAAGGTAGTTTCCACACAAATGACAAGCTTGGTCCTTTCCATGGCGGTTATAAAGAAACTGTAAAATCTAAAGGTATCAATCCTAAACTTGTAAGTTCGTTCTACAGAACAGATCCTGCAAATCCAGTGAATGATGTTCTTGAGGTTTGTCAAGTAAATTGTGGACTTGATTGTGAAACAATGTATGACTTACGTTTGGACATCAAAGGTTCTCCTGCATTGCGTTTCTTAACTCACAACTTGTACCAAATCCTTAGTGCATACACTGGATGTTGTACATATTCTGGAGCTGCAACAACTCCTGATAAAGTTGATCCAACTGTAGTTTTACTACAATGGGCTGACCAAATCAATGGTGTTGCTTCTGGTAATAACTCTACTCCATTCTTGAACCAATTTGTACAAGCTGTAGTTTATGTTAGAACTGCGTTGAGCACAACTGCTTCTGGTGTTGCTTTAGCTTCAACAGTTACTGTTGTTTCTGCTGGTGCTGGTTTAACTGCAATTCAAGTTGGTAACAAAGTTAAAGTTAATGGATACACTGCATATGTAGGTTCTACTTATGTTGCTGCTTCAACAACTGTTCCTTTGGTTAATGCTAATGGTACTCCATTCATTATACCTGCAACTATTGCTGCTCTTACTCCAATTAAATTCTACAGAACTACTACAACTGCTACTTATGTACCTGCTACAGGCGCTGGTGCTGCTTTAGTAGATTCTTGTATGGATATTGTTGGTGCTTATGTTGATACTATATTTGGTGATTGTTCATTCAATCCTAAAGATCATTTTGAGACTGAGCCTATCTTATTGTACGCTTCTATGTCTGCTTACTCAAACAATTCAAATGACATCAATCCTGGAAACGGTGATCCATGTGTTGTTTCTTGTTTTACAGTTACAGAGATTCAAGAAGCTAAACAAGGTAAAGGATTTGGTGAAACTTTAGTTCGTGAATTAATTCTGGCTAAACGTTACCAACAAGAACCTTGGTATGATGATCCACGTATGCGTGAGGTTATGAATGATACTACTCTAGGAACCAGCAATGGTGGTGGACCAGAGATCATTCGTGGCAACAAATATAGTGCATACTATTTACTACATAGTATTCCTCGTAAAAACAACCCTAGTGGTACGTTTGACAACGATCAGTACCTAGTTAAGGTTGTAGTTCCTGCGTACACAAGTGCTGCTGGTGCTACTTTGGCAAGTTTAAACAACTTCCAAAACTGGTGGAATGCATGGTTAGCTTCTGCTCAAGCAGGTGTTACCCTACAGGTTGTTGCGTAATAGCACAGCTGACTACTATAGACAAAAAGGAAAAGAAGGGTATAACGCTCTTCTTTTTCTTTTTTGTTGTATATTTAAGAAATTTTTCTTAAATTTTAGTGAGGGGATATAAACAAAACCTGTAATTATGGCAATAAAACACATTTTACAATTAGATGTACCTGAAACAGCTTGTGAGAACATTCTCAGAGTTGTTGATACATCAATCTATGCTGATCCAAATTTACTACCAATAGAGTGTCAACAACTTGACATTACTATACCTGGTACAAATCAGCCAGTTTATATAACACTTGGGTTAACACCAAATTTTTGCGAAGTATTTGATGCAACTGATTTAGGTATAACTTGTCCAGCAGGATCTCCCTTAGCAGATGGTTTATATATTATTAAGTATAGTATATCACCTAATGAAGTTTCTTACATAACATACTATCATTTAAGAACAACATCTACTTTGAATAGATATTATGGAGAAATTTGCAAATTACATTTACAAGAATGTGAGCCTGCCTCAGAAGAAATACAAAACCTTAATGACCTTAGATATATAAAAATGCTAATTGATGCAGCAAAGGCAAAAGTAGAATACTGCCATGCAACAGCACAAGGAGTTGATATGCTTGCATACGCTAATAGACTTCTTGATAAGTATATTATGGGTTGTTGTATAACATGTAGATAAAATAAAAGATATGAAATGCTCAAATTGTGGAACTAAACTTACCTGTGGTTGTCAACAAAAGATTGCAAGCGATGGTAAATCTGTATGTAATAGTTGCAATGCTACTTATGAAAGGTCATTAAGACCAAATGCAACAGCTGATAATGTGCAGCATATTTGGGAAATACCTAAAAATTATTATCCAAAAACATAATGGACGCACAAACACACATAAATGAACTTTTCGCTGACTCATTATATCAGGAGTTTAACAGTGATCGTTATGGATTAAAAGGTTGCAAGAAACGTTTGGAGCCTGACTATGCATATGAAATGAAAGCTCTTTATGAAAGAAGCTTAGAACGTAAAAACTGTAACTTGAATTTTGATTGTTGTTGTAGTTTTGAAAGTATTGAAGAACAAATTAACACATTGTAAATGAAGCCATTATCACAAAATTTAGATAAATATAGAAAAGATGGCTGCATGCCTGTTTCTGCATCTTGTGTCATATGGAATGGACCTGATATTCCTTGCATTAATTTATGCAAAGGAGATACAATTGAAGATGTTGTTTATCAGTTGGCAACGATATTATGCGATATTACTGAAAATGTTTTAGATGTAACAACACTTGATTTTGAGTGTTTGTTAGTTAATGGACAATGCCCACCTGAAACATTACTTGAAACATTGCAACTATTAATATCAAATGCATGTACTCCACCAACACCACCAGATCCCCCAGGACCAGATCCTTTACCCAATGTTAACTTACCAGAATGTCTTTGGTATGTTGATGGCGCAGGTGATACTATAACAGCTTTACCTCTTGATGAATACGTTGAATATTTGGCTTCTCAAATTTGTCATATCATTGCGGATGTTTTTAGCATTAACGCTGTTATTGCATCTCTCAATACCAGAGTAACTATTCTTGAAGCTGCTATTGGTGGTGGAGGAGGAGGCGGTGGTGGTGCTATAACTAACATAATCACACAATGTTTAAGTGGTAGTGTTCCAGGTTTAACGTTGCCAATTGCAACTGCATTTTTTAATTTAGAACAAAAACTTTGTGAGTATCTAGAATTACTTGGAACATTGACTGAATGGCAAGCAATGTTTAACAATATATGTATTGATAATACAACCATACTGCCATGTGGAACTGGAACTTATGGTGATATTGCAGGATGGATTGATAATCCTATTTCTGTAGCTGGATCAATGAATAATTTATGGTTAATTGTTTGCAAGATAAATGACTGTATATCAGGCACATCTGTATTACCATGTGTATTAGTGCCACCTGTATCAGCAACGCTTTCAAATCTTACAACTACTGGTTGTAGAGTAAACTGGGTAGCACCTACAACACCAACATCAGAAGCACCACTTGCATACAAAATTGAAGTATATACTTTAATAGGCATAACACCACTTGTGACAACTACAGTTGGTCCAACACCTTCATATTACACAATTGTTAGTCCTTCAATTGTTGCAGGAACTGAATATATTGTAAAAGTTTATGCTGTTTATGATTGTGGAACATCTTCTTCTGTACAAGTGCAGGGTATTTTATCTGACATACCATACGTAGCTAAATTGTTTTACAATAATGGTATTGATGCTAGTACACTAGAAACATGTTCAAATCCAGTTTCAGGAATAGTAACACCATTTACAGAAACTAATCGTGAAATAACAATATCATTAAAAGATAGCGTTGGCGTTCCTGTTATAAATAGTGGTGGACCAATTGAAACAACAATTAGAATTTCACAAGATGGTTGTCCTGGTGATCCAAATACAATAACAGATTTACTTATAACAATTCCTACAGGAAGTACGTTTGGTGTAATAACTTACATAAGCAGTACACGTGTATATTGTCCAGGAGCACCAACTACTGGATGTATTACATTAAATACAAATGTTGATTGTTGGGGTGGATCTGAATTATCTGGTGGAGGACCATTGCCAGCAACAATAGGTATTGATGTGTCATTATCAAGTTTAGGAACATGTTAAAATATTAATTATGTATAGTAAAGATGGGTGCATAAAAACTTCTTCAAACTGTGTGATCTGGGAAGGTCCAGATATTCCATGTTTGAAATTATGTAAGGGAGATACAATAACAGAAGTATTATTTAAACTTGCAACTAAGTTTTGTGATACTCTTGTCATGCTTGATCCAAGTACGTATGATATTTCATGCTTTAATTACTTAGGATGTGCACCAGAAGATTTTGCAGAATTATTTCAAATAGTAATAGACCAAATTTGTAACATCCAACTTACACCTGGTCCAACAGGGCCAGCTGGAGCTGATGGCGATGATGGTCTAAATGGTAATTACGTAGTAGTAAATGAAGTTATGATAGGAAGTCCTTTTTGCCCTTGTGGTGGAATAGAGATACAACTATTTAGTGGAATTACAAATACAGTAATAAACCAATACTATGTATGTAGTGGTTGTGATGGTACAGGAGCAATTGGGCCTCAAGGTCCTGAAGGATCTAGTGGTACTCAAGGTGTAAAAGGAGATCCTGGAAATGCTGGTACAAATGGTAAATCAGGTAGAGGTGTTGCAGTATTTGTACAAACAACACAACCTACATCAACAGACTTTAATAGTCTTTATGGTTCTGTTGATGGCTTTGGTGTAAATAACTTACCAGGCAACAATCAAATTAGACCTGGTGATTTGTGGATAGAACCTTGTAATCCATAATAAGATGGGAGTATATAAAGTATTTGATGGTATAAATTGGGTTGATATATGTGACTGTAATGTTCATGTAAAAACTCTTGCAAATTGGCAAGTAATTGATCCAAATAATTGTCCTGTAAAATATTGGGATGGTACTGCTTGGTGTGAAATAGATTGTAATGTACCTGGTATACAATGTAATGGGGACTTAGCAGCGAGTGGTTTTGCTGGCGCATATTATGTTCCATTTACAATTCCTGCTGGAGTTCTTGGAATTAAAGTTACTGCATCACCTTATGGTAATCCAGATAGTTTTTCAATAGTTACCTCAGACAAAGTTACCAAATTAGCAAGTATAGGATTTGCAGGAAGTGTGTCTGGTGGATGGCCTACAACTACTAGTTTGACACGCACTTCATATTTATATAATGGTACAGCTTTTTTACCAACTGGTTCTGAAGTTATAACTGTTTATGGTGAAGGTTCAGGTGATCCTCCTGGAGGAACCCCTATGTCAAACACATCTGGTTTAAGCATGTACAATCCAGGTTTTCCACTTAACCCTCCTAGTTTACCTATACCAAATTTATGCTCACCTGATCCTGGAGCTGAGCCAAGTTGTTATGCAATGACTTACATTAAATCAAATCCAGCTGTATCAGAAGATATTTTAATACAATCTATATCAGGAACTAATCCAGGAACAGGTTGGAAAATATTTAAACTAGAATGTTTAATAGATCCTGCACCATGTGAGTGTCCTGAAAGTTACTTTTTAGATCCAACAACAAATCTTTGTACAAGAGTTACACAAGAACCAGCTACACCAAGTGCTGGTACTGTTTATGAATTATTTAAACCAGCTAATAATGGTGACTATGGTGACTTTGGTGTTAGACTTTACAATGATATTTCTGGAAGACCTTATCCAATAAATGCTTGGCGTAATGCTGCCATACCTGATACTGGATTTGGAACACGATACAAAGCTTGTGAAAGTGCAGGACTTGGTGCTGACATAGGCATACAGGCAACATGTTCAAGTGCAACATTAGGACCTGCATCAAGACAAAATGTGTCTGGATTATGGGCAAAACTTCCTGGAAGTAATCCAGCACCTGGAAATTCATATACTGGTGCATGGCCTGGTGGTCAATGGTTTAGCGTTGAGTATTGTATTGAAATTGATGAAGAACGTCAATTTATTTTTGCGCTTGCTGGTGATAATCAAATAAGAGCAAAAATAAATTCAACTACATTTAATGGTGGAGGCTTAACAAATATTGTAAATATTTGGTGTTCTCTATCAGCAAATGGTTCAAGTCCTAGTACTAGCGTTACTGAAACTTTTAGATATTGGCATGCATTTCCAATCACATTACCAGCTGGAATACATAGGCTAATTTTAGATGGATATAACATTGCTAGTGCGTTTGGATTTGGTGCAGAAATTTATTCAGTTGATGAAACATTTATGGCAAATGATATTATGACTGGTGCTGCGGATATAGAAGATTTTTTATTATTTTCTACTAGACAACTAGTTACAGTGCCACCATTACTAGTTGGTGGACCAGGTCAAACGATTACTTGGACATGTCCTGATGTTACAACTACATTTAGTGACTGTTATGGTGCACCATCATGTATTATTACTGAAACAACAGATTGTATATAAACTTAAAATAAATAAAAATGGCAATAAATAATAACTGTGAGGGATGTGGATGTGGTCCATCAATACCAGAACCATGCATTACTCCACCACCAGTATGTCCTGATCCACAACCATGCGTTGAAATAGTTAATGCTGAATGTGTTAAGTATACAGGACCAGCGCTTTTGTGCAATGACGTTCCAATAATACCAACTAATACCTCATTGGCAGATGCTCTTGCAGCACTTGTTGATTTGACATGTGAAGACGCATGCTGTACTATACCAGCAGTTACAAGTATAGATGATCCTGACTATATAATGTTATGTGTAGATGACACAGCATTTTGTCCTTATGATGGATTACTCTATAACTGGTTTGCAATTAATACTGCAATTGCAGGTGATGGTCGCGTAGTTGGAGGTATTGTTAATACAACAGCTCTTGATAATCCTATCAATACGTGGAGAGTTCCAAACAACAATGACTGGCAAGCATTAGTTACAGCAATTAATCCAAGTGCAACATTTACACCATGGAATAATACTGCAGCAGGTCCAATGAAATCATTAACATGTTGGAGTATACCAAATAGTGCAGCTACTAACTTAACAACTTTGTCAGTAATGCCATCTGTGTACCGTCTTGACACTGGTGTATTTACACCAAACAATGGTCAAATTGGTACTTACTGGGGATGGGATAGTGTAGCTACTGCAACAGGATACATGTATTCACTTGAGTTTGATGATGATACATTATTTAGAACAGTTGTAGACAAAAACCAAGGTCTACGTTTGAGACTTGTAAGACCTGCTGAATGTAATGAAGATCCAGGAGATGCAATTCCAAATGCATATAAAGACAACTCTGGCAACTTGTATAATGGTGTTGTTATTGGAAATCTTGTATGGTTAACTACAGATCTTAAAGACTTAGAATATAATAATGGAAATGTTATACCAGTAGAAACAGTTGATGCAACATGGGCAGGGTTAGTTACAGGAGCGTTATGTTACCCATTAAATGATACTACATATGACATTGAGTATGTTATTGGTTGTCAACAAGTTAAAATTTCTTTTGAGAACTTTGTTGAAAATCTACCATCAGGACCTGGTGGGAAAGCATATGATGTTACAGCAGGACAAGGAATAACAATTGTAAAAACAATAGACACACCAACACAAACTACATTTCAAGTAATTAACAACTGTTGTGTTAATGTAATTGCTGGTGATAATATTGATATTCAAGTAGTACCTCTTGAAACAGGTGTTACCAATTACATTGTCAATGCAATTATACCATGTCCAATGTTTGTTGAAATAGTAGAGGCAGCAGGTAGAGCAATTGAAGCTGTGGTAACAGGTGGTATTGCTCCATATACATATACATGGAGTATGGCAGATTTTGCATTTAGTGGTGGGACAATGTTTCAACTTGATGCTGACCCAGCTGATCCTACCAATGACGCAAGAAGAATTCCTTTAAACGATCCTGCAGTAACAAATGTTTTTGATGCTTGTGCTAGTGCAAATGCAGGTAGAGTAGGCTTAGCCAAAGTCATAGTAACAGATACTGCTGGTTGCAAAGTTTCTGACACAATGTTACTTACAGTTGTATCATGTTCATAGTAATTTAGTGATTCACTCAGAACAACCCTCATTCATTGAGGGTTTTGTTTTTATTCTTATATTTGTTTAAATCATTTATTTTGTCTATATTTTATTGAGGAACAGTTATGAAAAATTTTGCATCAGACGTAAAAGCACCAAGGTACAAAAAGCCATTTATAAAGACAATGACTTCTGCACTTCTTGATGAGATACAGTCAAAAGTGTTTGCTGCAAAATATTTAACTGAAGAGCAAATAAAGACTATAGTGCGTGAGTTTAATAATGAGTTAATTGAAACTGTGATAAATAAAAGAGATGGTGTTGAAATTCCAAGCCAAATAGGGCATGTTTTTATTGGCACTTGTCCACGTAGTCAAAAATATAAAAATATTGATTATAAGAAAACTGCAGAACTTGGCAAAGCTGTTCAACATATGAACTGGGAGACTGATAACAAATTAGCAAAAATATTTTTTACAACATACGCTAGCAGGTATAAGTTTAAAAATAATGAATTATGGGGATTTTCTGCTGTTCGCCAATTTAAAAGAAAAATTGCAGCAGAGTATCCTAAAAATTGGAACATGTATCTACAAGTAGATCCTAATGTAAAAATAACCAGTCTTTTCAGAAGCAGGTTATATAGCATTGAACGTGCTGAGAATGATGCAGAAAATTTGAAAATGTATAACGAATTTGAATTTTAATATGACTGTTGGAGAAGCAATATCAAGAGTACGTAATATGGTAAAAGCTGTTAAGCAAGATGCCAATATTACAGATAGATTTTTGTACTCAGTGATTATGAAACATGCGCGATTCTTTATGCATCGTCAGGATAATCTTAATCGCATAATGAAATACAACAGTGTGTTTCAAACTTTAAATTTTGTAGAACTTATTGACGTTGATGTTGCAGAAGCACAATGTTATGGTGTAGACACAGGTTGTTACTTCAAGAGAACAAAGACAAAACTTCCTAGAATGATTGAAGGTTACTATGGTCCTTTGTTACGTTCTGTTACATCAATGGATCTTTCTCAACAAGCACTTCCAACATTCCCAATAACATTTCAGCAAATATCAAAACAAAGCACATTCAAGTATAATAATAAGAGATATTACTGGTACTTGAATGGTCATTTATATTTTCCTAATCTTCAATGGGATGCTATTAGACTTGAAGGAGTATTTGAAGATGATGTTTCAAGTTTGAATTGTGATACAACAGACGATTGTAGAGCAATCACTGCACAAAAAATAAATGTACCAGAATTTTTATTCTCAGAAATTGAACAACTTGTAATGCGTGATTTAGGAGTGATGATACAAATCCCTTCTGATCCTGGTCAAAATGCATCAAGTGTAACCTCATAAAAATGAAAGCAGAATTACAATATAGAACATTTGAGGAACTTCTTGACAGTGTTAAGATAGACTTAAGAACGTTTGACCTTGAAGGAATGATTGATGACCAAACACTAATCAAAGTAGTTCAACGTGTAAACTATGATTTAGGATTAAAAATAAATCCTAATCGCGTAAGAATGCTTGAAGTTACAAATCATCGCGCAAAACTTCCATCAGACTTTTATGTATTAAATCATGCGTTACTTTGCACTGGCTCAATTGAAGCACACAATCCACCTTTATGGTCTTATAAAACATATCAGCAAGGTGTAGCAGATGGAATTTATGAAGCACAATTTGAAATTTATAAGAATATGGTAGAGCAGTACACTCAGATAATATCAATTGTTCCAGGTATAAATACAATAACACATAACTTAGGAACCAATTATGTTATTGTTCAAGCATTGGCACAGGATCATAGTTTACTAAACTTTGACGTTGTAGTGATAGACGAAGACACAATACAACTTGTTTCAGAGTATGTAGGTATACAGCCTAGTGTAAGAGTAATAATTATGGGTTCTAAGTCAAGCAATGGTGAACATTGTCCACCAGATCCTTGTCCTATTCCACCAAACCCATGTGTACAAGATACTAAACCTTGCAATGTGACATCCTTTACACATGAAAATGGTCAACCAGTTGTGGTTAATAGATGTAATGGTAGAACGCGTAAGTTTAAAAATCTATTTAGATTACAAATTGTAAAAAATCAATCTGTATCTGCAGACTGTCTTGATGTAAACTCACGCAACTATTACTCAGTATATTTAAAAAATGGTTTCTTAGAAACAAACTTTAAAGAAGGAGAAGTTGCAATAATGTATGAAAGTGTAATGGAAACTGATTCAGGAGAACTTATGGTTCTTAGACATCCATATGCTGATGAATATTATGAGTATGCATTGAAAGAACGTATTTATGAGAACCTTGCTCAGGCAGGTGAGAACACAGTGCAGTTGATGCAGTTGATGTCAGGAAAATTACGTGAAGCAAGAAACAAAGCACTTGGATTTATTAATACTCCTGACTTTGGTGAAATGAAACAAGTTTGGGAAACAAATAGAAAAGCACAGTACTCACGATTCTATGATATGTTTAAAAATCATATGCCAAATAATCCATACTACTCATAATTATGGCTAAAACTAATACACAAGATACAACTGGTGCATTAACTCAATCCTTTACTAAAGGAATGAATAAAGATACCACTGATATTTACATGTCAGATGGTCTTTGGTATAACGCGGTTAATGCAATAAACAACTCACATTATGGTGAAACTGGATCAATTGGAAATGAGCCATCAAACAAATACTGTACACAAGCACCTTACACAATAATTGGTCATGCATTTATAAGAGAAACTGAATGGTTGATATTCTCAACAAACAACATTGATTCAGAAATTGGAATATTTGATGAGTCAAAGTGTTCCTACACAAAAGTTATAAATGATCAATGTTTGAATTTTAAAACAACTAATCTAATTACAGCTTTTGTAAAAGAGAATTATGATTGTACTTTTTCAGGATATTGGCAGGATAATCTAAATCCTGACAGAACAATGAACTTAAACAATGTTCCATATATATGTGATCCAGTTAGTGAAGATCCATGTGATGGAGAGATTTGTACAGATAGACTGGATTGTGACAAAATTCGTTTACATCCACTTATTCAGCAACCATGCGTTGAGATAAAAAAAGCAATTGGTTCAGGTCAAATAATTAATGGTAGTTATATGGCAAGCATAGCATATTCAGAAAATGGTATACGCTTAACAGAATATTCAATGCCAAGTGTTGCTCAAGGATTATGGCGTGATAGTGGTTTTGGTGGTAGTCTTGAGATAAACATTGAAAATCTTGACCAAGACTTTGAAGAGTATGAGCTTGTAATTATTTCAGTAAACACACAAAATGCAATTGCTAAAAAAATTGGATACTATAACATCAATCAAAAAACAGTTGTTATTGACGTAATACAAGGAGCATTAGAAACTGTTCCATTATCATATATTCCATTAAGAAGTGTTGTTTATGACAAAAGTGAAAAGATGGCTGTTGTTAATGGTTATCTTATCAGAAGTGGAGTAAGTACACAACCATTTATCAATTACCAATTACAAGCAAATAAAATTGTAACAAGTTGGGTTGCTGCTGAATATGATGTAAATTATTATTGGAATGGTGGCAATGTAGTAGGTTACATGCGTGATGAAGTCTATGCATTTTTTATCAGATGGATATACAATACAGGAAATCGTACTGCGTCATATCATATACCAGGACGTATTGCAATACCAACAGACTTGGCTCCTGTTTCAGGAGATGATATCGTAGATCCATCAGAACAATATGCATGGCAGGTATATGATACATCAACACGAGTTCCAGCATCTGGTACAGAAAAAGATGGTGGTATTGTAATAGCAAAAGGTAACATGGGTTATTGGGAATCCATTGAGAGATATCCAACTAATCCTGAAGTATGGGGTGACTTGTGTTATAAACCAATACGTCATCACAAGATGCCATCAAATGAAACTATTCATATACATAATCAAGGTGGAAATAAAATTGTTATTATTGGTGCAGTGTTTAGTAATATTGAAGCACCAGTAGATGCTGATGGTAATCCAATTGCTGAGATTGTTGGTTATGAAATATTAAGAGGATCTAGAGAAGGTAATAAATCAATTGTTGCAAAAGGTGTTTTTGCAAACATGCTTGAGTTTAATATCAATGGTCAGACAAGTAAAAAAGGTTTGATGCAGAATTATCCATACAATGATGTACGTCCTGATTCTTTCTTATCTGATGACTATACAATACTTGACAATAATGTAAATGAAGATCCTTGGGAAAATGCTTCAAAACTTGACAAGTATAAAAAGAACTATCTATCATTTCACTCTGTAGAGACAAATTTTGAAAGACCAGCATTTGGTACAAACTACATTAAAATATATACAGAGGAAAAAGGTACAGCAACAGGTCAGTTTGAACTACCATACAAACACCCAAGATTTAAACTCCTTACTGACAACGCCTTTACACTGGCAGTTGCTGTTGGTTTAGGTATTGCATTAATTGAAGCATTAGGTAAAACAACAGTTAAAGGTGGTAACTTTCCACTAGCAGCAGGAACTGGTGCACCATACGCAGATTCTACGCGTGATTCAGCACCAGCTACAACTGTTGCAGATTTAATTAGTGGTGGTATTTTAGCATCATTCTCAACAGGTGGTCAAGCTCAACTGCTAGGGACTGTTGCAGGTATTATACAGTTTGCTGTTAGTCTTGGATTCTGGATACCACGTGGAATGAGTGTTGTTCTTGACTTAATTAGAAACATGTCAAATTATAGAGACTATGTCTTGCAGTATAATAGTCATGGGTTTTATTCAAATTATACCAATGTAAATAACATGTCTGTTCCTCCAGCTTATAACAAAGCATTTAGACGTAGGATTCAAGACAATATGATTAAGTATGTTGGTATGCATATTCAAGATTTTGATAATACTTATAGAATAAACAATCTTTACAGAACAAAGTTTGTAGGTTTAAAACTTACTAAGGATTTACCATTTCCAGTATCTATAGATAATTCTAAAAAACGTGTAAAGGATGTTCCTGGAATTTCATACAAAGATCCATTTGGTGAATTTACATCAAGCATAGCTCAGTATTATGGTGCTATAAAAGTAGATTATCAAAATCAGTATGGTCAACTTTATGGTGTAGTGCAAGTACCAACTGGTTCTTGTGTATATGCAACAAAACCTGTTATTGGTACTACATATTCAACCACAGGTATTTTTGGTGGTGATGTTTATATAAATAGATACACAGAAAAAAATGCACATTATTTCTTTAACACATGGATGCTTGGAGAATTAGATGGTACTGAGTGGGATTACAGAAATCATGTAAATGGACCTGCTCCAAGATATTGGGCAAATTTAGCAAACTATGATGCTTCTGATTTTCAAATAAACTTTAGTTGGAATTTTCCATCACAGCTTTTACCAGATTTAGATTTGGCAACACCTTCAGATAATTATAGATTAGATGCTGTAGCAGGAGGAGCAACACTACGACTTGTACGCAGGAACTCATGGTTTTATCTTTTTTATAATGGTGTACGCGATTACTTTACAGAGTCTGAACTTAACATGGCATATAGAGATTATGGTGTTGAGGATTCTCAGAAATTTTATGACGTGTATGGCTTGTCTTTTAATGACCTGTCTACAATGTTTAGAACAGATGAAATAACAAAACCAGCATTTTACAAATATGACTTATCACTTAGCAGTTCCAAATTATTTAACAATCTCGCAAACTGGGGGAATATATTACCACGCGACTATGACCCACAGCTCTACTCAACATGTTTTGAGTACTTCCCAAAAAGGAGTGTCTATTCATTACGTCAACAGTCAGGACTTAAAAGAGATAACTGGAGAAATTATCTACCTCTCAATTTTAAAGACTTTAATGGAAGAGTAAATATAATTAAATCATTAAACGCAACTGGTGCTATAATGCTTTTTGAAAATGCAGAACCAACCACATTTACTGGAGTTGATCAATTGCAAACTACAGCAGGTGTTAAAGTAACAATTGGTGATAGTGGTTTATTTCAACAAAACTTTCAGAGTTTGGTTAACGCAGATGATGCACTTTCATATGGATCATCTATATCTTCGCGTGCTGCAATAAACACACCATATGGAATGTTTTTTGTATCACAAGACATAGGTAAGATATTTGTAACAACAGGTAGCAATCTTGATGAGATATCACGTAATGGTTTAAAGTTTTGGTTTGCAGAAAATCTTCCTTCAAAAATGCTTGAAGTATATCCTGAGTTTCCACTTTATGATAATCCAGTAGCAGGTATTGGTGTGCAAGCAATTTATGATTCTACATATGAGTTAGTGTATTTCTCAAAAAGAGATTACATTCCTTTACGTGATGATTTATTATTTGATGATCCATCAGGTGTTCCTTATTACATATGTGGTGAGGATACTGGACCTGGACTTGTAGAACCAGAACTTATACCAAGTGTTAATGTTGAGACCATGCGATGTGAACTTACAGCAACTGCTGAAAATGCCAATGCAGGTTCTCCAATAACACTTGAATGGACAACTACAGGAGCTGTTTCTGTTAGTATGAATAATGGCATTGGTCCAGTTCCATTAAATGGTTCTATTGTTGTTTATCCAGTAAACTCTACAACATACATAATTACATTGACAGATTTAGGAGGCAAAACAAAAGAGTGTTCAATATCAGTCAGAACAAATCCAATACCTATAAAATGTCCTTGTGCTTTTAACGATCCACTTTGTTTTGAACCTTGTGATTGGACAGTAAGTTATGATCCAAAAGCAAAAATTTGGGTTTCGTTTCATGACTGGCATCCAACATTGATGATGCCATCATATCAGAATTTTTATACAATCAAGAATAATAAAATTTGGAAACATAACAATCGCTGGGATAGTTTTTGCAATTACTATGATATTAATTATCCATGGGAAATTGAGTATCCAATTGTAACTCCAAATCAAATTACAACTTTAAGAAGTTTTGAATACTATTTAGATGTTTATAAATTCTACAATGATGGTAAAGATTTTTTCCATGTGCTTGATCAGAATTTTGATAGAGCAATCATATATAACTCAGAGCAAATTTCAGGTATTCTTAGAATGAGAATCAAGCAGAAAAATAATCCAATGGACATTCTTGCTAATCCTGTAATAGGTCCTGATTATATCCAGATACTTTTTTCCAAAGAAGAAAACAAATATAGATTTAATACCTTCTGGGACATTACTAATGATAGAGGTGAATTCTCAGGAGTTCAATTACCTATGTGGAAAACAAAGTGTTCTGGATACAAGAAAGATATTAATCCTGATTATGTAAATTATGATAAATCACCATTAGAACATAAAAAGTTTAGACACTATGGTAATAGAATAATTTTGAGAAAAAATATAAGTGGTGATAACAAGATGATACTTAAAATTACCAATGTAAAAAATCTTAATAGCCCAAGATAATGAAAGAATCAAATGATAAAAAATGGACAATAGCTGAAGTTCTGACAAACTTTGGTCAAAGACAATCTCAAGTTCAGCAAGAGAAAATGATTAAGCAGCAACTTAAAGATGCACTAATGCAAAATCAAGCTAGTGCACTTGGTCAGTTTATACCAGGAATGGAACAACAGATGCCTCCTATGAATCCTGAAGATGCGTCATTTGATGATTACTATCAACAAGCAAAACATGGTGGGCTACATTTAGATCCACGCAAGAAAGGTACATTTAAAGCTCAGGCTACGCGCATGGGTATGTCTATACAACAAGCTGCTGCTCATATACTTAGTAACAAAGAAGAGTATTCTCCAGCAATGGTTAAGAAAGCAAACTTTGCTAGAAACTTTGCAAAAGAAGAAGGTGGTACAATTGACAATCCAGGTTTTAATGCATTACCAGAATATGTTCAAAATCAAATTCTTAATAACATGGAGTATGGAGGTGATTTTGAAGTTCCTGAATATGGAAAAGGTGGGTATACTGTAAGAAGATCAAATGATCGTAAAGGTAAAACACATGTTGTAACTGGACCTGATGGAACTAAAAAATATTTTGGTGATCCAAACATGGGTGAACGTGGTAATTCAAAAAATGGGAAAGATGCTTTTTATGCCAGACATGCTACTAATCTTAAAAACAATCCATACTTCAGAGCATATGCAAGATCAACGTGGGAAGAAGGTGGTGAAATGATGGCATGTCCAGATGGTCAATATTGGGATGGAAGACAATGTGTTGAAATGCCAAAACAAATTTCTGATAGAAACATGAATGTTAATTTTACAAATCCTGCTACATATTCAGTTGTAGGTTCTGATGGTAGTTCTATTTATGATGGTTCTGATAATGAGCGTGCAAAAGGTTATTATGCAGTAGGTAGTAAATACTTAACTGTTCCACCAGAAGGAAGTAATGTTTCTAGTGGGAATTTAATAAACAACTTGATGCAGCAATCATCTGATTCAATGAGAAAACATAATCTTGAAATGATGATACGCAATGGAACTAATTTTGATAATTTAAAAAGTGGTACTGAAAAGCAGCGCGATGGTGGTGAAACTGATCCAACTATAAAATGTGGTAAATGTGGATGGTCTTGGAAAATGTCAGATGCTGGTTCAGATCCAACAACATGTCACAAATGTGGTTCAACTAATAATGAAGTTGAAATGAAGCGTGGTGGGATGATTAAGCGTGCAGATGGAAGTTACTCACAACGTGGTCTATGGGATAACATTAGAGCAAATCGTGGTAGTGGTAAAGAACCTACAAAGGAAATGTTGCAACAAGAACGCAAAATTAAACGCAAGTATTTAGAAGGTGGTGAATCAGATTGTCCAGAAAATCATGAATGGAGTGATGAACTACAAACATGTGTACCAACAGTTCCAGATACTTATGGAAAGGACTATTTAACTGACTGGTATCAACGTAGACCTGAACTTGTAAATGATCCAAATTTTGGAACATTGGATGAAAGTGAAGCACATGGTAAGTGGTTAAACAAAGTATTACCAATGATCAATCAGAGAATGGAAACATCTAATGTTCCAATTCAATATACTGAAATGATTGATAATAATCCTGATGCATTAGGGGCATATAGAGAAGCTACAAAAAAAAGTAATCCAATAATTGAGATTGCAGAAAGAATAAGACAAAATCCATTTGAAAATGCTCAAACTCAATTGCATGAGTATACTAATGAGTCAACAGCAGGAGATGCTGAAAAATTTGTTGAGCCAGTACATCAAAGAATTGCTAATGAAAATATGAAATCATATGAAGATTTTCTTGAAACAAGTCCAATGGCTGATGCTGTAAAAAATGATAAAGACTTGGAAGAAGAACTATATAATGATTATATGTATTCAAGTGGTCAAACACCAGAAGGCAAAGGGAATATGCATTCATATGTAATGAATTGGCGTAATGCATTTCAAATGGATCCTACAAAAGTGTATACAGAAGATGATGTTGAAAGCATGATATCACAAGCACAACAATCTGGAATGTTTACAAAAGGTAGTCCAAATTTTAGTGATGACTTGTATAAGTTATACAGACTTTCAAAAGATACAAAAGGTCTGACAAACATGTTTAATCTTATGGCAAATAGATCTACACCAGTAAAGCCAGATAGACTAAATGATGACATACAGTATGCAAAGCATGGTGGTAGTTTTGGATATATGCCTGATTTTTTTTAACTTTAAGTGATGGCAAGATTTACTCAAGATAGAATGTATGAAATGCTTGGAGAGATTTCCAAGAAACAAAAACCTATTTATAAAACAGGAGGCTTAAAAGAAGCAGATTGTCCTTTTGGTTATAGTCTTGTAAATGGCAAATGTGTTCCAGATCCAGATTGTGAAGATGGTCAATGTCGTGAGACTGATGAGATTCAAGCAATATATGATAAGGCAGATAGCATTCCTAACAAAGTTGCTAAATTTGAACATGCACTTTCTGATGAACTATGGGTAGACCCAAAAACTGGTAATTACAAAGAGTATATTATACCAGGTAAACCAGGATCAGACGCACGTGAACTTTGGAAAAAACATGGCGTGACAAATTTTGTTGATCCTAGTTGCATGTATGTAGCAGGCTTAGGCTGGCGATGCACACCTGAAACAAAAGATTACATGTCAAATTTTAATCCTGTACATTTTAATTCAAACATTGGATTTATAAATGCTGTTGATAGAGGAGACGTGCCTTTTACAAGAGTTGGAAAATTTAGTGATCCAACATTTGACAACATTGAAAAAGGTAATTTGAAAGTTGGTGATGTTGTTAATTTTAAAGGTGCTGATAATTCGCATGCAATGACCTTTATGGGTTATGATGATAATAAAAAATCAAGATGGTTTGACAGTAATGGTATGCCAGCACATGTTGGTGTTCATAGACTTTGGGAAGATTTTCAGCCAAATGCATCAGGCAAAGGTCGTGATTATGCTTATGTAAATAGATTTGACAAAGAACGTTACATAAGAGAAGAATATGGTGATGAAATAGAACAATTAGAAAAACAATCACGTGAGAATCCTACATTTTACAAACAAGGTGGTTTAACTCAGTATGCACCAGGTGGTGTTTCTGCAGATCCACCTGATTGGTTGACAAAAAAAGGAGCCAATGTTTATTTTAACCCTGCTTATCAAAATAATTTTACAGGAGCTGTAAATACAAATCAAAGTTATTTTAATAATATACCTGTATTTAAACAAGATCCAGCTGCTGTATTTGGTATAGAAGGGTCTCTTAGTAAAAATAGAAATGCTAAAAAAGAAGCAGGAAGAGGATGGTTATACAATGCTTATGTAGGAATGCCTTATAGTCAAGTAATTGGAGATAATGCTCAATATAAACCATCTGCAGGAATAAAGTTTGATTTTGAAAATGCACTACAAGACAAAAAATTCATACCACATATAGAAGCGGCTCTTGATTATAATATGCATACTGGACCATTGGTTTCTCTTTCAGGAGGTGCTAGATATGCAATTACTCCATGGGGTAATAAATTAGTAAAACCAGGATATGGTGTTGGTCATGTAGATCTTTATGGTGGATTTGGTGGAGGCGGTGGTGCTGAGGGAGGTGGAGCAGGATTAAACTATGGTGCAAGAATACAAGGAAAATATCAGCCAAGATGGTTAGATAGATTATCAAGAGGTTCATATTTGTATGGAGAAGCAGGAATTCAATTTGATCCTGTAAAAGGTAAAAATGTTCAAAAACAAACTGATCAAGAATGGACAGGTGGTCAAGATCAAGTGTCAGGTCAATATCAACAAATGGTAACACCAGAAAAAGATCCTGGTATAAAATGGGGGTCTACAGTGTATGCAAATGTTGGTATTAAAAAAGATATTGATGACATTAAGTTTAAAAATAATAAAAGAAGTAAAAAAATTCAAGACATAGAAGATGAGGAAAAATATGCAGAACGTAAAAGTCAAGAAGAAGAAGTTGTAGAAAAAAAGGAAAAACTTAAAAAAGAATGTCCTGAAGGAGAAAGAAGATATTGTGAGAATTGTCCTTGTGAGCCAATAGAAAAACATAAACACCCAAGATGGTTAAGAGATGGTGGTTTAATTCAATATGCAGAAGGTGGAGAACCTTGTCCTGATGGTTACATAAGAAATGAAAATGGACAGTGTATTCCTGCAAATTATGAACCTAATGTTGCAAAAGAAAACACAGACTTTTTAAAATCAATGGTAAATAGTCCATTGTTTGCAGAAAGATATGCAAGAATGGTTGGCAAGCCTCTTGAAGAAGTACAGGAAGAAGCAGAGTTATATAAAGAACAAATGATTCAAAATCTACAAACTGTAGGAATGGGTGATTCAAGTAACCCACCTGAGTCATTTGAGTCATTGAATGCTGGCGCATATTATAAACCTCCTTATGACCTAGGGGATCATAATAGCAATATGAATGAAGTTCAAAATATGCTAAACTCAGTTCCTGATAAAGGAAAATATAATAAAGAGATAAGAGGTAAATACCAGTCTTTACTTGATGATTATAAAAGTCAAGCTGATGAATTAAGTAGTGTTGGTCATAAATTGTATTTTAAAGATTGGAATAAAGATTTTGATTTACATGAAAGATCACATGCATCTACAAAAGGGAGAGCTGGTATAACAGGAGCATATGACTATAATTATAGAGATATGTCTAAACCAAGATCAGATTCTTTTTCTGATAATTTAGAGCATACTATTTGGTCTTCACATTATCCAAAAGAAAATCCAGAAACTGGGGGTGAAGAATACTACACTCAATTAACAGAATTAAAAGCAAGAAAAGATATAGCTGCTAAAAAATTACAAGAGCTTGGTCTTTATGATCCTGTAAATGAAAACTTTACACAAGATCATTATAAAAAGCTTGTAGATTTAATGAAGAATCCAGATTTGGATGAGAATACTAGAATGCAAATTCGTGATATAGTAACTCCTTTTACTAAAGAAGATACTATTAGAATGTTTAATGATATAGTTCAAAAAGATTCAAACACTAACACAGAGTTTCAAACACAAACTGCAAGATTTGGAGGACAATCAAATTTTGAAAAGGTAACTTTGCTAAACAAATTTTTCAGACAATGAAAGAGTATAATTATAGTGGTGTAAGATACAAACGTGATGGAAATGGCGGATGGCAGTTCTTTAATCCTACTTACAATAAGTGGGTGTATACTCAATACAATCATCCATCTATTAATGGAAATGCAGTATATGATTCTGATGTTCTTGAGAAAATGTATAAGGAAAAAAATTCTTATTTAAAAGAAACCACAACATATAAAGTAGAGCAAGATGCAGCAACTGCAAAGAAAGCTCAAGAGTATTCAAGCATCTTGAGTCATCGTTTGATTCCTACACAAAATAAGATTAACCACGTATCCAACAATGCACCAACAGTTGAAAATGCTAGTTTATTAAAACAACTTCAAGTACAAAAACAAAAAGAAGATGAGCAAGCTCGTAAAGAAAACGAATTAGAACAACAAGAAATAGAAAGAGGTCTACATCTAAGAAATGTTGGTTCTGACAACACGCGTGTGAACATTAATTCAGATGCGTTTCCAAAGATTCGCACAGTTGATGAAAATTTTCAAGATTGGAACAATATAACAAAAAGACAAAAAGCTGCAGCAAGCCAAGTTGTAAATAGTGGAGATCTTGCTAAACATTTTCCTAAGTTAAGAGATCAATATTTATCAGAAGAAAATTCACATAGATCTGGTGGACCTTTGACAATGGAAGAACTAGCTCTTGAACAAATTAGAACAAACCCAGACTTTTTTAAAACACTTGAAGAAAGAAAGTATAAAGACTTTCAAAAAAGAGAACAGAAAACATGGGATGAAATGCCTTGGTACATGAAAGGTATAAACACTGTTAATGCACTAGCATCTGATCCAATAACCACATTGGAAAGAGGACTTTTAGAATTTGAAAGACCTTTAGCATTTCAAGGACTTGAGTCTACTGATCCAGAAAACTTTGGAGAAGATGCAAGATTTTATGATAAGATGTTAAATAGAGATGAGAATGTTTTAAATAACACTTTGAATTATATCAATCCTTTTCGCGCAGCTTCAAGTGCTGGACAGAATTTACAACAAGGTGATTATGGTGATGCTATACTTGATTTTGCTACAATTATCCCAATGATAAAAGGTGCAAAAGTAGGATGGAAAGGAATGAATAATTTGATGAAAGTTAGTCCAGCAACATTATTAAATAAAGCTGGATCAACAGCGTTACAAAATTCTCCACTACTTGTTCAAAATCTTGCTAAAAAAGCAACTATAGGAAACTTGTTAACTGGGGTTGGTGGATATCAGGCAGCTACCCATTATTTTCCTGAAGCATATAAGGCATACAGTGAAGGTAATTGGAAAGAGGGTAATAAAAATTTATTCATGGGTGCAGCAATGGGTACACCTTTGGCATTAGAAATGCGTGGCAGTAAGATTATACCTAGAACAATACAAGGTGTGAAAGGAGCATACAACGATGTTGCAACAGGAGATTCATTTATGAATAATTATGTTAATGCATGGAAAAATCCAGCTGCTGGAATGGATGCTGAAAAATCAACAGCAATGTTTGATAAGATTATGCAATCTGATAATTTTACTTCTGTAGAAAAGGCAATGTTGAAAGAGTATCAATATAGTTCTTTTCCATTTTTAAAACCTGGTCCACAACAAGATGCATTTAATAAATTAATCAGTAAAGCAGAATTAGCATTTCCACAAGATGCTGTTTTGACAAGAACATTTTCTAGTCCATCAGCATTTGAGGGCGTAACAACAAATGAAGCAGGTCAAGTTACAGGTATAACAAATCAAAATAGACCATTATCTTTTTCAACTGGTAATACTGGATATAAGGATGCACCAAATTGGGGTAAAGATAGAATTGTGTTAAGTGGAAAAAATGCTAAAAAGGTTGAAGGTAATTTTATTAAAAACAGATATGAGCCAATTGAAGAAGGATATTATGGTAATATAGCTGAAGAAGAACTGACTGTAAAAGATTTTAGTAAGCAAACAGAAATTGATCAATCTTCAAAAGTTGGTGATAATTACTATGGAACACAGCGACTATCTCCTGAAGAAGTACGAGCACAAGCTGAAGCAATATATAATAAAAAAGCAGAATCATATTTAAAACCAAGTGAATGGGATAAAGATTTAACACCAGAAGAACTTGTAGGTAAACAGAGAACTGGACCAGAAGATGTATTTACACTAGATCAAGCAACAGAATTTGCAAAAGGTCATAATGCAGCAAGAGCGGAAAGACTTAGACTGTATGCAGATCCTGCTAATAAAGAAGAAGCAATACAAAAATTAATTGGAGAAGCAGAACAATCCTTTTCACAAGCTCAAGGACCAGTTAATGAATTAGAAGTGACGGGTTCTGGTTTTGATATGAAAGTTGTAGGAAAGTTTTCTAATGAAAGAGGGGGAACTGATTATGTTGTACAACCAAGAAATATAAAATCTTTTAATAATTCTAATACAACTGCAACTGAATTAGAAGCAGGAACTTCTGGTGCTACTGATTTGTCAGGAACATCTGATCAAATGATAATGCCTTATGATGCAGAAAAAAATAAAGCTACTGCTTCAATTATTGAAGAACTTAGACATGACAGATTTCTAAAAATTAATTCACCTGAAGGTCAAAAAAGAATTGAAGAACTTATTGCAAGTAATCCTCATATGAAAAATATGACATATGATGATTTTAAAAATGGATTTGCAAACATGGTAAACGAAAATGCAATGCAAAGTTCAATGGAAGAAGAGTTTGCGTTAATAACTCAAAGAATTAAAAATTTAGAGTCAAACCCTAATGCTAATCCATTGCAACTTGATAGATTAAAAAAACAAGCAAGTAAATTAGAAGGTGAATTACTGTTTGGTGAAGAAGCAATTGAAGGAAAAACACTCAATGCTCACATGATGAGATTAAGAGATCTTACAGGAAATATGGGAAGTGATGCAGAAGCAATTAACTTGACAAAACAAAATACTTCAAAATATCAAGATGCATCACCATCAGATATATATTCAATTTTAGCTAGTCCAGAGTTAACAGCAGATGATTTAGCAAGAATAGTAGAACATGAATTTGGTCATTATTTTCAACAAGGTGCAAAAACAAATTTAGATGAGATGCTTTCTGAGATAAGTTTAAAACCAAATAGTCCATCATTAAATTCCAATTTGTTTTCAAATGAAAAAGGTGCTTCAAACTTCTATAATAAAATTATGACTGGGATTGATCCTTTTAAAAGAATGAGTAAGTACTGGAGAACAGGTAGTAAGGGTCAAGAAAAAACTGCATTTATGGAAGAGGTTCGCGCAGACATGTTACAGCGTGGTATGATAGATGATTTGTATCAAACTATAACACCTGAAATATTAACAAATCATTATACAAAATATATGGCAGAGGTTGGTAATAAATATCCATTGCGTATATATGAGATAATGCAAAATAAATCAGGAAACTTTAAAATAATGTCAGACGTTTTAAATAAAATGCCAGGAGTTGTGCCAATTGGAATTGGTGGTGCTGGTATGATGTTGATGCAAAATTCTGAACAAGAACAAACACCAGAAAACAAGTATGGTGGTAATATAAAAACTTTAAGTAAATTTATCAGAAAATGAATAACATGTTAGAATATATGACAGGTGGACCTTGCTACAAGTGTGGTGGCAAAGTTAGATACGCAGATGGTGGAGAAAACATGGAGGGTCAATCTCCAATGGGACCTATTGCAGAAGTAGGTCAAAAGCGCCAACCTACAACACTTGATGCAAGTGCAAAACAACTTATGACGTTTCTGTTAGATCAGTTAAGCAAAGGTACAAGTGAAAGAATCTTGAGGAAAACTCTTGTTGACTCAGGAGTAAAGGCAGACCAAGCTGATGAGTTGATTTTAGTTGCCAAGCAAGAGTTTGATAAAACAATATCTGAAGGTGATTACTCCACTTCAGAACAAGAGCGTCAAATGGAAATGCAAGCGCGACAACAACAAATGGCGCAGCAGCAACAAATGGGAACGATGAATCAAGCTGGTCCTGGTGCTGGAATGGATCCATCAATGATGGCAATGAATCAACAAGGAGATCAGTCAAATATGGCTGATGCAGAAATGCAAGAAGGACGTTTTGGTGGTTCAATGAGAAGATTGCGCAGAATGAATATGGGTGGTACTTGTCCTGATGGTCTTATATGGAGTGATGCTACAGGTACTTGTATTCCAACAGCAACCACTGCTACTATGATGCAAGCAGGTGCAGGTCCAGTAAACCTTGGTACAGGAAATCCTGTTCAAACACAAAATGCAGTTAAACAAGGAACTGATAATTATAATGATAACATAATGCGAACTGCAAACTTGCAAGATAAAAATCGTAATGCAGAAGGTTCTTATTATGACAATTTACTGAATGCAAATCAAACAAAAAGACAACAAGGTTTTGATAACTCAATGGCTGCTATGGGTGTTGTACACCAGAATATGATGGATGGACAAATGCCATGGCAACAAAAACCAGTAACACCAACAGTACCTAATGTAACACCTGTACCAAATCTTAATACTACAGGAAACGCACGTTTTGGTGGTCTTACTAGATTTCTTGGTGGAGGTGGATTTACAGGTAAATTTAATGCAATGGATGTTAATCAATATGTAAAGGATTTACAAAGTAAAGCAACAATGTCTGTTGATGATCCAAATAATATAGGTACACCAAGTGGTTATGGTCCTGGTATAGCAGGTGGTCATGGTCCAAATTTATTACAGTTAAATAACTATGTCACAGGGATGCAGGATAAAATGACAATGGCTATGCCTGAGAAAGATAATGCTGCGAATAATAATAACAATAATAATGATGCACCAATAGATCCAAGATTGACAAACAGTCCATACATTGTAAGAACTGATAAAAATAAAATTGCAAATCTTGATAACAACTGGGTAAACAAAGCATTGGCAGTAGGAAGTAATTTAGGTAGTGCACAAACACTTGGTGCTACTGGAGCCTTTGGTCCATATCTTCAAATGTTGCTAGGTGCAACAGGTGCTGTATCAAGTGCAGCACTTGGGGCTAAGAAAATATTTTCTGGTAACAAGCGTACAGTCTATGATGATAAAGGGAACAGGTTTGAGTATGATAACAAACGTTCATTTAGAAATGCTGGTAGAGATGATTCTCAGAACCAAGGTAACAATGGATCTCAGAATGCTTCAGGTAATATAGCTGATAGTGGAGTAAATGAAGACATACCAAAAGGTATGATGATGCAAAGTACTAAAGATGGAAAAGGTGTTACTGACAAGTATGGTCAGCCTGTAGGTGTTAATAGACAAGGACAACTTGCTTCATATGATAATCCATTACGTAACCATGAAAGACAAATGGGAACAGACGCAGATGGTAATCCAATCATGGATAAGTATGGTGATACTGATAGAATGAATGACATGCTTGACATTACTGGAAAAACAAAGAAAGATTTTAGAGCACAAGGTCCTGCATTGTTTGGAGAAAATAAGTATGGCACAAAAGAAGATTTACAACAAGATTATGATGATGCTGGATTCTTTGGTAAAATGAGACAACGAAATCAATTTAAGCGTGATGCTGCATGGGATCCAAATCTTAGTGATTCAGATGAGTCAAATGCTTTTATGAATAGAGTTAATCCTTCTGATGAAGATCCTGCAGTAGTAAAAAGAGATGGTGGTGAATGGGATCCATTTACTGACAACAGACGTAAGTTAAGAATATCTATGCCAATGTATGGACCAGGTGGAGCAATAAATAATGAGACATCTCCATACACACAACAAGAATGGGCGCAGGTACAATCAAAAACTTTTCCATTAAAACCAGAAGACATACAACCATACAATGACTATGTTGCAAGTTTTAACAACACAACTGGAAATCAGACAAATGCAACAACTCAACCATTAAACATGACCAACAATGCTAACAACGCATTAAGTGCAAATCCAAATGCAAACATGGTTGACACAAAAGAAGTAACTGTTAATCGTGGAGATGCATTAGGTGCGCGTGTGGCACAAAACATGTATTCAGGTTTATCTGGATGGAATGCTGGTTTAGATGAAATAAATGGTAGAAAACGAATAAATGAAATTGGAAAGAAAAGACAACAGGTTGGTAACTCAATGGAGTACGCTGCTGTCAATCCAATTAATATGTATGGTTCTTGGCAAACAAATGCAAATCAAGGTTCTAACTATGACTTAGCAAATCAAGGTGCAACTCAAGATTGGCAAACAACTCTTAATGCAAAGTTTGGTGGAAGCATATACAGAAAAGGTGGAACATATAATTTATCTCCACAAGCACTGCAGGCTATTATAGCAATGGGTGGTGAAGTAGAGTTTTTAGATTAGATTTACTATATTTGTGGTATGGAGGATTGGATTAATCAGAATATTTTTGTAACTTCTAATGAGGGATGTGGTAGTACATGTCCCTTTTTAAAATTTTAGAATATGTATAGAGTACGTATAAAAACAGCTCCAAATGGTGGGACACACCAAGAAACAGGTCAGCAAGATGGCTATGGTCTTGTTAGAAATAACAGGGTAATGCAAAATGCTCCACAATCTGTTAGTGTAAATAACAAAATGGGAGGTATTCCACGTGACCAAGCAAACATTGAAGTTGAAGGTGGCGAGTCAGTTATTGGTGATGTCAACAATGATGGTACAATGGAGCTTATGCACTTTCAAGGCAAGCGTCACTCTGAAGGAGGAATACCTGTAAATATTCCTGAAGGTTCATTTATTTTCTCAGATACCAAATCACTTACTATTAAAGACAAAGAGGTAATAGAAAAAATATTCAATTTACCTTTTAGAAAACAAGGATACACACCTGGAGAGATTTCTAAAAAATATGAAATAAATACATACATAGAAATTCTCAAAGATGATAATGCTGATCCATTGTCAAAACGTTCTGCTGGTGAAATGCTTAAAAAGAATAAGCAAAAGCTTGGCATACTAGCATTCATACAAGAATCCATGAAAGGATTTCCTGATGGAATTCCTGCAATAGCTGAAGAGGTTTTAGCAACCATGGGTATTGATCCAAACCAAATGGCTCAACAGTTTGCACCACAACAACCTGAACAAGGTATGGGAATGCAAGAAGGTATGATGCCACCACAACAAGGTCAAGGAATTCCTATGTCTGAAGATGAAGATGCTATGGCTGGTATGATGCCAGAAGGCCCTGCAGTTGCACCAGATGATGTTGCATCTCAGATGATGGGTAGATATGGTGGATCAATGTTACCTAGATTTGAAGAAGGTGGATGGTTTGAAATGATGCAAAATGCATTTCAATATCCTAATAGTGCTCCAAAGACAGGATGTAAATCTGGATTTGTTTGGAATCCATACGTAAAAGAATGTGTTACATCTCAGTATGCAAGTACAAAAGACATATTTAGAATACCTGAACATGGTTTTCAAAGCAATGCACAAGAATGGTCTTCTGCTCCAGCAGCACAACCTAAGAAAAAGCCTACTGCTACACAAGTAAAAGCTCAAAATAATTTTGACAAAAACTTTAAGGTTACTAATACACCTACTAATTATGAGAAATCTAAAGTAGTACAATTAAAATCACTTGAAGAGCAGCGTCAGAAATCTGGTTATTATACTAAAGCAAAAGAACTTGAACCTCTCATGGCTAAGGTAATGAGTGGAAATGCTACAGCAGAAGAAGAAGCAAGAGTAAAAGAAATCAATGAAGCATTGATGGGTATTACTTCAGATGGCACTTATACCAAAGATCGTCAAGCAGAGGAAACAGCTATTTATAATATTGATAAACAATATGGTACACTTTCTCAAGAGCAAATAGCTAAGAAGAAAAGAGAGGATGATGCTGTAAGAGTCAAAGCTGAAGCAGATGCAAAACTTAAAAATCCTTATAAGGATAACATACCTGGATTTGGTACTAAGTCTGACTTAGATGCTTACATGTCTGAGAATGCTGAACAGTATACTGCAGGAGAGGCTTATTATAATGCATTACTTTCAGGAGATCCAGCAATGATGATTGCTGCAGCAGATGACATTAAACAAATTGATGTGCCTTGGAATGTTGGATGGTTGCCTTTTTCAGATCAGGATAAGATTGATGACATGCACACAATTTTATATGAAGAAGCACTTAAAAAACTTAATACTAAACAGAAAGAAATTATAACAAAAAGTTATGATGTCAAAACAGTAGAAACAAAATTAAATGATGTAATAGCACATTTTGAAAAAGCAAGAGATGCTGCAACTGATATATCTACAAAATTACAGTTATCAAAAGTACTAGAAAGATATAACAAAAGAAAAAAACAATTATTTGATGACAAGCAATATCTTGGATGGTACAATGATGTACAAAAATCTAATGTAACACCAAATTCTTCAGGATGGCTTGGATTTTTAGATTATGATTTAGGTAATCCAATACAAGATAAAAAATTTGGTTTTGGTGATGATGAGACTTTAATATCATTTGTTGAAGATGTTACACAACAACATGACAGAATAAAAAGTACAAATGTGTCAGCAACAAATCCATTGGCATTTAAAGGTCAAACATCTTCAGGAGGAAGTGGTAATACAGAAGGGTTAATTGGCATGAGTGAGTCTGATTCTTTTGAGCGTTTTGATACAGAAGGTAAAGTCAAAGAAGTTTATACTAGTCTTTATAAAAATGATAATAAACCTTCTAGTGCAACAACATTTAAAGCTGAGTATAAAGTTAATGCATTACCTAATTCTACATTTAGAGTAGACACAGATGCAAATGGTAAAGCTGTATGGACAGAATACACAGAAGATGGTGCAGAGATGGCTGTATCAGATGCAAATTTAGTAAAAGAACTTAATGCTAAAGCAACAGCTGCTGAATCTAAACCTGGTAAACCAGTTGTTTATGCAATCAAACCTGCTGAAGATGTTGGAACAGGAAGTATAATTGATATTTTGAATGAAGAAATGAAACTAAATCCAGGGTCAACTACAAATCAATCAGGTTCTGGTACTTCAAATCAAACTCAGAAAAAATCTGTTATTGCACCAGTGAAATCACCTGCAAAAGAAAAACCTAAGTTTGAAAATGGTCTTACTGATGATGACTTTAAATTTAAAACAGGTGGAGTTGTTGGTCAGACAATGAGAATTAATAATCAACAATTTAGATATGGTGGACTTATTGATGAAGAAGGAAAATTAAGATACAATAGAGGTGGCTCTGTTCTTCCTAAGTATGCAGGTGCAGGTACTGTTACAGGTCCTGGTGATCCTCCAAAAGAAGAATATCTAGATGACTATACAATTCCATCAACAGGACAAAAAACAAAAAGATACAAACAGATTTTTACAGATCCAAATGGAGGTCCACCAACTACAATTGTAATCATACGTGATGCAACTGATGAAACCAAAATTGTTGGTAGAAGAAATAATGAAACTGGGGAATCTTACAAAAGTCATGAACCACCTGTTACACGTGCAAGTTCTACTTGGATTACACCTGACATACTTACCAAAGAAGAACAAGATTATGTTGATCTTAAATGGAATGGTAATAAACAAGCATATGTAGATTTCCAAAACTCTAACAACCAAATACGTCTTAACAAAGAGCTAAGAAAAGATATTGCAGCACAATATAAACTAGATGTTAATGATGCTGGCAAAGGTATGTACAGTGGAGATGCAACAAAACGTGCTGGATATCATGCAAGTTATGGTAAAGATGTAGAAAAAATTCAAGATGATGAAGAAGCTATCATCAATAACATGATGCAGTTTGAACAGAACAATGCAAGACTTGCAGCTTTTAACTTAGGACGTTCAGCAGATCAAAATATAGCTGGTACTTCTGGACAAGGAGCATATGTAAATAAAACTGCTGCAGATTTGATAAAGGCAAATCCAAATGGATTAGGTGATTTAGATTTTTCTAAAAACTATATGGGTCAAGGCACGTATATATCTTATAGAAGAACATTGCAAAATAATCCAAAGTATGCAGATTTTGCTAGTTGGGATGCATCAGGACAAAACGATGAATCTATTTTTGGTATTAAAGGAAAAGTTTCTGGTATTGATAATTACAATACAGATACTACTTTATTTGAACGTTTAGGTTACAAAGCAAAACCACCACAGCCACAAGTAAAACCTGGTGAGAAACAAGCGTTTTATTGTGTTGAAAATTCAGATGGCACTAAATCAGTTCAAACTGTTTCATATAAAGAAGGTGAAACACCAACAGCTCCAACAGGAGATAAGGTGGTTAAAGCTACTCAATATGACACTCTTGAATTGGCTAATACAAATTGTGAGGTTCCTAAAGAAAAACCTAAAGATGAACTTATACCACCAAAAAAACGCCAACCAGATACATGGTTTACTCCTGATGTAATTAATCTTGCAACAGGTGAAAGACAACGTGTACCACATCCAAATGCTGTTTTACGTCAGATGCCACAAATCTATTCAGGTTATGACTTAAACAATCCAATTACACAAATTGCTGGTATAACAGGATTATCAAAACAAAAGGCAGATCTTGCAATGAACACACTAGATCCAACTGTTGCAAATGCAATGGGTGCTGGTGAAGGTTATGATGCACTTGCCAAAGGTATTGCTGGTGTTGAAGAAAAAAATGTTGACACTGTTAATAATTATCTTGGTAGAATTGGTCAGCTTCAATACAACTACGATGCTGCAAACATGCAAGGTAGACGTCAATTTGATGTTGATTCTGAAGTTGGTAAAGAGGAATTTGCTGCACAGTTGAATAAAAAAGATGCACAAAATGCAATGCTTTATAATACTGGTTGGGGTAATGTGTTTAAAGACAATGGATTTAGACTAGCATATCCACAAGCACAATGGGCAAATAGAATTACACCAGATTATTCTTGGTCAGGAAATGGAAAAAATCCACTTGGTCCTGATACAAGTGTATCACCTGGAGGTAATTTATCTGGGCAATCTGATTGTTCTGGTGTTTACGCAGAAGCATATAACTCAGTAAAAAATGATGCTTCAAGAGATGAAGCTGCTAAAAAAGAATATGCTTCAAGAATGGAAGCCTCATGTCTTCAACAGAATAATTCTCGTGCAAATAAAACACAACAACAACAATACGTGGCAAATACAAATTCATTGTTTGGTGCTGAGTTTGGTGGAGTATTTTATACAGCACCTGGTTCATTTGAATTTGGTGGAAGTTACTTTGATGATTATTAATTAGAAACTTATGGCAAATATTATTCCAGGAGATGCAAGTGCAATAGCAGAAATAAAACCATGGTCTCCTGACTGGTCATTTCTAGCACAAGTATATGGTGTAACACAAGCACGTTATGATAAAGGTTTTAATCAAGTTAAAAATCTTTATAACTCTGCATTAAACAATCCTTTGACAAATAGTCAAAATCAACAGTTTAGACAGCAAATGTTTGAAAAGATACAAGGCAGTTTACGTAATGTATCTGCTTTAGACTTATCTGATCCAACAAATGTAACACGTGCTCAAAACTTACTTGATCCAATTACTGATGATAAGGAGTTAGCATACGACATGTATGTAACAAAACATCATGATGGTCAAAAGCAGATTATGAATAGTTATATGAACAATACTGATGCAAAAGTACGTGCTCAGTATAGTGATTATTCTAAGTTGGATTTAATGTTTGCTGAAGAAGATTTGCGTAAAGCAAAACGTGGTGATGGTTCAATTATGTCAGTACAGCAACGAGACTTTACACCATTTGATGATGTAAATGAATACTTATCTGGTGCTGCAAAAGATGCAAAATTACAAGTTAAATTTGCTAGACCTGATGGTAAAGGATACATAATGACATATACCAATGGTAAATATGCTGAAGTTCCTTTTAGTAATTGGGCTGCAATGACTATGGGTAATCGCTTTGATAGACAGTTAGGAGTTATTGGACGTGTGACAGCAGAAAGTCAAATACGTGATTTGGTAGCACAAGGCTATACACGTCAAGATGCAACAAATCAAGTAGCTAAAAGTCTTTCAACTGAATATGTCAAATCACAAAAAGAAGATCTTCAAGAAACATCAACAAGTCTTCAAGATGTAGAAACTCAGATTCAAGTAATTAAAGATTTATACCCACAAGGTATTCCTTCTGGTAGACAAGACATACTTCAAAAGTATGATAAACTTTTAGATACACGCTATCAGTTAAGCGCATCTAAAACACAGTCTGAGTCTGAAGTAAAAAAAGTAGAAGAAGATCCTGAGAATTACACAGCTTCAAATCTTCATAGCATACTTGCTTCACAAGCAAAGAAGAATGCAGCAACTATTTGGGGAGTAAGCACAGCACAAGCAACTGCTGAGCTAGACATTAAACCAGATCAGAAAGTAATATCTGATATGGACAGGGCTGCTGCAAATGCAAGAGCTGCTGCTGATAGAGCATTACGTGCAAAGATACACCAAGATAATCAACAAATGGAGTTGTACAAATTGCAAAAAACAGAAGAGATTGAAATCATGAAGTTAAAAGCTGATGGTAAACTTCCTTCTGAGACATATGTTGGTGATTATGTTGGTGCTCCTGGAACTACTGGTGTAGATATTTTAAAGTCTGCCAATAGCAAAAACAGAACAGAATTATTTAACAATGCGTTTGGTGCACAGGATGGTTTAATGAATATGGTTATACCAAAAAATCAAGATCATTCAAAGTACTATGGTGTATTGGCAAAACTGCAAAAAGTTGCGCAAGGATCAGGTCAAGCACTTACAGGTGAGGAACTTGGTACTCTTAAACAGTATGGACGATTAATTGGTTATAACAAATCTCTTGAGGGTGCAAATAGTGCAGCTGGAGCTGATGCTTTACTTCAAACACTAGCAGCTAATACATACACAACAGCAAACAAAGTGTTGCAGTTATATACTGACAATGGTAAATCTTCTGAAGGTAGAAAGTATGCAACTTCATTTAGTGGAACAATTACATCCATGAAGGGTATTTTGCAAGAGCAAAAAGAAATTGATAAAAGCTACAAACAAGTTGCAACTGAGGTTTATGATTATAGAACTGGTAAAGTAAAGTCAACATATCAAGGTGCAAAAATTGTATCGCGTATGGCTGATGGCACTCCCATCTTTGACTTATCATCATTACCAGAAGCTAAAAGAACTCAGTTATCTAAAGTTGTAGGTTCAGAATTTGAGGCAAGAACAAGACCAATTGGTTCAACGTACAGTATGACTAAGCCATCTTCTGATGAACTTTACCAATTCTTTAACAGTGCTGATAAAAACATCTCAATAACAAAATCAAATGGTGAGAAGATTGATCCAGCTTTAATTAAGAATTTACCATACGCAAGTCAAATAAAATTATTTGGTGAATCTTATACAGCAAGTTTTGATCCTAGTGGTCAAAATGTTTATGTAGATTTGAAAGTAGCTCCAGATAGTGGTGAAGCAAAAACAATGAAACTTCCAGCAGGAGAAACTATTAGAGTAAAATTGCCATATTCATATGTATCAAACACACCTGCGCTAGGACGTTTGAAGAAATACATAAGTAATAATTCTATAATTGAAGACTCTTATGGTATAATGGAAAACTTTTCTAGAAATCCAAATGCTAGAGTAGAAGCTCCATCTAATATGACATCTACAGGTTTTGACTGGACAGCTGCTGGTGTAAGAAATTCAAAAGGTCAATATGGTATTAATTTAGGATTTACTTTATTGAATCCACAAAAAGGTGTAAGAGAAAATACAAGTAGATTTTATCAAATTGATCCAAATGATCCTCAGCAGTTTATGCAAATATCAGAGTTAATAAACTCTACATGGACAAACTATCAAAATGCCACAGGTATTTATGAATCGCAATTTGATGAACAAGATTTAATTCAATATCCAGAAATAGATAACTAATGGCAGAAGAATTAGAAATGGGAATGGAGCAATCAGCTGAAATGCTTTCTAATGCTTCAGCAGCTGACATAGCTCAAGACTTAAATGTTGAATCAGCACTTGAGATGGACTCTGCTGCACTACAAGCTCAAAATGATACACCAGCATCTTTTGATATTAATAGCATTGTTCCTGGTGGCCCAGGCGATGGCTTTGGTACACCATCTGCACCTCCAAAACCAAATATTTCTGGTAACAATAATATGCCAAGTGATTTCATGAGTGCAATGACTCAGGTTATTGATTCAAATGCTAATGAAATCTTTGTTGAAAGATATGAACCTAAATCAATTTATGACAAAGTAAATCCTGTTGTTGGTCCAAAGACACGTTATGCAGGTAAAGATCTTGATATGTTTAGGTATCAAGATGACTTTGATCCTCAAGGTTTTAACTATTTTAATCCTGACAAACAAAAAGGATACATTGAACAGGAAACATGGGGTTCAGCATTAGGTAAAGGTTTTGACAGTTTTGCTACAAGATTTGGTAACACATTTACAGACAGTTTTGCATCTTATGGAAGAATGTTTGATGCAGTTGTAGGTGCTGACTGGTCTAAGTTAAAGTACTCAGAAGGTGAGATGATTGACGCAAACTTTGATGAGTACAAAGAGTCAATGAAAAACTTTGTGTTTGTACCACCAGAAGAAGAAGATGATATATGGAGCAAACGTTCTGTATCTGAATTTGTGGGTAATGCAGGATTTGCATTAGGTACATTTGCAGCGTTAGGACTTGAACTGGTTGGTGATGCTGTTCTTACTGCTGTAACAGGTGGTGGTGGAATAGGTTCATTTGGAGCAACCGCTGCTAGATTTGGAGCAAAAGAAGCTGTAGTTGCTGGTACAAAAGCTGGTATAAAACAAAGTGCAAAAGGTGCTGCATTTAGATTTACAGATTTTGTTGCTGATATGGGTAAAGGTGCATTTCATCTTGCAAACCAATCAACAGATGCATTATCTGCTGCAGGCAAGGTTACTAATCAAGCCAATCAAGCACGTAAAGTTGCAACTGCAGGTAAAGTTGGATCAGATGCTCTCAGACAATCAATGAAAGAGGTATTTGATATCTACACGCTTAACATGCGTAATATAATAAAATCAAAATCTTTTACTCAACTTGCTGGCAATATTGCAAAAGGAACACCTTTACTTGGTACAGGTATTCGTTATGGTGAAAAAATTGCAGCAGGTGCAAAAGGTGGATTGAGCACAGGTAAACTTGTAGGTATTGGATTGCAAGGTGCAAGACGTATGGTTCAAGAATTTAACATGTCTTCTACTGAAGCAAACTTTGAAGCAATAACAGCATATGGTTCTACACTTGATATGATGGTAGAACAGTATCGCGCTGATCATGATGGAGAAAATCCACCAGCTACAGAGTTTGCCAAAATGAGAGAACTATCAATGAAGTCATCTTCAGCAAGTTACAATACAAATCTTGGAATTCTTTTAGCAACCAATAGATTACAATTTGGTTCTTTATTTAATCGCTTTGCTGGTGCAAATAAATGGACAAAAGAATTATTACAAGAAGGAGCTGAGAATGTTCTTGGTACTAATAGAATGTGGAAGTCAAGTAAACTTTTAGGTAAAACATATGAAAAAGGATTTTTTGGTACGTATGGTTTACTTGGTAAAATATCAAAAGACTTTGGAAGAAAACAAGCACTATATGAATTTGGAAAACAATTCTCAAAAGATGTTTTACGTTTTGAAGTAACTGAAGGTCTTCAGGAAAACTTGCAAGAAATGACAGGTTCAGCTTGGAAGAATTACTATGCTGGACAGTATAATGGAATCAAGTATACATTGGGTGAAGCTTTTGAAAAAGGACTTGACGAACAGTTTACTAAGCAAGGTTTAAGAACATTTTTACAAGGAGCATTAACAGGTTCAATGATACGTCCTGTTACAGCTAGTGTAAGTAAGTTTACAAATTACATGCAGGAAAAAAGTGTGGAGCGTTCTTATAAGGACAATCCATCTGAAAATCCATATGTTAAAATGCGTGAGCAGTTAAAGCGAGACATCAATCTTCAAAATGATGTAATGCAACAAATGTCAAATGGAAAATTAGAAGATACTATTGTTAACTTTAGAAATCAGGTTGATTCATCTTTACGTCAAACAGAAGCAGCTGCAAAAGGACTTCAGTATGAATGGCAAAATGGACAAGACAATTCTGTATTATCAGGAGCATTGGCTGCAAATCGTACTGGTAGTATTGCTGTATACCAACAAGCTATTCGTGAGATGGGCAAGGTAATGAGTAATGAAGAATTTGAAGCAGCATTTGGTGTTAAGTTAGAAGACACTAAATATGAGACTGTTGCAGATTTTACTTCAGCAATGGCTAAAGATGTTAAAAAATATTCTGACACTATTGATGGGATACGTAAAAAGGTTAGCAATCTTCCTGATCCACTGATGTATGAGAAGGGTTCAAAGAATAGACTTGTTGCTACAATAATGCATAATGCTCAAGAAGAAGCAATAAGAATCATTGCACTTAATACTATTAAAGCATCACGTGCATCTGAGCGTGCAGAAAAAATATCACAAGAACTTTTACAGATACCTTCATTTGCTGGCTCATCAGAGTATGCATTACGTGTTCTTACCAATCCTGATATGTTCAAAGGTGAAACAGGAAACATGCTTGCTGATATAAAATTACTTGAAGAAAGTCTTAATGTATTAGAAGGAGACCAAAAAGTTGCAGTACAAGAAAAAATTAAGGATAAGAAAAAACTTGTTGAGGTATATGACAAGTGGTTAGGGTTCTGGGAAGATCGCGAGCAGATACTTAAAAGAGAAGATGAAACTTCTGAAGGTGAAGTGCGTGAAAAGGTGAAAGATACTTTTGTTGGTGTTTCTAAAAAAGTAGATGAGTATGACGACAACAAAGTTCTTATTAAGAAAGATGCTACTATATATTCATTAGATGATGAAGAAATAGTTAAAGTTTTTAGAGAATTTATCAATCTGAAGAATAAAGAAATGGGTAATGCCACAGTAGTTTCAGAAGAAGATCTTAGAAATGCTTTTGACAAAATTGTTGACTTTATCAGACTTGACAATGACGCAAAAGATTATATGCGTGCAATGGACATGATGTATAATCCAGAATACTATCGCGCAGTATTAACAAACATCCAAGATGGTAGATTCAAATATGAATTACTTGAGTTTGTTGACAGCGTTAATGAAAGAGTTATAAATGCAATAGGATATGTTGTATCAAATTCTGATTTAGATGATGACGTTGAAAAGTTGCAATTACTTATAAAACTACATACAGAAGTAAACAAGGCAATTACAGATAGTGAGTATTATAAAAATTTAATTCTTATTACTATTGATGAAAATTTAGGTTTGGATAACGCAACGTTTGCACAAGAAAATGTAGAAAAACTAAACACACTTATACAAGACAAGATTGCAGAGATACTAGATAAGTATGCTCCAAGTGTTATGTCTAATGAAGTGTCTGATGAAGACTATGCAGAATTTCAAAAAACTAAAAAAGCATCTGGAATATTAAAAACAATCATTGCAAGAAAACTAGCATCAAAAGAAAATCTTACTGATAAACAAGCAGAGATACATGAAGCATTTAAAACTGAGATAGATGCAATAGTTGAAAGACTTGCAAGTACATCTGAAGGTGTTGAACCTGGTTCCAAAGTTAGTCAAGCTAAAGATGCTCTTGTAGAATCAGGTGAGTTTGACATGACTACACTTGATGCAATGTCAGAAGACGATGTTTTGAAACTTGCACTTGACAGAAATCTAATTACTGCTGAGGAAGTTGCTGAAGATTATACAGGTAAAATAGTTGAGGTAATTTCAGATGAAGTTTACAATGAGTTTCAATCTACTGGTAATGTAGATAGCATTGTACTTGAGGCAATTGCAACAAGAGACTTGGAGGGTATTGAAATTACTGAAAGAGAAAAAGAAATAATGCAAGAATACGCAGCTGAAATAACTGATATTCAAAACATTATGGAAGATGAGCGTTTGAGAAATGAAGAAGAAAACGCACCTAATGTAGATCCATTAGAAGAAGAAATTCCACAAGTTTTAAAACAAGAAGATGATGTAGAAGAAAAAACTACTGATCCACTTGAAGGTTCTAACCTAATGACAAAAGACGAAGAGCAGCTTCAAAATCTTTTGCAAGGACTAACACCAGATGATGCAGTAGACATGACAAAAGATCCTTTCATTGTCACAGGCGATGCAACTATTGGATTTAATATTGTATCACGCGATGGTCTTGTTGTTAACACTGAGCCAATTGAAACAGAAGAAAGAGCATTAGAATTAGCTGCTAACTTGAATGCTACACGTAGTGACATTGACTGGGCTACAATATTCTTAGGAAATTTGTCAGAAGATGAAGATGCCAAAGTTAAAACTTCTAAGTTTGTTCAGAGTTCTAAGCGTTCTCTATCAGCATACAACAAAGCAAACGAAACTACTTTACAGACACTTGAAGAATACTCTAAAATACCTGAAGGTAAAAGAAAACTTGAAGACATAAAAGAAGCAGTTTTAACTAACGTTCCATTAAAAGACGTAGAAGCTAGACGTAAGAAAGCAATACGTCAAGCAGAAGAACAGATTGATTTATTTGAAAATACAACATCAGGTGTTGTTGGAAGTCCTGCATTACCATTACAGTCTGTACAAGATCTTTTTGATAGACTTGAATCTGCTAGTGAGGGTGATGCTACTACAAAAGCTCAGAAAGCTGATATAGAAAATAGAAGACGTTTAACTACTGTTTCTGATGAAGTTGCTGATGAAAATAATTATGATGGTTATTCAGAAAATAGCATATCTCCTGCTGGTTCAAATGAATGGGTTAAAAATGGAGAGTGGTATGGCACTTATATAAATAAAAATGGAGAAAAAGAACAAATTTTAGCTAATTCAGAAAAAGAATTATTAGATGTTCTTAATGCTAAATACAATGCAGAAATAGATGCTTTAAAACAACAACCTATTTCTGATATAGAAGCTCAGAAAGCTGATTTGGAAAATGAAAAAAAATTCTTGAAAGAGAAATTTGAAAAGGATATGGCAGCTCATAATGCAAAATATAAAATGAGCGCTTTAAAAAGCATGTTACGTCCTGACATACAACAAGCTGAAGTAAACGAGTCTTATAAAATAGAACTTCTTTACAAAGAATTAGTAAAAAAAATAGATGAAAAGATAGCAAAACTAGCTGCTACAACTACTGCAGATACTACAGCTGATATAGAAAGAAAACAAGCTGAGATAGAATCTTTAGAAAAACAAAAACAAGACTTATTAAAAACTCAACCTACTCAATCAACTACTGGAAAAACATATCAAGAATTACTTAATGAGAAGTGGCCAGATACTAGTGGTTATTTATCAACACCATTAGGTGATAATCTATTTAATAATGCAGAAAGTAAATTTATTGAAGGAAAACATTTGTATGAAATAAGACCTGTTGGTAATGGTAAATTTGAATATAAATTTATAAATAATAAAAATTCTTTTACTAGAGCAATTCCTTATCCTGATAGATATGTTAAAGTAGTAACTGAGGAGTTAAATCAGCCTAATGGAGATACAATAGTTACTATACAACCTGGAATTTTAAGAAAAGAAGGTAATGGATTTGTAGTTGAAAAAAAAGCAGAGGTATTTTATGCTAATTCAAATACAATAAATAATAAAGTAGGAGCTACAACTGCAACATCTACCGGTAAAGTAGACACAACAGAAATTGATGCTAAGATTACTAAAGCTAAAGAAGAACTATCTGCTGCCAGATTAGCTGCAATTAATGAATCATCAGTAAGAGTTGCTCAGGCTATGTCACAAAAAAATAGTAAATTTGTTAGTGAGGAACAAGTATCTGAAGATACAGTCCTTGACCAATTGAGAAAGATAAATTCTTGTTTTAA